CATAGCTCTGGACTATGGCACCCAGGGCAATGTATGGGGCAATTGGAAATATTTATTGCTAAGGAAACCTCATCTGGAACCTCTGCAAAAACAATTTGACAATCGGTATATTTTAGCATTTTAAATTACTTGCTTTATGATACACTCTTGTTAGAGCTTCTTTATATCGTTCTTTATCAAACTTCTTAACAGGTCTGAGATATCCAATAATTCTAGTTCAATCCGTTGTTTCCTCACTTCCACATTTTGGACATTTATCAAAATGATGTTTTTCAATATGACCACAAGCATCACACTGACAATTTGGAACATTAAATGTGAAGTAAGAACATCCAACTTCAATTGCATAGTTAATTAAATACTCATACTGTTTCTGAGAAAGATGTTCTTCAAGATTGCAATGTAATCCAACACCACCGTCGAGTGTTCCTGTAAATTCTCGACCATGTAATTTGAATCGATCAAGAATTGAAGTATTTGGATCCGAAGCAAGATAGAAATATGAATTATAAAGATTTCTATTTTCGGGCACCCAATATCCGTCCTGAAGATCTCATTGATAGTTCTTAGAACTTAAACTTTCAGCCAATTCTGTTACATGTCCTCTAAAGCTTTCTTAATAGCTTCAATTGGAGAGGACTGATCTAATAAATAAAATAAATCTTTATTTGGGCCAAATTCTCCACATAGTTCTTTTTCTTTTTTAAGACGAGCATAAATCGCTTCTTCTCTAGTATCAAAAGTACCTATGTGAATTCCTTGATAATTGCTCATTATACGGGCAACTCACTTTTTGTTTTTATTTGGTCCTGGGTCAACTCCGATAATTTTACCACCTTTACGGATATTCTGCATATTCTGTGTATGAGAACATTGACGTAAATTAGAAATCCTATTATCTAAAGAATCTCCATTTATATGATCTACAACTTTATCTATATCATATTTTTCGTTAACAATACCAAAAAGATATCTATGTAATAATATCTTTTTATTATTTATAGATATGGCAGCATATTGCTTTCCGTTTTGGTTTCTTATATAAATTTTATGCTGTTGTAAATTATTAACTTTGTCAAGATCTATTTTAACTCTGCCTTTCTCGTTTCCTTTAGCATCATAACAAACACACTCTGCGTAATTTTCTTTCAGAACATATTCATTTGAATCATAAATTGTTCTATCAAGAATCTTTCCATGTCTGTACATTTGTAAATAATGCTTTTTACAATATAAATTTCCATCTGAAAATTTATATACACGATCTGTTCCATTTCCAACAGAACAGCCACAAATTGAACAAATTTTATTCATATTCTTTTTATTTTTATATTTGTTTTCACTAATTACAATACAAATATAAAAATCTTTTCCGAGAAAAACAAATTTAGATGGAAAAGTATTTCTACTTTTCTCTCTATGTTACCATAGAGTTCGGACTATTACATCCGCTATTAAGCGGCCACTTTATTTAGTCTCTCACGCTGCACGATTTCTCTGCTTGCGCCTCGTTGTCCTAAAATTAGGAGTTTCGAGTCAATTAAAAGCGGTTTAACGTCCCCACTGCGTTTAGGGACAAATTCTGTATTGAATTGAAACTTTTTAGTAGAATTCTTTTTATTTAGTTCACTAATTGTTCCGGTAATCAATTGACAAAAATCTTTATACCGTTTATTATAAGAACATTCAATGCCAAGAAATTCCGCTGCTTCATTGATGCCATTCAACCCAACCGTAGAGTAAAGTTTAGACATAGTAATGTATCCTGCATTACTTGCTGTAAACATTCCATTTGCTTCCCACTCATAAAGCATTGTTTTATATGCAATATGATACTTATGAACGCGTTCTACAACTTCCGTTAAACGTTCTTTAATATCGTTGAATGCAGCACCAATATCATGATTTGGTTGTACTGCATCCTGTACCAATCTGTTAAGATTGATAGTGATAACATTACAAGAACCTGTCTGAACACCAGTAAGACCGTTCGTAAACGAGAATACATTTTCATTGATTTGATTACGCAACCTACAACAACTTGCTAAACTATCCGGATTATCAGATAGATAAGTAAAGAACGAGTGTCCTGCTGCATACATTTCTGTAGTAAGATCTTTATAGGCTTTATCGATAACATCCTTTCCATCCGTAAGTAGGGCCATCGTTTCTACAGGGAATGTTAACAACGTTCTCTTACGATAATCATTAAACCAATGAATGAATTTACGCTGAAGATAGTCTATTCTTCTCCATAGCGGTTTGGTACCGTCATCAAATACAAATTTGCCAAATATTGCTTCCCAATAATTCTTATCATAATAAGAAATATTAGTAAACGGACTTTGTGCACCTCTATTTCCCGCAGGTTGATTCCAATTACAGACAATATACTGAAATTGCTGTTCAATCTTTTCTCCAATTGTCTTCGGATGTTTCATGACAGCTGTTTCGGCTAGCATGTCTGCCTTTAAATCGTAATCTTCGCCATAATCCATTACAGCATAATGGTCAAAGAAATTGAAGAATTCACCAAATGCTACTGCACCTTTACACTGAGATGCAAGTAAGAATGTAGCATTGACCAATTGACCACAAAAGGAATCAAGATGGTGAGGAGCACCAGTGCCCGTACCATCGAGAGAATCAGAACCATATTGTAAAGGATATAATGTAACCGCTTCACAGTAGTTCTTAATCGTTGGTGTTGAAGCTTCATCGTGAGGATAAACGATATGTGTGTCTCTATCCTTAATATACTGATCGGCTAATTCTTTACCAAACAGTTTCTCGATGGCATCATATTCTCAAATGCATTGGGTTTTTCTGTTAAATGGCTTATATACTTCAGATTCCATATTAGCAACATTCTTCAATGTAATATTTGCATTTGGATCAGTTGCACTAGATGTTGCAGCATTCTCACCATTTAATTGATAATTCTTCATATATAGAATATTTTGTCTGATAGCACGCTCTTCAGCATGTTTCGATTTATATTCTATATAGGCGATTTGTACATCATAATATTTGAATTCTCCTAAAGAATAAATTACAAACTTCTGAATATCTTCAACAGACATGTCCCTCTCAAAAAGCTGACTTGTCGTATGTAAGTAATCTACAAATTCTTCGGGAGCGTCCACATTATATACTGCTTGGAACGCCTTGTTTACAGCATTTTGTATCTTGCTGAAATCGAAGTCTACAATTTTGCCATCGCGTTTAATTACCCTCATATTTCTGAATATAAAATAATCAATGCTAACGCAGATTTCTCAAAGGCATTAACAATATCTTTATCGGCAGCAATTAATGAAGCAAAGCTTTCATAGAAATTATATATATTAGACTGCTCTGTATCTGGTTTAAAATATTTCGATTCCTGATTCATATAAACATTCATGTATGCCTTCAACGATAATTGTGGTGCAATCTTAACCTTTCCGCCACGATGTTTATATTCCTCAAAAACAGTATTTTCTAAGATTCGACCGAGATTCTGGTGACGACATTTAGCATCGTTGGGTAAAAATTCATTTTTCATTCGTTTCAATCTAATCTGAACATCATTCGGCATTTCCATTAGCTGAACTATATGTTCGGTGAGATCAGGAATTCGAGCATTCGGTTTTAATTCAAACACTCTTATTCAATTTGAATTGAATACGAACAAATTGTCGTTTCTTCTATCTTTGTACGCTTTAAATATCTTATACACAGGATGTAAAACATCTAATGCGTATACAAAATTATAAGTTTCGGCAAGTCCGTCAATATCATCCTTTTCTGGTAATATTGCCTGAATTCAAACTCTATTATACGTAATATCTTCTTTTGTACCAGTTACGGTAATTTGACTCGGAAGTTGTACCCTAATAACGAAATCTTTTGTAAAACTACTCATGGCATTGATGAAAGGTTGCACATAAGCAGAGGTTTCAAGATATTCCTTACCTTTAATAATAGTGGATTTACCTTCCGACAGTTTTCCAATCGATATTTCCATTTAAATATCTATCGCATAATTCTTCACATTTATATTCCCGATGTTTATTTATCAACGAGAAACCATCTCAATTATAGACGCCACGCTTAGATAAAGGTCTATCTTGTGAATTTACTTTAATTAACCGAGCCTCTAATACTTTAGACTCAGTAAGTGTTAGTCCCCAACACAAGATGACACACGTCCAACTAGAGGTTATCGTTCTTGCAAGCATATCTTTACGATGAGCCATAGCTCTTGATGATTCCCATTTCTTTACAGAATATTTCATCAAATCGTAATATCTTCCTCTGCCCCAATAACATAATACTCCGTTCGGATCTCTTCAAGCGTAAACGCAATAATCTCTATCGCTATTAAACCAATCTATATCTCGATACTTAAACAATCTATTTATTTCTAAACTCAAAAATTCTACATAGAACCCGTCAGAGTGTTTCTTTCGTAATGGTGCTAAATTCATAGAGACATAAAAAGGAGGGGACTGTGCATCCCCTCCTTAAATTACTAATTTTTCTCAATAATAGGGTTTCCAAAAAACATGTATTCACCGAGTATTGATTCTGCACCAGGATGATAGTAACATATTGCGTCTATCGGTTCTGCGGTAACTTTCGCTACACGTAATCCTAAGTCCTTTCGTAATGCAACTGTTTGTTTCTTTAATGCACGAATTGCATTACTTTTATTTTTCATGTGTGGCATCGTAACAATTGTAGTGCCTGTTGCTAAATCATAGATTTGATAAACACTCACATATTCACGTCTACCATGTGAAAAATGTTCTACATTACAAGGACGTTTTCTTCGGCCTTTTATGCCGGGATTAATAGTTATTAGAAATCCTACACCTGGCAAATCAACATAACCATAATTGGTAAGAACTGTTTCAGCATATTCTTTCCATAACTTTCCTGATAATGGACTTCCGGTACGTCGTCAATCGGATGTTTTATTACCCATAACACGTAATCCATCTGCTGTCGCTTTTTTCAAAGCTTCACCATATGAATACGCTTCGTATACCTTTGTAAATAGTTCCATAATATAGTAAAATTATACTCATCGAGTATTACAAAGATAGTAATAGTTTTCTAGAAATCAAAATTATTTGAAGACTTGTTTTCGAAGATTTCAACTGTTGACTTGGAAACTATTCTCCCAAATAAAACCATTTCTGTAACCAGATATCGATGCTTATAGTCCTCAGAGTAAACATATTTTTGTCTTATTTGCTTTTGATAGCGTTTATTGTTTCCAAACATAATTAAACAAATTCTACTTCTTCGTCGTAACCAAAAATTTCATAGTAGCCGACTCTCTTTAAAAGATCGTCGAACATTTTCTTTCCTTCTCTTAACTGTGCGTCTGTAACATAATATGATTGAGACCAATAGTTTGGTATTGTTTCAACAACCAGCATGTTTGCATTTAGTCTCCATCCATTATACTTAGATATACCATACTTATAGATACAATGAAACCATAAGATGAAACTATATACATACATTTGTCTAGCATAAGAGAAATTATACCAAGAACCATGCTCTTTCATAAAACTCTGCACAGAATGTGAAGTTGACTTTAAGTCATTAAGAGTGACAGTTTTAGAATCAAAATCTATAGTCCAATTATCAGCTTTCATCTTGAAAGGAATTATAGCGCATTGTTTACCCTTATAAGTCACGATATAATTCATAAAGAAAGCGTCTTCAAAATGTGATTCTACAGGATCGTCAAAAGGATCTACAGGATGTAACTTGTTATAAATCTCACGGTTTTCTTTACAAGATGTAACGCATGCGTTTACAACATCCCAATCCTTATCAGATAGGATAATCCTTGTTTTATCAGTTGGAATTTCTTGTAATTCAGATAATGATTTATTATATACTTCCCATGTGGCCTTAATGGCATCCATCTTTTGATCAATTAGATTTGCAAAATAATCAGCCTCTATACAGGCTTTTCTAATTGCTTCATCGAGACCTAATTCAGATACATTTCTATTAATCAAATCCATCACTTCTCCTAATTTAGCAGTTGGCTTTCCTATTTTAGGAGCTAATTCAAACTCATCAGGCTGCAACAACAACTCGTGAATCGCACTACCAATTAGAAGACTGCTTGTTTTAACCTTCGGATTTGATTTAAATGCTTTTGGAGAGCCTCCCGCAGTGGGATCTATCCATTTAAGACGGCTATTACTAACAAAATGCTTATATTTTTCGCTAAAATACTCGTCATCACTCATCTGCATATTACGTATTGATAATGTATCTGGAATAATACGTAAGTCAGAAAGTTGTACTTGTTGCATTACTTCAAATTTAGATTAAGATTATATATTCTGCGATGACCAATGTTCTTAAGATAACGATTATGTGGTGCATCCATTAAATAGCAGAATATTCCATTTTGCACGGCATCCAGATAATTGGATACCTTATCGTCAATAAGTATCGATACATTATATTTTTTCATTAGTTCTATCTTACTCTCATTCCATGGTACACAATACACTGGAGCACATGGGAATCCATTTGCTTCCAGATTTTTCTTGGTCCATTCGACAGGAATACTTCGGCTAGTAATATACATATCCGGTTCAAAAGTAGGAAGATTCTTGGTAGGAAGTGTTGTCCAGAACTCTTCATCTGTACGTAGTTCCTCGAGTTTCTCCCGAATCTTATATGAACCGTTCCAGTAGTCATTTAATTTTATACCAGTCTTCTTTTCGAAAGACCCTATAAAATCTAAACAAACATCATCAATATCCAAAGCTATCACAGGTCTATTAGCAATACCAATAACCCTATCGTCGCCTTGTGGATAGCAAGCATACATCTCGCAAATTAGTAACGCTTGTGATGCAACAGACGCCATGTGAAGTAATCCATTATCATCGAAATCGTTACCTAATTCGAATTCAGATAAGTGACGTTTCAAAACGGAAAGAGCATCAGTCCACGAAAGACCTCTACGCCATTCGTTAATCTGATGCTTCTCCAGTTTTTGTGTTAAAACTTTGTTAACTTCATTTAGTCCAACTTGGGGAACTAAATCATATCTAATCTTGTCCATCGTAAACGAGTTTATCATCTTTTTCCTTCGGCATTATCACATTGAGGAATGTACTTGCAAGAAGCATAGGAAGATCTGGATCTTCATCCGGATTCATTTCCGGAGAAACGCTCATTTGCATATCCAGACTTCCATTCTCATCCTGTGTGAAATACATTGCGATAACCCGATCCTTATTTTTAAATGTAACTACGGTTTCGTTTGTATTATTTTGCATATGGTGCAATTAATTTGTAAAATAAATTCTTATCCATTAAAACGACTTCTCCATCCGAAAGAAATCGATCATTAACCTTTCTCTGTTTATTCCATATTATCACGAATTCTTCGTTTGGAACAGTAGTTTCTTTTCTAATAGAGAAATATTGTGGCGTAGAAGTAGTACGTTTTAGTTGGATTTGACATGGTAATTTTTTAGACTTATCAATTACATCCACCTTGTTGTTGTCTGTGGATTTTGATTCCATTCTAGACGTAACACACTCGAAACCAAGATCCGTCAATTCCTTACAAACACGTCTTTCGTATTCGTTTCCCCTCTGTTTATTTCTCGCTCCTATTGAACGTCCTCTTTTAGTCTTTTGTGTTTTCGCCATAATACTCTATTGCACTATTAATTAAGTTCTTTGTAAATTTACTTCCACAATATCTGCGAACATCGCTGATATCTTTATATCCAACATTGCGAGGAATCATTAATACGCGTATATCCGGAAAGTGTCGTCTAATTTTTCGCATATTTGATACACCAGCAATGTCTGTATCATACAAAAGATATATGTGCTTAAATCTAGCCTTTAGTCGATTGTATTGTGCTTCCGACAGAAAGATATTCTCAGAACATGGAGCGATTGCTGTGATTCCATATTCGGATAAACACATCACGTCCTTCATTGATTTAGTAATTACAAGATATTCACCTTGTTTCGGAAGTACATGTGCACCCTGAATAAGAGAGCTCTTCCAATTACCAACCATTTTATAGGAATGTCGTCCAGGAAAATACAACCTTCACAATTCTATACCATCGGTGATACCACCAAAATAGCCATAACAACGTTGCTTATTGTTGAATATATAGAACAAATTATCGTTTAATCAAGCGTGTTTTAACGGATATATCTTAAATTTCTTCAACGTCTCCTTTGTAATTCCATAATTTAGTCATCACTTAAGATCGATTTCGTCTCATTCACGAATTTCAACTTGAATGATAGATTGACCTGATTCCTGAAATTTTACACCAGTTGGTTGAATTTTTGCTTTGTTTGTTTTTAATGTTTTAGATTTTCTAATTTCAAAGTCGTTGGCAATTATTCGAAGTGCCATATAATATGACACTCCGAATAATGCTTCGACATAAGAAAAACAATCATAACTACCTGAAGCAAAATCTTTTAAAATTAGTTTCCCATTTTTATTTCGATAGAAGCTACAAGTAGGATGATTGTCCTTTCTAATTTTGCTACAGAAAAGTCCTTTCTTTACGGCCACACCATAATGCTCGAAAATAGCTTCCTCTGTAACATGCTTAAGTATCTCATCCTTTGTGAGATTTTCTTCTATGTCGGAAACCGATGAAAGATTAAATAATAAATCTCCCATTAGATAAGATTATTTAGAAATTAAAATGGTAAGTCAGAGTCGTCCTCAGGAATGCCTAACTGTTCGGCAAGGCCCTCAGTGCTTCCTGTTTCAGCCTGTTTCATATTAGTGGGCTGTGCATTTTTGGCAGCCTCAACTTTCTTCTGCTCAGACTGATTGAGTACAAGATTATGACCAATAAAGCGAGATGCAATAACAACTACACCAGCCTTATTGAGTTTTGCAGGGAATCCCGGAACTGCAGCAAAGCCATTCTGTTGTGGAATAAGCTTCAATTCGAGTTCGGTATCAATGTAAGGAGCGGTAAGATATTCAACGAGTTTTACAAGTTTCTTAAAGTCAAGAGAACTAACGTCGACTTTCTTACCATTAATAGAAACGTTATTCGCGGATAACTTCTTGCCGATTTCAGGATCAAGAGCGTCTAAAATCTGGCCAACAACGCAAGTAAACTGCTCAACGGAAGATGGATTAGGACCAAAAGAACTTTCAGTTCTTTCTGCTGAAGTGGGTTCAAAGAATCTCTGAACATAATCACCATAACCTTCCAAGTCCATTGCTAGTTCCATTACATTATACGTCTCTCCTTTCTGTTGAGAAGTAACAGTACCGAGTTTTACACCCTTAAACTTACCAACATGAATTCCTGGATTAAGATAATTTCCACCTTCTTTCTGCCCGGTGGCGGCAGTTAAATCAAACATACCCATATAAAAAAGAATTTTATATTTTAAAACGGGAGGTATTTATCATCTCCCTCAAGCAATTTTGCTATCTCATCTTCTATCTCTGGTCGATTCATTTCTTCAAGTTGTGTCTCCGCATTGAGAACTTCTTCGACAGATTCTACATCTTCTTTTACTGGAGTTAGTTTGAACACGAAAGGTTTCACATTACCACCCTTGTCTTTAAACTCTTCAAAATTAAACGATTGTCCAAACTTCAGTAGTGTTTCTCTCTGTTGACCTCTGAATGAAATTGTTTTACTCTTAGTCAACTTAGAACCATCGGCACCATCTGTAAATATTTCGGCCTTACTGATGATTGGATACGTCGTTGTATTATTAATAGTTCAATAGTTTATAGAAATTCTGTCTCCAATTGCTACTCCTAATTTTTCAAGTGCGACTGGAGCAAAGATAATCTTATTATCAAGTACCTGAATGTCAGGTATTACAGAATTCTGTGAAATGTCGATTACCTTCAAATTGATAACTTTTCGTGTATTTTCGTCAAAGTCAAAGGATATATTAAACATCGAGTGATTTGTAAATACGTTCCCAGTGATACTGAATAGTACCATCTTCTTGCATTTCACCTAACACGACATCCTTATTTCTAAGATGTTCTGGTCTTGCGCCACATTCGACAAATTTGTCATTCGTGTTAAAGGAAAGTATGGTATTGGAGTCATCATCTCTATCGAGATAACCAATAGCATCAGATTTGGATGCGAGAATTCTGCCAGTTTTACCAAGCAGATCAATCTGCTTTACTGTTAATTCTCCTGCACCAACAGCAGCATCTTTAGTATGACACACCAATATGATATTTGGTGCACATTTTGATACCATGTCGATACACATTTCTACAGCTGTACGAAGAAATCCATAACCGGCACCATTAGCTGCTGTAAGTACATCCGTACCAGTAAACTTAGCTCCAGCCGGAGTTGCTTGGAACAACTTAAGCGCAAGTGGTTTTGCCATTTCTTCGAGTCTGGTAATTGTATCCAAAACAATAAACTTATAAGGTCTTCCTGCTTCGATGATGGCCTTACATACTTCTTTTAATTCGCCAACAGAATTTACCTTAACTTTCATTGCATCAATATAATCATATCCTCCGTCTTCTAGGTCGATACACAGTGCATTGGGCAATGCAGCACAGGCACTAGATTTACCATATTTCGGTTTAGAAAAGATTATAAGATTTTTAGGATCAGTAACTTCTGCTTTTATTTTTGTCTTAGGGAGTTCAATACTCATGTTAAAAACTAAATGTTATAGGTTTTTTAGCTTCGATTGTGGATTGCACAGAAGCTTCATCTTTCTTTTCTTGACTAATTCTTCTCAGACTTACAAAGGCTCTGAAGTCTTTGATTGTTTGTGCCTTCGGTAACTCTTTCCAGTACCCGATTTCACCATAAAAACTTACAGGAATAATCTTATCAGATTGCCCAAATCTATTTTTTATAAGTTGTGCAGCACGATACGTATCTCGCAAACCAATAAAATCTTCTGGAGCGGGATTTTCAATTTCAACAATAATAGGATAACCTTTATGATTCTTTATCTTATATTTGAGCGGATGATATATTCCGATACAAACCAGACAATCATTATATGGATTTCCTGAATCTTTGATATCTTCATCGCTAAGTTCAGTAAGTTCGGCTTTGCGCCTGTCCATATTAGATGCTTCTCTATTTTGTTGCATTAACATATAGAAGGAGACACCACAACATTCTCTAAAGTTAACTGCCATTGAGGAAATATTATCTATTTCTTGCTTCTTAGTAGTTCCTGGGGCGGGAGAACAAAGCCCAAGATGATCTATGATTACTCATACTCACTGGTCGTTATTCTTCTTGGTATATATTCTTCGTCGTCCGTCAGGAGATTTCGAGAAAGAACCCCATTCTTCGAGGTTCTCCATCATTTTAGCATAAAACGACTTACTAGTCAAACTCTCATCATAGATGAGAAGTTTGTTATTAATCGAATCCAGCCATGCCCGACCCTTCTTAACATACTCATAACTATCATCATCGAGAATTTCAGACCAAGACATCAACTTCTGAAAAGAAATGATATGATTGAATTCCTCATAAATATACAATGATAAGAGTTTTGCAAGTAGGGTCTCGGAACCCATCTCCAAACTGAAGTAGATAATTTTAATATCTTTATCTGGATTATCCTTAAGTGGTCTATAGATATTATTATACAATACCCACGCAGATTTACCGCTACCACTAAGTCCAAAGATTAATGTATAATTTGCTCTTTGTATACCTCCAGTATAACCGTCAACTTTAGGAATACCTGTGCTTAAGCCAATATTTTTTCCTTCTCTTCCTCGCTCAATTAATTGATAAAGTAAATCTACGTTAGTCATCGGTTAAAATTTCGGTAACTGTAGCATTTCCTAAACCATTATCACGAAGATACTTAAGCTCGTTTCATTTTTGGGACACCACAAATTCCACAATACCATATCGAATTTGATTATTCTCAATTCCCCATTTTAGCAAATCCAACACTTCCTTATGTAAATCAGGATTATGTTTTATCGCAGAGGAATAAGCGAAGAAAAATTCATCCAATGTATTATATTTCTTTGCAATGTTCTTCAAACTACATAATTTACCATTTATAGATATAAATGGCGGATACGTATCAAATAACTCTTGGCCCATTTTACCAGAGTTCTTTAATCAAGATTTAAGAAAATTCTTATTAAATTCTATATCATTTGGTGAATACGTAGTAGGATTGTAATCCTTTTTAATAAGTCCTTTGTTTTTGATTGACTCAAACAAATCACGCAATCTACTTCCGCCTCCTGCAGAGAACCATTTAGAAAGATACTCAGGATGTCCTTCTTCGTCTTGTGCAAGAAATGTAAGATAGATTAACAGTAATTCGTCTGCTGTCAGATTATATGTTATTAATAAATTAAGTAATGTATTGATATCCAACTTGTTCGGTGCGTTAATGTTAATGCATCTTACTCCGAATAATTTATATTGTCTTTAAGGACTATGTAATTGGATATTAAAACCTATATTTTGTATTTTGTATAAAATCTCTTTTTCTGCTTTCAATTTCCTTACCGGAAAGAACATCTTCGAGTTGTTCTTCATTAATAGTAATCACTTTAGAAGTATTAGAATTATTAAATCAGGCAACTTCCTGTGTTCCTTTTAAAACTAGTGTAAATATTTCAGATGTTTTTCCTTCTTCGAAACGTATTGCTCTTCCTATACGCTGTATTTTTCGCGTCTTGGAAGAATCTGTGTGTAAAATTATTTCAAGGTTTACACCTTTGCAATCCAATCCTTGATCGGCAGCTTTGGATGTATGCAGAAAACCACGGGGAGCCTTATCGAACTCCATAACGGTAGCCTTATTTTCTTTCTTTTTCTTTTTTGAGTGAAGCACTCATCCATTTTTGAATGATTCCGCTTGTTTAATAGTAGATGAAAATGTAATACCCTTTCTGTCACTTCGTGCATCAAGAATCTTCCTTGCAATCTCCATTTTCTTAGGATGATTATAAATGAATTCTTTACGCTTACGCATTGCACGATTTCATTTCTGGGCAACACCCATCACTGTGTTGGAATCCAACCCAAGCTTCTTGGCATACGCCCGACACTTTACAATATCAGTAGCACAATCCATAGCAACACTAAAATTAAAATCAAAATATGCGAAACACTGATTGAACTCTTTGGACAACCGATTGTATTCCGTTAAGTCTACCTCCAATAGAACGAGATACTCTCTATGAGGTGCTACCCATCCGTTTGCTTCAGCCAATTCGATAGGAATTGTATCACAAACAGGTGCATACTCATTAATTAAAACTTCTTTTCCATCAAGTCGTTCAAATGTGGCGGTTAATCCTAAAATATTCCTATAAGATACTTTTTCAAAAACCTTAGAAAAGGTATTTGCAGCCATAAGATGAATTTCATCGAGCACAAGTAAATCACATGTTCAATTGAACTTGATTACTGTGTTAATAATTTCTACTCTTGCATTATCCAAGAGTCCTCATACCTCTAACTGTTCAATTCATTGTTCTTTTAATGGTTCTGTTGGAACAACTACTAATGTGGATGCTTCCTCACTTCTCTTTACAAATGCAGAGATAAGATTTAATGCTATGCGAGTTTTACCAAAACCTGTACAAGCAACTACTGTAGCAGCGCCTTTAAACTTTAACCAGTTTCTAAGACACTCTTTCTGTCTTTGATCACGAGTTACCATATTGTAGGATTTTTGCTGTCTTCTATCGCATAGATAACCTTATAAATTTCATTGCGATACCAATTAAAATTCACTTTAGCATTCTTCGGAGAAATATCCTTAAGCACATTAAATAGTGTTACACCTGATCCCGCACAAATGTCTTCATAATCAAACCTTCGCCCAAGATCATCAACTTTACACTTACGAATTTTATATCCATTTGTAGACATATAATATCTATTAATATGTCGAATAAGACTTCCTCCATATTCAACATGAAATTCCTTCTTTACCTTCTGGAAAGTCAAAAATTTCTTAATGTCCTTACAATTCATAAGTGTATCGTCCACAGAAATACCATTTACAAAATATTGAACAAGACACTCCGCAATAATCTGTGGAGCCATCCCTTTACCTAATTGCGGTTCACGAATAAATAAACCTTTAGTTTTAATTAATTTAGGATCATGTGTTTCAGAATAACCCTTATATACACCAATATAATCATTAACTGCAAATTGATAAAATCGTTCGAAATATTCGTGTTCCAGTTCAAATTTAGTAATACCTTCCCACTCTTTACAGACACGCATTACATCGTCAAACTTAGATCGCTCAACAAGATAGAGAATACCATCTGTATTCAACTGTCCAATCTTACAACCAAGAGCGATTAGCTTCTCAGTGAGCATTAAAAGCATTAACTGACAATTGAGACGAAGTTTTAAAACTGTTTTTGGATCATAACACCAAGAATATTCTGACTGAAGCATACCAGATATACCATTCAATGCTAATTTATAAGTTAAATTCATAACTTTATCACCCTCACGCTTAGCCTTAATACGATCCTGTCGAATCTTTTTATAAGTATTAAGAAATTCGGGTCCTAAATGTTGAGGATATAAACCATAGTTAATTATAGCACTAGGATACATAGATGCACAATCAGAATCAATTATAATCCAATGATCGTCAGATACATATATTTCTGGCTTATTCTTAGTATGAATTCCACCTAAGGAATAGGTAATTTCGATACCATGAGTAAATACAGTTTTCTTCCATCGATCGGCAGTCGGCTTTTGTTTCTCTTCTTTTAAATTAAGATGTGTCTGCAATATTTCTCGATGCAGTTTCTGAAATTCTGGCGTATCAAAGTGTATAAAGTCAAATATAACATCCTTTAGATCAAGTTCGTCACATGGACTTCGAAGATCCTTGATATCATTTCAAGTCTTACCGGTATCTTTAAGATAACTGTTTTTAATGACTTCTACACCAAGGTTTACACCATCTTGATTCAAAACGTTTACTCCCAGAGTATCCTGGATACCTAAACGAAGATCAATTTCGCCTTTTAAACGATTCAACAATTCTTCGGTAGACAGAATATCGTTGATATTATAAGCTAGTAACTTATCTAAATCTTCTTTTGGAAGTGGTCTATTAAAGTCACCATCATATTCCTCAACATTTTTATACTCCATTGTTACCTGAAGAGATTTCAAACCCACACGAAGTTTTTGAGCAAACATCATTGTCAGTAAGTCTAAGTTTGGAAATAAGTTCGCATACTTATACTTGCTTCAGCTTGCAGAATTTTGAGAGTTGATTATTAAATCGCTGAAAGTTTTAATTTTTTGAGTTATCTCCCAAATTGGGAGTAACAGTAAAGATTTATAGTTCAGTAATAAATAACTGACTATAGGAGCATCGTAGTGGATCGAATTGTATCCAACTCAGAAGATGTCCTTACGTAAGAATAATCTACAGATATCTACAAGATCGTTCCGATCAAAACCCATATAAAAAGTCTTAATGTTTCCCGATTCTGTATTTTTTATTGCAATACTGGTGAAGTTAGGAAATGCTTCTATATCATAAACAAAACAAGTTCTATTCCTTATCAGCATATTTGTTTACAAGTTCCCAACCTTTATAAGAAGCAACTTGTTCAATCTGATCTTTAATCACATTCCATTTTTTAATGTGATATTCCAGATCATTATCCAGCATTAAGAGAATTTTATCACGAAGTAATCGTAAAGTATCACTGGGAATTCCAGATACACGAGATCTGGATTCAAGACTAAGAAGACTGCGTAATTCGGAATAAGTTAGACCAGTAGGAATAACTTTAAAGAATCCTCCTGTAATGAATAACCGTTCCTTCATTACCTGAAGCCATGGTCTTAGTTTACCACGGGCATCATATTCAGTCAAATCTTTCTTTTCTGATTCGGTAAGCCAAATTCCAAGCGACATTATAAAGTCATTAGAAATTAGCCTTCTGTTTACCGGTTCCAGCGAATCTAAACAAGCTTTTAATAAATCACCAATGGTCAGTGTCTCGAATTCCTTCGGTAGACCCTCAAACATTACAGTAATATTGGACTCATTCGTAACACCATTTTGTTCTTTAAATCGGTTAATAAAGTCCAGAATATCTTTGTTAGTTTTGAAAACATCAATAGATAATTCATGTTGAATATATCTATGTAGTAGTTCGGCATTACAACTAGTATGAATTTTCTGAATATTCTTTCGAACTTCCAGTTTACCAAATTTATAATCAGTCTTTCTGTACAGCATGTCCAGGGTGTGATTATAAATCTTCTGTAATTCGGCTTCATTCATATCTACCAGCTTAATGCTATCACCATTCTTTGTTTTTCAAACCCAATTAGTAATTATATTTTCGCTATTTTTAATTGCTTCCGTTAATTTCTCTGCAAGATCACTCATATCTTTAAAATTTATATTCTTTATATTCTACTTTTTCTTTATCTTTTATAAAATTGAGGAAATAACAGCTAGTATACCTATACTGTTCTAAATTTCCTGTGTTTCTCTGATAGTATTCTTCACCAGCATCAACAAATTCGCATTCTAAAAAACCAGTCTCTCCAATTTCGGGTTCAACCCCATTTCAATTAGGCAATCGTGTAACAGTAATATATCTTAATAGACTGTTTTGACGTTCGTCTAAATTTTGAAAGACATAGTTTATATAGAAGTCGTCTTGTTTCGCTAGCAGTTTACCACGGAATGTTATAATCATTACTTAGTTGTAGTACATCCTGGCCATTCTTGACAGCTTCATAAGCTCTGCACATTAGATGTTCTTTTTGTGCCTTCGGAAGAAGAAATGCAAGTAATTCACCGTCGGCTTTTTCCTGTGCATATACAATCAGATCTGCAACCTTATTGAAGTAATTGTCTTCTTCTTCTGCTAATGCCCCAAAAGCTTCCTCGAGTTTATCAAAATACTGAATTTCCGGAATAGTACTTTCTGTAAACGGAGCAGTTCTACAGTATAGAAACTTAAGCGTTTCTTGTGTACAAGTTTGCAGACTATCGATACATCTGTTTACAAAACGCTCATGTTTCGGATATCCGTTAGCATAAGAGAATAGTTTGGCTGAATTAAGAATACTCATCCAGTCGTATTCTATCTGTAGTAATTCTAATACACCGTCGTTTGCAGTTGTTTCGTGTTCTTGTGTTCTATATTTCATATGTTAATGTAAATGAACTATCTTACAGTAAAACACTAAATAATATCTTGATAGATATTATAGAGATTTTTGTGAAAATTTGTATTAAACTGAGATTCAAACAAATCAATCAGACAAGAAGACACTTCAAACTCGTGATCCCCGATATAAACTGTTAAATCAAAATCGTCGTTTGTGTTAAGATATCGCCAAATATCGCTATCATCAAACTGAATAGTATTTGGACTTAACCAACTATGTACTTCAGCCAATACAAAGTGTAGTTCTCCAAGATCATTCTTATCGAGAAGAGTTAAAAGTTTATCAATCTTAGGAGATAACGCAATTTCTGATGGATCGTCGTGCTTAAGATTGGGATACCAATGATTCCCGACCTTCTTTACTATAATTAGTATGTTCATCTTTTGATAAATTTAGACATCGTGCCGCAAATACAGCGAGTTTATCGGCACGATTATGCATCTTATTATCTGCGTGACCCTTTGTTCAGACAAATGTTACATTGTGGTAATCAATTAAATCTAATAATTCGAATCACAAATCCAGGTTTTTCTTTGTATAGTCGCCTTCGTCAAATCATTTTTTGGCAGATCCACGAGTTATTGCTTCTACAACATACTTAGAATCAGACACTATCGTTATATTAACAGGGTTCTTAAAGAATTTCAATGTCTCAATAACAGCAAGTAATTCCATCCTATTATTACTTGTATGTAAAAAACCTTGGTAAAGTTCTTGAATGATAGAATCATTACAGCATATAATTGAAGCGTATCCACCGGTATTTAAGCTGGATTGATAACTTCCATCTACATAGGCTGTATATTTAGGATTCTTCTGCATGTCGATCTTCTTCTACAACAGTATCTTCTTGTTTTTGGAAGTCAACATACTTTCCTAAATCTTTCGTAATAATTTTACCAAAATAGTCAACCTTGTGTTTCTCACGCAATTTATCTAAATCTTCTAAAAATTCATTTGGATAGTCACACTGAAATTCACCATTAAACACCAAAACGAACATACTTCTTAAGGCGCTTGGATATCAGTTGATCTGCGTATCTTCTTGAAATTTCTCCTACTTTGTCGCGATGTGCAACAACGACTTTGTTAACTGGTTTAGATAAAGCACGCTCTTTTGCAAGATTACGACCAATTTCTTTTACAAACTGATCTTCTGGCGAACATGCGGCAACACCAAAAACCATTATTCTGGTATCCGTGTCATAAACGGAAGCCACTGTGATACGAGGAAGTACAAGAATTTCTTTAGGAGTAAGATGTTCTGCTATTGCAACTACATCACCACTAGAATCAATAAGCATGGGAAGCCGTCGAACAGCAACCGGCTCGGAGTAATAATATTTTGTTACAATCATATTAAATTAATTCAAAAATTCCATTATCTGAAATGGATTTAATTGTATAATTTCCAATTTTGTCTTCAACAGACAGGAACGGTCCGCCCTCTGGGTCAAACGCTTTTATATCACTAGGCGGTGTACCAATAATACGGTACGTACCGGTAGACTTGGGATCACATTGAAACTGCCAAAGGTTACCATTAAGATGTGTCAGCACATGCGTGTAACCATATCGACCTTTCAATCTAATAGTTTCCATTAAAATGTAACTTCTTCGTTTATAATTAAACAACTAGATGATAAATAAAGATTTAACACAGAAATTGCATTTTCTAATGCGAGTCTGTCTGCTTTAACCGGATTAACTACACCAGCGTCAATTAAGTCAGACATTTTCATTGCATTTGCATCAAAACCAACCCTATCTTTAAATAAAGATAAATCACCTTCGATACCGCAATTCTGTAAAATCTTTTTAGATATAGAATACAAACCTTGACAAATGTAATCTACAATTTCATCTTCAAACTTTGTATTCAAATAAGCATTAATAAAGGATAAACCTCCACCGGGAACAACACCCTCTTCAATCGCTGCTTTAGTGGCACAGACAGCATCTTCAATACGATCTCTTCTTTCACGCATTTCCAAATCCGTCATACCACCTACACGAATACAACTTATGCCACCAGTTAACTTTGCTTTTCTTTGAGCATAAAAATCCTTCAAGAAATCTCTATCTAAACTATCCGACAAATGATTCAGTTCGGCATCTATTTGCGCCACACGAGCCTCAATAAGCTCTTTACTGCCCTTTCCATCGATAATAGTAGTAGAATCTCTTGTAACAATAATCTTCTCGCACTTACCAAGCATTTCGATTGTGACCTTTGATAGTTCTATACCAGATTCATATGTTGCAACTTGTGCATTTGTAAGAATCGCAAGATCCTCGAGAATTTTTGTCCGATATTCACCATAAGACGGAGCCTTTACAGCACAAACCTGAATACGACCCTGTCGTTTATTAATACGTAGATTCTGAATAACTTCATCATCATAATCTGTCGCGATTAATAGAATTGGTTTATGTTGCTTAACTGCAATTTCCAATACTGGTACAATATCTCTCATCAACTGAACTTTTTGATCAGTAATAAAAATTAGAACATTCTCTAAAACACACTGTTGCTTAATAAAATCTGTTGAGAATTCAGGAGACTCATATCCCCTGTCAAACTGCATTCCGGTAATAGTATCGACATAAGTATGAATATTGGGAGATTCTTCCACAGTAATCACACCATTACGACCAATTATCTTAAATGCATCAGCAATTAGTTTACCAATTTCTGTATCATTATTTGAAGAAATTGTAGCCACTTGCTGTAAATCATCATTTGTAACAGGAATGGCTTGTGTACGGACACTCTCAATAATACGTTGGAATGGCTCCTGTAACATATGTTTGAGAAGAATGGGATTAAGATTGTATCTATCAATCATTTCCGTACACCTTTTTATAAGTTCGTATGCTAAAACAACTGTTGAAGTGGTACTGTCTCCAACCATATCGACGGTTCTAATACTCGCCTCACGTAATAATTGTACACCAAGGTTTTTAAATTTATCCTTAAGATCAATACTACGTGCTACGGTAACACCGTCCTTAGTCACTAAAGGTTTTCCTTCAGAATAATCATCTATAACAACACACTGTCCTTTGGGTCCTAATGTAGAACCAACAGCTTCCTCGAGAATTTTCATTCCCTCCAGAAGCTGTTCTTTTGCTTCTGTACCGTTTAATAATTTTTTATCCATAGTTTATTTGGACCAACAAATCTAAAATTAAAATCATCTTTTGTTTTTCTGATAAATCTATGGAACTAAAATTATTGTTTGTTAATTAAATGATTTCAGTCTATTATAGACATCAATATATGCTGTTTTAGATCCATTATTAAATAGACCTTGTTCGTAATTATTACCGCTCATTTTCATTAGTTCTGTATTCGCAGTGATTTGAAATTTCACCCAGTTTATAAGCTTATTTATCTTTCGATAATAAACTTCAATGGCGATAATCATACCAATTGCGATTACTAATGCGAGCGATAAACAAATAATAATAGTTGTTTCCATTAGAATCCAATCTTTTTACGTTTACATGACTCCGTATAATCAGCTTTTTGAGCATGAAATACTTCAGCTAAAGTCATTTCCTTTATTTCCGGAAGATGTAAATCATATTTTTCATTCAGGTGTGCTACCTTATCAGAAGATAGTTTACCAAATTCATACTTGGCAATACAACGTCCTTTTCGAAGTATCGCAGAGTCAATCTTTTCGATTGCCGCATTGAAGGTGCATATAAACTTTATATTAATAGCATCTCCAAGTAAACCATCTGCCATATTTAATATGGTAGAAATGGCATTATTAAATGCATTTTCAGAACGATCTTCGAGAAGTTGCTCACAATCTTCAAGAATAAAAGTACTATTTCTATTAGTTGTGATAAAATCTATTAGGTCCGGATCTCCAAGTCGACACGCGACACTATTTGGAACAACAATATAATCTCCTTCATAGGTATTACATAAATGTCGAATGACACTTGACTTACCAGTTCCTGGTGCACCATGAAGAATAATAATACCACCTTCTGGTTCCTTCAAGAAATTAACAATGTCGTTATATACAGGAATGAAGTCGTCGTTATAGCATTCGTTAATATCTAAATCAACTTTGCGTACGTCTACAGAACTCGTATAATAATCACCATTGCAATACTTGATAAGACGAATCTTTGAAAGACTTGTTTCAGGTTCCTCACGCGGAATTCTTCTAAAGATTTCTCGTGCTAATTCTTCAACAGCCTCGATTCTATCATTCATCGAGTTCCAGTAAATAGAAACACCTTTATGATGTATATAAATTACTCTATAATCTGCAGCAATCACTAGTGAACCGCCTCGTTCTTCTTCATCTTCTTCTGCTTCTACCCATGAGTCAATTCTTACAACGTCAACCTGTTTAAATAAATCCTTAATGAGATCGAACTTAATTTGAGCACAATCTCTTCAGAAATCCGGATCGGCCATCTCATATTGAAACTTACTCGGTATAGCAGAATAAAAAGCATTGAAGAGGAATTCACAGCTAAATCCAGCACTGCTAGTATAACATTTTTTAAAATCCGTCATTCAATTGTTCTTTAATTTCGGTTAATATTTGGTTTTGACAATTAATGTCCCAATCAGAGAAATTACATGTACCAATATTATCAGTATATTTAAGTTTCTTATCTTCTATAAAAAAGACTCAATCGTCACCCCATATATTAAATGTTCTTGTACCTATATGAGAAATAATATTATATAGTTCTGCTTCACAATCAGAAACAGTAATAACTTTCTTAACAGAATTGTCAATTAGTTCTGGAGCTCACCTGAGTAATACTGCACGAATTTGTTTTTTAGCTGGCATTCCTAATCACCGTTGAATTTGTCCATAGGTTCAGCCTTGTTTTCGCATTGAAATTATACATTTCTCAAAACCATTACAATCAGGATATTCTTCAGTAATATCAGAAATGCATCTTAAAATTCCTGCAGTATATTCATGATATTTTTTCTCATAATCCATATTATTTCTTGTCTATTCTGTTACTTGCATCACTAAGACAAATTGCAATTGGAAGAGCTAAAAGAACTACAATTACACCAATTATGTCTTTTAATGTTATAACAAACATAATATTAAACTAAATATAATAAACAAAGTGCATAATGCAAAATTTGATCAGTTATATAACTAATCTTATTATATCTTGCTTTAAGTGCATCTATCGGAAAATGAAGTGTAGTTATTACAAATAACTGCCAACACGGTCCGAAACATATAAAGAAGGGAAGAGAATATAGTACACAGTGAATAAATAAATGATACCAATTTCTTCCCTTCGTATCAGCTAGAAATGGAGTTTGAAAAAAGTAATCTCCAAGTAAATGACATAGTAATAATGTATATAATTTCAATAACATACATTATATAAGATTTTCAAGGAATTGATCTAAAGGTCGATTAGCATTAACATGTTCGTGCATGACATCATCTGGTATATTAGGAGCTTCAGCATTTACTGCAGCCTGTAAGGCATCATTTGCAGCCTGAGCTTGAGCCGCACGAGCACGTCGAACCATAGCGTTTACACGTTCTAAAGCAGCATCATTCCAATCTGGAATTTCATCAACATCTTCATCACGTGGCATAGCTCTAACCTGTAGTTTAGTCCTATCAAATGAAAGTGGTGCTTCTCTATTATTTACATGATTTTTATCATTTTCTTGATTTTCTATTTTTCTGATCTGCACAATCAGTTTATCTCCATTTTGAAACTCGCCGCCCATGCGACGAAATGGATCATAACCCATACCAAAGGAAACACGTGTGCGACCATTATCAGTACGCATTGTACCAAATTCAATAATACCTTGTGTAAGTATCCATCTTACACCAGCCTTAAAAGCATCTGCGATATCACCTTTTGCAGTACATAGACTTGATTGACTATCATCTACATCATAAAAAGATTCATATCGCTTTGCAACTGCGTCAAGATCACTTGGTGTTGTTTTCTTATAAAGATCATCAATCCAAGCTTTAAAAACATTAAGAGTGTCTTCTCTTATATCATCGGACCATGACCGATGTTCAGAAAAATGTGATATACGTTTCTGTAATTCTCTATAGATTTCGTCAATCATAATATTTTTCAGATTTTATCTGTAAATTCCTATCAACCTCTCGGTAGACTTTTCCGCACCCATGTTTGTAAGTTATACCAGGCTTTATCAACTAACATTCTCATATTTCGTTTGTTTTAGTGCCCGTTTGTCATATCACAAATCAATTTCTACACTCCAGAAAAGCCAGCCGATATAAAGGGTGTTGTCATCGTAAAAATGCACAAGAGATATGTATGGAAGAAGTACAAAAGACCATTGTCCTTCTTTAAACCAAGGACCATTTAATCTAATATTTCTCATATCTATTTCCTGTTCTACTTTCTTCATTCTCGGAGAGTTTTCAAGAAGGACGGAAGGATTTGAGCCAATTTCTTACAGACCTGCAGACTTCTAGTGAAGATTGTTTTGCTACCTCTGTCGCAAAAGGACTATCGTCAATATATTCTTCAAGCAAGTCCATTTGCTGGATTGCCCGTTTAAGATTCTTCTTGTCCTCCTCGCTCCACTCTGTGTGGCTCACATCCACCGGAGTAGCGAATTTAACATTCCTCTCCTTCTCGATGGTTTTGGTTGGAATACCGTTGCGGATGTCCTCCGTGATTGCCTTCTTGTCCTTCAGCATCCTGACGAGAGGATTTTGTTCCACCTCTGCGGGCTTCTGCTCTTTCTGCTTTTCGAGGTAGGCAATATACTCACTTGTCGAGCGATGTGTAAGAACCCCTTGCATTGGGAGCCTTTCTATATCGTAGATAAGGTCTTTCCTTATCCTCTCGTCCTCGCTCTCCTCTTGCTGGAATATAAAGTCCATATCGGCTTTGTCTATTTCTTTTGTTCCACCAATTTTCAATTTCGTAGGCCCTATCATGAGGGCAAACATAATTACCACATACCCTGCAATTGTTGTCATCTGCCCTACAAGATCTGTATAGTTTCCGAACGACCTTGCGGACTATCCTGTCACTGATTTTCATAACTCAATTTCTTTATCAATTCCGCAAAGCCGGAGAGCGTGTTGGAGTTCGTGGACATATCGGATGTTGCTTATTCTTGAATTGCTACCAGATACTGAAAAAACAATCCCCATAAGAGTCAACTCAAACATCTTTACCAATATCAGCCCATCTTTACTCCACCACTTACCACACAATCCACTCGGCTCATTGTCATTGAACCTTGCCTTCTTAAATCCATTCTTCTCTAAGATTTCAGGAGTGATGGGGATGGGATCAAGGCGGCTCCAGAAACACTCGTCAAGTTCAAAATCGCTCTGCTCAATACGAATCGCTTCATCGTATGGCGCTGTATCGTTCATAGCATCTATACATCCACTATTGTGATGGAGAACCCAATCTCCAATCATTAAGTCTTTTGCTTTCATAATCAGTCCTCCTCGATAGTTATACCTTTGATTTTCAACCATTCCTCAAAGGTGGTGGTGTTCGTGTTCCCCCATCTTTCAAAACAATCAACCTCATACAAGTATTGCTCGTATGCCTTTTCCCGTTTCAGTTGCATCGTCAGTCCTCCTACACGATGATGATGCGAACCCTGTCTCCATCCTTCAAATGACGGAACTTATTTATTCCCCAAATTGGAATTGCCCTTAAATCTTCATTGGAAGCATAGTTCCACACTTCTGCATCCACCGCATCCTTCATCATCTGCTCCTTCATATCCTTCTTGCCATTCTCATAGTTAATCCGTTGGAGTTCTTCACTTGCGGTATTACCTATTGAGACGAGGGGGCTTTTCATAATCTGCTCCTTCTGCCATTTCGCCCCAGCGATGAATCTATTTTTTGCGTATTCACAAAACCAATGTGGTCCAATGGGGCGAGGATGGTTTTCTTTCAGTCCTTTTGCGAGGAAGTACAAATAACCTTCTGTTAAAGCACGGGCTTCGTCAAAATTTATTTCCGCTGCTTCTTCAAGGTCATTCGGAACAGGCTTTTCCGGCTGCTCCTGCTGGAGAGAGTATTGATACTTTACATCTTTTAGTAAAGTTTCAATAGCATCTTTTCTATTGTCATCTCCTTCTGCATATCCTTTTGAATAAGCGAATATCCTTTCTTCAAGGTCGTGAATCAGTTTGTCTGCGTCAATGTATTTGCTCATAACTCTATTTCTTTGAGTGTTCCGCACCCCATTTGGCGAAGTGGCGGGCGATAACAACATCAGTTTCTCCTGCTTTTTCGGCGAGAAGATATTCTTCCGTCTCACGAAATCTATCTATCTCGTCTCCTAATTCCTCGCAGACAGGTTGCTCTTGGAGGTAAACGAGGTTGCCATCATTATCTTGTCCAAGAGGTTGGTCTTTGGCGTGTGCTTCCGCAACCTTCTGCCAATCTACGGGTTGCTCCTGGAGGGTATCAAATTCCAACTCGTCAAGATTGTATCTGATGAACTCGTTGTGGTCGGTAGGTATGTCGAAATGGCCTTGTCCATCCGTGAACCCATGTACAATTTCTCCAGTTTCTTTTACCCTTGCTGTTCTATCTTTATTTGACCATTTATCAATCGGCTCTTTAAGCGTATCAAGAAAGGAAAAAAGCTCGTCCATAGCAAGTTTTAATTGCCAACTGGGATATTTATTCTTTAGCTGTTCAACAAAAGTTTTAATCTGTTTTATCATTTTTCACTGGATTTTTTATCTTAAGGGTAATCTCAACTTCATACGGGGTTTCATCAAGATCTTCCACAGGAAGTCTTTCAAATCGACGTTGATAGCTATCCCCATTAATCCATTGTCTATCACCAGTAAGAAATGGCACGGTTTCTGAGAATCTTACTACACCTGTATCGGGTTGCCGAGCGATATATCCTTTTAGATACACTTTACCGATGTAGTCTTTATCGATCCTCGTATTCATTATAACCTCTTCATAATCCCGGAGTACACGGTTGTTTCTTCCAAAAGTCCATAATCGTAAATCATCTCTTAAAACAAGACACGACTCACAATCTTTTATGAACCGAATAATACTAAGTATTTTCTTAAGTTTCATAAATATTATTTCTTTTTATTATAGTTCCATGATTTAAAGATACTATGCCAAACAAAATCCGGACAACCAAGATTATGATAGAATGTATATCTATCAGACCTTTTACAAGTTCGGTTAAACTTACAGTAATAACAGGTCTTTTTTCTATGGTCTTTTCTTTTCATTGTTATAACGAATTAATCTTTTCTCTTAACATCGTTAAAGCAAGTCTAAATCCATCGGAAGCGATTCCAGAATCAAGTTTAGCTTCTTCTTTTTTTTGCCCAGTCTAAAAGAGCTTCTTTACGAATATATTCAGTTCCCTTTCCTCCACAACTAACGAAAGATTCGATAATAATTTTATCATCCATATTAAAACTCTTTTATAATACTATTTCTTTATCAATTTTACAAACACGAAATGCGTGTTGTAATTCATGAACAAAATTGCAATCCATAAGATGAAGTATAGTATCATCATCATTTGTATAACAAATATTTAACTGACTACTATTAAACTCACTATCTACATGGAAGAGAATAATTTCAACCGTCTGATTACTGTATAGTTCTTCGGCATAAAGATAATAACCTCCGTTTAATATACAATAAGAAAATCCATTTTTCTTTAGAATTTCTGGAGTAAGAAGAATCGGCTCAACTGACGAACATAATACTAAATTTCCATTGATTTCGGCTTCAATAGCACCACTTGATAATAGAGCTGTAACCTTACCGTAGTGTGACGCTTTTCCGTTATGTTGGATGTACACCCAATCATCAATCATTAACTCTTTAGATTTCATAGTTAACCTTGTTTCTTGTATTTATCTTTAAGGACGATATCTTTACACCATCCATAATTAGCAGACGTTCTACGGTTCCAATGTTCACAGAAATGTCCTTTGTAACTTGACAATCTGCACATTTTACAGCACTGATACATTATGGTTTATAATATTTATGCAATACGTCTTTTGAATAAAAAGTTACTACTTCGCCAACTTTGCCGTCATTCGTTTCAAGATGAAGTTCGACAAAGTCAGCGTTTCGTATTTTTTCAAGTAATTCTGGCGTAACAAACTTTTTAATCCATACGCCATCAATCATAGTACTCATAGTGATTATCCTCTTTTAACCTGAACAATGACATCACCGTCGGGAGCAACTTTAATAATAGCTCTCTTTACTTTATCGATAATTTCACTATATTCAAGATCCGTATCTCCAGTAATAATTTCACCCTGATCCGGACTTTGAGAGTTAGGATGTTCACGAGCCCAAATAACTCCGGCTTTAAAATCATCAAGACATGTTATGACATCAATTCCAGTTTTATACTTTGCATACGCATACTTTTCAGCAGCTTCAGCATCACTAGTATCTCCTCTATTTTCAAGAAATGAATACATAGCTCTGTACGCACTCATTCTTCCAAGAAGAAACTGTCTGGTATCCATAGCATTTGATGTTGCAATTTCCTTTTTAAGCCGTTCGATTTCGTTTTTTATTCTGTTAAACATATAGATTATTTTCTTTTGTTATCTCTATTGCGAGACCTTTCTCAATAAATTCACGATAGTCGAGGTAATAGATTTTGAGCCAATTAATAAACCACATTAACCACACACATTACTATCTTAATAATCTAAAACTTCTTTTTCACGAATATCTGACTCATAAGAATCATATTGATACCAACCATATAAATTAATACCTTCAAAGCAAGTATCAGTTAATGATTTTAAGTTTGTTATTTCTTCCCAGTCTTTTTTAAATCTTTCGGCGGATTCTTTAGATGGGAATATTTCTGTATATGTTCCACGCCAGTCTTTATGACCATATTCGTCATCAACACTATAAAATGTAATTGAATATACCCATACTTTTTTAATTGTTGTCATGATCAATTCGTTTATACATTCCTTCTGGTAGTTCAAGAGCCAGACCGTTTTTGATGAAGTTGTTGTCGTCGAGATGATGCGAATAGATGAAGTTCAGGTATTCGCGGAACCGTTCTTTGTTGATGCAAGTAATTGTGGTTCCGTCGTAGTCATTATGGGACCATTCAATAAACTCCATATACTGTCCATATTCTTCTTCAGTCATGGAAGACATTGGACGGAGATATGGCTTGACATCATCAATGCCGAATACAGGACCAACGTCTTTCAGAAAAATCAACGCTATTGTCCCGATGTTTATTGATGATATGGTACTAATATATTTGTCCGCCGCATTAACTTTCACCCCATAAGGAAACCTTGCACAAAGGTCTTTTAACAGTAGTTCTTTATTTTCTTGTGTCATAAGGATCGTTTTTTAAAGTTACACGAATTGCAAGACCCTGTTCGATTAGATGCCTCCAATCGATATGTTTCGAGAGAACAAATTCCATATAACCCTCGATATCATGTCTAAACTCTAGATATTCGAGTGTATTTATTTCATCATCGGTCAAATCATCTATAGAACGAAGATATGGTTTGATAAATCCTTGTTGAATATAAAAAATCATCCATTCGTTCATTCCGTTGAGAAAGTGTGGCATATCATCTTCGGTTGTTTTTCCCTTCCAATGATATGCCACTCCATAAGGAACTCTACTGCATAGGTCTTTATAAACTAGTTCTGTTTGTTCGTATGTCATAATCTTTTTAATTTATACTCACAATCAAGCCAATCTGCTCTTGCTTCTCTTTTAGCAAAATATTTAGCTTTCTTAGCTCTTTTATGTGATTTGTAAATTCCTATACACTGATCATTCTCATAAAGTCCCCAATTATGAGGTTTGTATTGTTCTCTCTTATCTTCTTTAGTCATTCCAGGATATTGTTATAAGTAGAGGTGAAATCTTACTTTTAGTAACAGTAAAACCCTCCGACTCAAAGAAATTAACTATTTTGGAAACACCTTCTGTTATAACGCCGCTCCACTTGGTACAACCTTTGGCCGCAAGAAAATTGATTTCATACAGAATTGTTTCTATCTTATTCCCACCTCGAGCAGACAGGAGTTTAACTTGTTCGGCTAACATAATATTGAATTATTAATCTAGTTCTAGGTAAATTCAAGCGAGATGTTTCTGTTCTCCGTCATCCACGATTATTTCTTCAACAGCCACATCGTCATAACCGTCTCTTATTCAATCCCTTGCAAGGTTAACGGCAGTCTCTATACTTTCTATGAGATAATCGTTTATTTCTTGATCACCAACTCACACAGAATACGCTACATAGTACATTTTTACTCCTTATTAATACATTTTATAATATAATCAATAAGTGCCTTAGTACCTCCTACGATAAGTCTGTAGATTAAATACATAATTCCACATGGAACTTCAAGAGGCCATAGAATTATAAGAAGAAAGTCATCTGCGTCTGCTTCCCACCGGTTTGTGTGTCCATACGCAATACATTGATACGTATAGAATGATATTGCACCAATGAAAATATACGCTAAAATACTGAGAAAAATCCAAAGAAAAAGCATATGTTTAAAATTTAATATAAAATAATCCCACTGCGACAAATGCAGCAAATAAAAAAATGAATAGAAGCACAAACTTCAGTGTTTCATCTCTGTCGTTTTGTTCCATAATAAAAAAAATAAGCCCCTACATTTTCATGTAGGGGCAATAATTGTTTAGCCGGATTGCAAGGACTCGAACCCTGACAGGCGGTTTTGAAGACCGCTAGCCTACCATTAACTGACAATCCGAAACATATCTGACTATAAATACATCATAAACATTATTCCCCAAATCGTATATTTATACAAATATACAAAAAATACATCAGATTTCAAAATTATCCCTCCGAATATTGACTCAAATATGACTCAATATTTCTATCTATCTTCTCCTTTACTTCTTTCCAAGATACTGGTGTATAATCATTGTTATCTACGCCAACATCATACTGTGTGGGAAAGGTATAAACTAATCTCTTAATGTCTGATCCACTAGATACAGGACCTGAATGAACGTGCCCGTATAACTGAATGGAATAATCTTTGTGTGTAGGATTTTGATGTGCAAAACACAAATAAGGAAAATGGTTAAGATAGACAGTTTGTCCATCAACCAAAATTCTTGCTTGCGATACACAATCGTCAAATAACTGTTTCGAACCGGCAGTTAAGTTCTTCCAATCATGGTTTCCTATAACAAGAATAATATGCCCATTTAATTGATCTCTGATCTCTTTCCAGAATGGAAATCCACCAAAACCAAAATCACCTAAATGAAAAACTAAGTCATCCGGACCAACAACACTGTTCCAATTTTCGATTAAAGCCGCATCGTGTTCTTCTATAGAAGAATACGGGCGGTGGCAAAACTCCAAAATATGTCGATGTCCGAAATGTGTGTCAGATGTAAAAAATAACCTATCTCCGCTATACTTTGTTATCATACTACAATTCTGCGGGCTCATTACAATAAAGTACTTTATCGCCCTGTTCAATAGATTCTACTACCAATGGTCGTGGTAGACGAAATTTGTAATCAAACTGGCCGTGGTTATAGAGAATTGTTATACATCTTCTACTGATGTCAAAGACCCAGCCTTTATAAACCACGCCATCATCTCTAACCCAAACGTCGTCAAAAATATCTAAATCTTTGATGGTTCTTGGGCTCTTCTTAGTTTCAACTTGCAGGTTACTTGTTAGTAACTTGCGTATACACTTTGTCCACCACATTAATTATCTTACCTCCTAAATATAAACATAAGCAAACTACTAATGTCAATGGCCAAAAGACTCCTCCAAAAACAGGAGTAGGATCTTCATCAACATTGAAGCCGTAACGTAATTGGAGCAATCGTCCAATGATAAGGCCCATAATTAGATAAACAATTGATGCAACTACAATCCACATAACTTTAATGTTTAAAAATTTGTACTCTCTACAGGACTCGGACCTGTGACCCGCAGCTTAGAAGGCTGCTGCTCTATCCATCTGAGCTAAGAGAGCAATGCCGCGGGTATGAGAGGATTCGAACCTATAACCAATGGATTAACAGTCCACTGCTCTATCCCTTGAGCTACACACCCGTTATAGATTAATACTTTTGGTTGAACTACCAGACTCGAACTGGTGTAAACTAGAGCCACAATCTAGTGCATAACCACTCTGCCAAGTCCAACATAAACCAGACTACCATGCCGTCTGGTTAGGCACCTGATTACAGTGTTACAGGATAAGAACTACTCATTTCTTATATGCTACTTATACGTTTTTAGTCATAAGACTGGGTGTAGCTTACGTTATCCGTACTATTCGCGAATTATACCCTAAAAGTTCCTCAGTTTTTTAATGGTTGAGAATTAGAACCATACCAGTCTCTGCCACTGGATTGAAAGTCATTCTATTATTGACTTACAGAAATACGCAGACAGGTTCCATCCATTTATAGTGTTAGTCCTGTCCAACCCGACACTAAGAATATTACTATTCTTCTTCTTCAACATCTGGATCGGAATTACTTTCGAGCAACTCTCTAGCTTTTTGTTGCTTTTTTCAATTCTCCCGATGACTCTTTTTATCCAAATGTTTCTGCTCTTTTACCTGTTTCTTTTTGCGGTGGATTTTTTGAGTAACCCTAAAATCGGAATCATCGCTAAAATGTTCCAATTCATAATCTGGAACTTTAGGCATAGAAATCAATTTCTTTCATTGTGTTACACTTTAAAATTCATCATCTTCGTGTACCTTGTAGTACTTCTACCGCGTAGAAGGAATAATAGTCCACCACCGAAGTGGTGGACTTATCATATATTATCCTTTTCCCATCAACAGTTAAGAAGATTCCTAGATTATCTTGTTCGGATCGAAAATCTCATCATCGATATCGGTTCTCATACCAATATAATCACAAATGCTATCTTGTTCTGCGACACACACTTCTAACTTGTAAAGTTGTGTTTCAAGTATATCATAAAGATCTGCCGGATATACAGCTTTAAGTATCTGAAAGATGTTTAATCTTTCATTACCCGAAACATCGTGTGTTTCAGCATAGACAAGAATTGCATTAAATACATACATCCAAGTTAGAATCTTTTCAAGATTATAAGAAGGACGTAGTAAGCGAAATTCTACGGTCTTATTGACTCGATAACAGATAAGATTTAGTAGATTCACCCAATAATAACGCTGGGGAATATTCCATTTGCGAGCCCGATCAATATCCAATGGATGAGGTTGCTGTAAGCTACCAAAGAACCGAAGTCCGGTAAAACCTGCATAGAAATCCTCAAAGCGAGTATATGGACTGCCGAGAGCATTACAATAGTCTTTTCCCGAACTCTTATACTGCGATGTTCTGAAAGTATATTTCGGAACAAGTGCAGCAATGGAACGTTGTACTATACAACAAAGATTAAAAAGCGATAAAATTCGCTTAGGCTCTAATGGAAAACCGCCGAAATGAATATGAAGTGAACATTCTTTATCAAAACGAGTATATTTACGAAGTGTTTCCAATTGTTGGTAAAGCAGGTTAAAACCTTTATGCCCCTGTAAAACTACAGTGGAATATTCATTACCGCTAATGGAGCCATCTCGTAGAGGAATCAACCCATCCGCGAAACATATTTCCTCTGGAATGATTCCATTGGAAGTTTCAAATTCCAAACCGAAACTGTACTTGATAAAATTCTCAATAGGGAATTCAAAATCATAACGTACTTTCTGTCGATCTTTGAATGTTTCCAGATTGTTTACAGCTTCATATTCTTTTCTAAAATGATATGGAAAATTTCTACCGCGACAATACTTTGCAAATATAGCATCTTTTTTGGACATGTCCAAATTGACAACTTCATATCCAAAGCGATTGTCATAGATAACTTCCCAACGGTTTTTTACTGGTACGCTGAACATTTGTGGCGAGCCGTGCCATAAAAATGTGCACACCTTTACTGGCGTAGTAGTATAACCAAAAATAAAACAGTCATCAATTTTGTTGACAACAACACTGTGTGCATCACTTACATATATACGTTCACCAGTTACGCAATCGATTGTAGATATACTTGCCATAATGCGTCATAATCAGTATTATCTTCGACATTAAATAATGCATCAAACTGTTTACTGGCATCGCCTCCAATAACTCCAGTTTTTCTTCTCACGAATTGTCCATTAGCATAGATATCAATGCTTGCTTGGAATAAAACCTGTCGATCGCCAGTGAAATTCTCCCATTTGAAAGGTTCTATGGCGTGTAACAAGTGATTATCTTCGAAATAAACTGGATCTGCACTCAAATACCGAATGAAATTTTCGTTTTTGGAGAAGAATGGTTCCCAAGAATTAGGACTCTCCGTAAACATTCTTGTTACAAAGTCCCACGCATTCTTACTTTTCATTGGAATACCATGATAGAACCAAACTTCCCTAATGGTAACATACTCGGAATTTTTCTCCTTAGGATCAGTAACGACCCTACCATAGCCGGTCATACGATAGCCACCGCTCATCGGCCTGGCGTTGTATTCGAAAATATTCTTTCCAGGAAGATGTCTAACATATGCACTTCCCTGAGTATAACCAGTTCCTACACTCTGATTAGGGGTTGCAACTTCATCGTCATCCCAGTAACGATTTTCAGATGGAACACCATAGTTATAGCCATAACCATAACTGGTAACTGCACATCTTGCCTGAGTTGCCTTAGATCTATCGATTTCCTTTATCATATAGAGCTTGGAATCACGATACTCAATGATTTCATTGGCGGGGAGAATGTAATAACGTCCTCCGTCAAGAATTGGAATATAAGAATGAACGGAACTGAAAACCAGCCTTCCATTCTTATAATTCAAAAACAGCGGACGTTCTTCTTCAGCCGCAGCACTAGTACTGTATTTCTTACTTTCGCCTCGGTATAGGAAAACTCTTGGTCTTCCACTTCTATAATCGACTGCAACAAATGCTGCACCACCCTGATATTCCTTTAATACGTCATATCCGGTATGATACAGTATTTGTGCAAGAACTTGCGAATCGGACATTCCGAAAACGTTTGTGTTTGGAATATATTTCTTCGCAAGTTCTTCATAATTATAAATTGTGCCGTTATGAATAAGTACGAACTTTGTTTCCTCATTCTCCTTGATTATAACGGGCTGCGCTTTTTCGAGGCTAACTCCACCAGAAGACGCTTTTCTGTCGTGTCCGATGGCAATCTTACACCGTTTCGTTTGACGCAGCAGCTTGCTGCCAGGATAAAATGCTTCGAACAGAGCCGTTTTTGTAATACCATATTCTACGTTTCCATCGATGAAAATTCCGCATGAATCTCCACCACGTTTGTCATTTGCAACACCTAATACACAAAACGTTTTATAGTCAAACGGTGCGTATTCTGTATTAATTATACCCCAAATTCCACACATAATTTACATTATCAGATATTTTTTGATGAGTGTCCTAGCCAGTTGCTCATCACTATTATTGATGGCCTTGACAACAAGACCAGAATCAGCAAGTGGAGCACCCGTGTTACACGCATCAATAGCGTTCATTAATTGATCCCAAACGAGACCCATCAATTCGTCATTGGCGTACATTGCTGAGGACAGACAACGGTACTCTAAGCCATATGGCGTCAGCCGGAATGCACCAGCTTTACCATATAAGCTACGACGGCGTGTGTCTTTATCGTAGAGAATAGACGGCAGTCCAAGGAACATGTCCATATAACGAATCATTTTCAGAGACGTATCGACATTGTTGCGGGCATACCCGAGATGGATATGGAAACCGCTGGATCTACCATTTGTTTGTGTGCCCTTAGGCGCAGGATTTTCGGATTCCGTATAAACGTTATAATCCGGCATACAGCCGAACAATTTTGCCTGATCACTTTGCAGTTGATCAGCGTCAACGACTTCATATGCGGAACACTTAATTCCATAGTCTGGATTAATCTTCTTAACAAATGCATCAATGTACCGTTTCATGTAATTGATACTGTTAATGAAATCCAGTCGTGATCTCACCGGAGGAATATTGAACTCGGCGAGAATATTGTCGGTTTCCAACCCGAACCCGTCTGGCATGTCGTCAGCTACATAAGGATTTCCTTTTTCACCAGGAATAAGTCCTACAGAAGATACAACTTTGCCAGTTTTCGTATTGATGATAAAGAGTTCGGGATCGGAACCAACAGTGATGTTATCGACAAGTATTCTCATTTATTAGTTCTGCTAAAACTCTAAGTGGATAATTGAGAAGTTCCTCTTCGTAAACTGTAGGAAGAAATTGGACGGCAATACATTTCGGCTTTTCAGGATTATCATAGACAACAATCTCGGGATTTCCCTTATTATAGTTGAGATGATAATCGATCTCACCGTTTCTCTCACTATAATATTTGATGTTAGTAGAGTATGCAATAACCCTGTGCTTAGTATACCACGGATACAGTGCTTGGTGATGTCTTTGAATCTTCGGATAAACAAAAATGCCATCCTTAGTTTCTACAAACAAATCGTGTGAAATGTTCGAAGCATCACGCCATCTGCATTCCTGAATTAATTTTCCTCCGTTCATCACAGTAAGAAACTGTGCACCTCTGCCAAATCCAATTACCAATTTATCCTTTGGAATATTGTTAAATACAGCCATGTCTGATATGTCACGGCTACCATCATACATTGTGGTAGGTTCGCAACGAGCACCATATAACATGGGATTAACGTCAGGTCCATCAGTAAATATGATAACATCGGCAGTGTCCATCTTTTTTACGAGAGTGGCATCAGGAAGAAAGTTCGTATAATTCTTCCCACCTTTTACAACGAAAACATTCATTTATCGTGCTTTTAGTATGCGATAATTGTTAATATACTGAGGAAGATGCTTTTCGAAAAGTGCGTTTTCCGTAATATACTCAGTTTTATAATCTGGAACTTGATGTACTTTCAGATTATAGTACTTAGTATAGTCAGGATATAGTTGTCGTGCGTAAGTAATATGTTCTATTCGCTTACGCATTTGATCTATAGTTAAGAACTTACGGCAAATTCCAAATACATGATCTCTATCACCTTCAGATTCATAACAAGATGCAACTGCCATAAACAGATTCTGAATATTATCGAATCTAAATTTAGGCAGATGTTGCATCTTATATGCTTGTGCGAGATAGTAATTCTGAGGAAATTCGTATAATTTCTTAATGCTTTGCACAATAATCGTCGTAACGGCACGAGTTGCCATTATATCAAGATGGACGATATAACAAGGATGATTATAATACGATCCGTTTCGTACATTATACTTAAACGGATAAATCTTTGTTAATTGGTGCAAATAGCTAGAAACCTGAACTCTAGATAAAAAGCACTGATTGTTATGACGTGCAGTTAGAGGTTGATATGAATCCGTACAAAGTTTTATGGAGATATCAGAATGATACTTTTTAGATCGATTGGTCATTCTATTAAGAAGTTGTCGATAACAAGCATCACACATAATTCTACCATTTACCCAAATATTTCTACCATCCAGTGTACCACCGAAAACAGTGCAATAATTGAGAAATCTACTGTACTGCATATTTCAAAATCAGGTCGTTTAACATATCGTGCAATTCGCCATAGTTCATCATCTCAGGATGACCCTGTACACCAAGGCATACAGGCAATCCTTCTTTATGAAAAACAGCTATTTCTGGTTCACGAATAATACGCTCAGGATTAATTTTGTCTCCGTGATAATAAGAACAACGCTTTATGGTAGACCAATATAGAATATCATAATCACGTTTGTTCAAATTAAACGGATAAATCATTTGATGATGAAGAGAAGTAATTGTAAAGGTTTCTCTGCCGTTAGTAATTCCATGATTACATCCAGCATGATTATCACAATCTTGAACAAGCAAACCACCATTCAGTACACATAGGAATTGTACATTTTGTTATCGTAGGGGCTCTTTATCCTCTACTTCTGAACATTCAATTCTGCCCAGTTCGGACTATCTCTTCATTAAAACTTAGTACCTTTTAGAATCTTATAATTTTTGACATATTTCTCAACACGTTTGTCAAAAGTTTCCAGAGGAAGCCATTGATCAACATCCAGATAAGATAGATCTATCCGAGTGAGTTTTGTAATATCCTTATTTTTTGTTCTAGGATATATTTGATTCAAACAACCATAGTTAGAATTCTGTTTAGCGAGTTCCGATATGTTCTTTTTAAGAGTTACCTCTTTCAGCATATCGTGTTTGCCGTATGAGCAACCAATACTATGGCCATCGCTATAATAGGAGTCCTTGAGACTATTTGTTATAAGAACAAATAGATTAGGAAGAGTTTCCTTTGGAATAGCGTACTTCTTTAGACGAAACGCTTCTAGAAGAATCATATTGTACGGAAACTCATAAGCATATCTTAACCAAGTTAAGAGATACCTATGATAGAAATGATTGGCGTCAACGTCAAACGTAACTTTAAACGCTGGACACACTCCAACCCCACTACGTACTTCCGGCTCTTCTTCAACATTATAGTTAAATTTGAATATTCTTCTAGCTTGTTTAATATGATAGATTAATTCTTCTTTTGTTAAAGGACAGAAATTACTCTGATGTTTTTTTGCAACTTTCAGATCCTTAAAAAGATAGATTATATAAGATTCTTTTCTGATCGTTTTTCGATTAATAGCGTTTGCAAAACACGCATGTGATCCAAGAGGAACATGAATATCGCCATTTGCTTCGAAATACGAGCAGTAGCTCATAAAGTTTAGTTTAATTTCATTAGCCATAAAGATCTATGATTTTAATGTGGGGTACTCGTGGAAACATTATCAACTCAAAGAGTCTCAGTTTCTAGTCTCTGAACTTTCAAGGACATCACTGCCCAAGCTTAGCTGCTGATTAACATCTCAGTCTTCCAGCAATTCACCCCATTTAACGTGAGCTACGACGTTAACCCACGACATGTACCAAATGCCAACTGATCGGGTCTCATCTTTCGGAAAGCGAGAACTTCCTGCTCGTCTCTCCTTGGACTACTATAGACAGTTGGGTCTTTAGCACAACCATATAAGGAGGGGCTTACATCAGCCCCTCCTGTGAATAATACGATTTGTGCGTCTTCTATGTTGTGAACAAACTCGACGTCTTTGATCCAGTTAGCATAATCCCAACTTGGACCAACCACATAAATCTTCATTTCTTAATAATTTAAAAAGAAGTATCCACAGTACTTCTTTTGTTAATTATTCAGCAGATTCAGGGGTTTCGACGGGAGCAACAGCCGGTGCAGCTGCAGGAGCAGCAGCCGGAGCAGCGGCGACAGGGGCGGCGAGACCTCCGAAGAGGTTACCGAAGGCGTTCTGGCCGCTGAGGGCGGAGTACATGAGAAGGTCCTTGATGTCGAACTTGTCGCCACCAGCGAGGGCCATCATCATCATCGGATTGGCCTGAAGGGCACCGCCGTTCTGGGACAGCAGCATCAGGGGAAGCAGGCTGTCGTTGTCCTTCTTGTCGGAGAGGGCAAGAAGCATCAGCGGATTCATCTGGCCGCCGAGGTTACCAGCGAGGGAAACCACGACACGGACAGTGGTCTGGCCGAGGAAGAAGTCCTTGATCGGATACACGTTGGAACCAGCACCGGTATAACCAACGACAGTGATGCGACCTTCCTTGATGGCCTTCACCTTCGCGTAGCTCTTCTCACGGGCGATGATATCGCCAACCTTCAGCTGCTCGACAGGCTTCGGAATGGTGTAAGCCGGGAGGTTGATCACCATCTCGTCCGGATAGGACGTGAGGTGGAAGTTCTCGTCGATGGTTACGTAACCGTTAGAGGTTGCAACACAAATGTTACCGTCCATAGCAATACGGACATCCTTTGCCTCGGTGGGGATCAGGTTGGCTTTGAGGCGCTCGCCAAAATTCTTGATGGAGTTCATACTCGTTGTTTTAGGGGTTGAGGCAGATTCGGAATTGAGAAGGGGCCGAGCCTCACGGCACCACGTCTCAAATTTGATACGATTGGCGACGCTCGTGATGTTAACTTTCTTAACATCGTAGTTACGAGCGAGATCGTCGATGTAAGCGCGGTCTTCACCGGACAGGTCCTCAATGGACTTATCGAAGGTCCGGATAACGAAGATGCTATTTCCCTTCTTAGTGATGAGGTTGTCACCAGCCTTCACAGAAGCGAGATAGTCGTTAAGACCACATTCAGCGATGCGGAACTTGCAATTCTTTTTCGCGAATGCAACAACGTCCGCAAGAGTCTTCGGAGTAAATCCGAGATTCGAAGTGTAAACAATTAATTTGTTACCCATTGTGTTAAAGAGATTTTAAACAGTACTGTGGATACTGTGTATAGTGAATAACCAAACGGTTAGGAAGTTTTTGGAAAAATCCATAACTACAACCGCCATAATAAAGTGGAGCCGGATGAGAATTCTGAGATCTCGACCTGAGGCTTACAAAGCCCCCGCTCTGCCGCTGAGCTAATCCGGCTTTATATTATTTACTAAACATTTCAGTAAATATTCGAAACACTTTCACCATACTGTAAACACACAATACAACAAGTGTTAATGGCCATACAACACCGACAGGAATTGCATTTTTAATAAGTGTTTCTGCATTTTCCTTAGAAAGAAAACGTAAGTCTTCTGCGTGGCAATCAAATGCTAAAGTACCACTAATGAGAATCGCAATTACAATGTAAATAACCGTAAATACGATTGTTAAAAAGATCTTCATGTTTACTTTTGTTCTGTTTCTGTTCTTAATGGAAACATGGTTTCCCAATTATATCCTGCCAATTCATCTAAACCACGAACTGTAGCATAACGACCATTAGCAACCATGAGTGACATGATATTATCTGTCATTTCAACAATTATGACTTTCTTTCCTATTCCAAAAGCAAAACCAGCTTCCCAAGTGACACCACTTGTATCTTCTGTTCTACCATAAGAAAGTACTACGACAATATCGCAATTCTGAATTGCAGCAATATCATTTTCGAACACCATTAATCCCCATTCTGTATTAGGATAATCCCAAGCGTTATGAATTTGATGTTCTACTGGTGCATAAACTTCTAAGCCTGCGTTACGAAGTATTTCAATAGCAGACTGCATGTTCTCCCGTTTCTCGAGATTAAATGTAGACGCAAGATAAACTTTATTTTTCCTCATATGTATAAGGCGATTTTTTATCTCTGGAATAAGCTATATAATATAGCTTTTGTTCCCTTGTTAAGTTATTAAACCACTGTTCGAACAGATGTTGATATCTAACGTGGTTACTTAATCTCCATTCGTTCCTTAAATATTCTTCCATATAAACAGGTTTTGTAGAGATAGTAAGATTCGAACTTACGACCCTCTGAATGTAAGTCAGATACTCTAAACCAACTGAGCTATATCTCCATCAAATTTAATCAAATTGCCTATATTGTCTTGGGGTAATTTGTTTTTCTGCGCAATATTCTGTATAATCATTTAAATGTTGAAAAATGATAAGTTTCTCTGAAACAATATCGTTATTACGTCCAACATAAAATGTAGTTCCTTCTGGAATTATTGCATAATTAAAATAATAGCGCATAGAACGGTATGAATGAATGCCAGGACCTATGATTCGATCTCTGTGCCATTTTGTAGCAACACTCCATCGAGACTTCTCAACTTCAATAGTAGCTTTCAATACAGTCCTTCCATTAACAAAGTTTACTGGATGTGCTCTATAGGATGTAATATATTGTCCATTAGTCTGTAACAAAAGACGTTTGAAAACAAGAATGTCTCTTTTTGCTACTTTTGGTATATAATGATTGAACCAGAATACATGTTCTTTAGGATTAATTGTAAGACACATAGTTTTAATGTTAATTGTTCTGATTTCTTGTGCAGCAGGAGAGATTCGAACTCTCACGGACTTAATCCACCAGCTCCTAAGGCTGGCGCGGCTACCTTTTCGCCACTGCTGCAAGCTATCTCCTACTATCCTACGGCTATTCGGAATACGTAGAATTCATCTACCATAACAACTACTTCCGAATGTAGATAGTTATGATAGCATCGGAGATTATTCTTCTATATTGCCAAAGGCACATTCTTCTTTCTTGGTAACTTCATACGAATCAATAAAATCCTCATCGTTACTAAAACATTCCATAGAAAGATATAAGTCATATTCATCATTGGCAAACCAACCCTTACCTATATTTGTACCATTGCCATGGATACAAACAAACCGCCAGGTACTAGGAAGTATCTTATTAACTACCGATTCTGCTTCAGCTTTGTCTTTTGCATCATTCGGTGCCCAATTAAAGAACCAAGCGTCAATAGTTCCAAGCATTACTGCAAGATCCATAATCGCTCGTACTTCTCTAAAAATAGCATTGCGTTCTTCTTCTGTATGTTTCATATGATTATTTTAAGCAGAAATTCAATTAAAAAATTATACGCGTGCTGGCTAGACAATTACGAACAATCCAATAGGACCTTTTTACCCACTGACGGGGCCCCGAGATCTATATGCGCAGCCAACGCAGGGATGAGTGACGGGGTGCAGATATGTCGTGTATAATTTTTTTGAGCAGTGCCGACGGGATTCGAACCCGCGACCCCCACAGTGACAGTGTGATATTCTAACCAGGCTGAACTACGGCACTATAAATCCATTATCCTTCGAGCATAAGTAGTATAAGAGGATTGATGTTTGGCATTTTCTCCAACAATCTTTTACTATGTAACTCCTTTTGCTCTTTAGTTTTGGCATTAATTAAATTCACAGTCTCGTTACCAATGTCTTGAAACTGTTTGAATGGATTTTCCATAATGAAGCACTTATTTTTTAACTTTTACAAAAGAAATAACCTCAATTGGTGCACTAGTATCTTCTAGTTTTCTAGTTTGGCCAATTCCTGTTGCACTGAAGTACAAATAGTTGCTTCCTCTATCCGAACCAAGAAGATATGTCGGATTTTTAGAAGTTGTTTCGGTGTAATGCTTTATTACCGTGTTGTTCGGATAATAGATTTTGTAAGTGATTGTTGTTTCATAATCACTTTTACACGATGTTGCTGCAATTACAAGAAGAATGATTAAGATAATAAACTTTTTCATGATAAATTACTTGAATGAATCGGCATAAATTGGAGCACGACGTCTCTTGGACATATATCTTCTAAACGCTTCATCGTTTTCGAAAATACGTATTCTGTTTGCAACAATATCTCCACCTTTTCCGATGTAATAAAACGTTCCTTTTGGAATTACAGCGCGAAAATTGTAGAACTTGGCAAAATCAAGTTCTCTGCGATATGCATGAATACCTTGATCGATATCATACACATTAACAGTTCCAATTTTTGTACAGTTTTGTCTCAAAACGCTAAAGAGAGAAGCGATTCCATTCTTAAATACAACCGGTGTGTGCATATAGAATGTAGTATATCGCGTAGGTCCCCAGCGCATAAGTTCCTTACTTATAACAATATCCCTTATCGAAAATCTTGGGAGAAAGCGACCTATAAAGAACTTATGATACTTCTCGTTAATTACTAAACACATAATCGTTTATATTTAAAATTGTGGTACCTACCAGGTTTGAACTAGTGACGCTCGGCTCTTCAGGCCGACGCTCTACCAACTGAGCTATTGTCGCTTAAATGGTTGAAATCTTGCAAGATAATACAATACTCTCCTGACTCAGCTCGTCTGGGTTTGCAAAGCCCTTATAATCTTTGAGTATTATATTAATTTCAACCGAGTAAATCTTTTAGATTATGAATCGTCCCTGCAGAACTCTAACTTTTAAACAGGTTGTTGGATACGAAACTCTGTATCTAAAAGATTAGAGCGAGAAACGGGGCTCAAACCCGCGACCCTTAGCTTGGAAGGCTAATGCTCTATCAACTGAGCTACTCTCGCTTAACAGGAAGACTCTATCGGTCTATCTCCCTACGGACCGTCCGACTTTACGGAACTTGCATTATCCATTCAGCAAGTATTTGTCGGGGTGATGTGACTCGAACACACGACCCTCTGCTCCCAAAGCAGATGCGCTAGCCAACTGCGCCACACCCCGAAGGCCCCAAGAGCAGGACTGTTTACCTGCAACTATCCATACTTTCCACCTAATAGGCAGCCTGGTGTTTTAATTATTACTATCTTGGGATACTGTTAGAGTTTCACCTCGGTTTATTAAAGTGATTAACTCTTCAGGTGTGACATCAATTTCCTCCCAATAATATCCAAGAGGCTCGCACTCAACTGTGAGGGGAGGCACTTCTCTTTTTATTCGTATTTTCATACTAATATTAAGTGTTGCGTTTCTTGAATTTCACTGTTTGAATATCTGTTCGGTGTAACCGGATTTTTTGAATCTCTGAATGGTGATGTCCTCCATTTGGACCCAATACCGGACGAACAGTTTCGTAAACAATGTTAACAGCATCGTTATTGAACTCGAACAAAATAAACCTATCTGGAATTATAAGTCGTCTCCATACGAAGCACGAACTTGAATGGTCGTGTATCCAAATAGATTTTGTTTCGTCTCTTCTACGTTGCCAATCGGCCCAAAATTTCTTTGTCATAATACTAAATTTTTAAGTTTAATATTACAATCAAGATATTTTCTTGAAGGGCTCCACCAATTTTTTTAAGAATAAAATTGGAAACTAAAAAATACGATTTTTGCAGCTTTACTCTTGGAAGTGGAGGGAAATCGAACCGCTCTTTCATCGTGAGCATCTTCCATCAATGCTTTCCTCCCAAGAACTGCGTAGCTATTAACCTAAATGATGCTGTCGTAACCGAAGAAATCGTTCTCAATTTCAGTTGTTGCACCAATCATATCGTTGTACAACGATTTTTGTTGAGCAGTAGTCCAGTATTGCTTATAATACTCTTCTTCAAGCATATCGGCAACCTCGCTTGGATAAATATGCCGATATATCTCGATTAGACTATCACAAGGATTTCCATCTTGTTCTGCATATAACATGATGGCGTTGAATGTATAAATCCAGAATAGAATTCTTTCCAAATTATACGTAGGTCTAAGAAACCTAAACTCAACGGTTTTACTAGACTTATAACAGAGAAGATTAATAAGATTCAACCAGTAATAGCGAGTTGCAATATTCCACTTGTGTCCGCGATTTTTATCGTTAGGATGAGGAACTGTTAAATCGCCATTATATTCTAAACCGACTAAATTGCGATATAGAACTGTAAAACTGGGATACTTATTCAGTTTGTTACAGTAATCCTTCCCACTTTGCTTATACTTAGATGTATAGAAAGTGTATAACGGAAGAATTGCAGACAAATCTGATTCGAGTCTAAGACAGACAAGATACAATTGATAAATCTTTTGGGGATCCAATGGGTATCCACCAAAATGCATGTGAAGTGAACACTCTTTATTAAAATGAGTGTACTTGCGAAGTGTTTGTAACTGCTGATACAGTAGTGACAACCCTTCATTTCCGCGCATGACTACAGTAGAGTATTCATTACCGGAAATTGAACCATCACGTAATGGAATCAATCCGTCTCGAAAACACAGTTCCTCGGGAATAATTCCTACACACGTTTCAAATTCAATACCAAATGTGTACTTAAGATATTTAGCCAGAGGGAATTCGTGACTTACGATAACAGATTGTTTTCCCGAAAAAAGTCTAAAATTCTCTGCAGCTTCATATTTCTTCTCAAACCTATAAGGAAATCCGGATTTAAGCATATATTTCAGCTCAATGAAATCCGATTTAGTTCCCCGTAGATAAAGAACGTACTTATTGTCTTGAGAACTCCAGAAGTATTTTCCCTCGAATCCCTGAGGTGCGATACGAGTAGTATACCTCTTACCATTATCAAGAACAATTACAACTCGCTCTTCTCCCCTTTTGACAAAACCGTTAATGAAAACACCATTATAGTAGTCAATAGCAACTGTTACCCACGAACTGAGTGTCTTTCCTGTGAAAGAGTGTATTGCTTTAACTGCTTCCATACTTTCTTATAGTCTAAATTGGGATAGAGTCGTTTATAAATACTCTCATACGGCTGGCCATTGTGAAACTCATGAGTAGAGTAGCCGTTCTTAATACATAGTCCTTGCGCAAGACCAATCATTTGAAGTAATCCCGTAAACGGTTTTCTATCATCAACAGCAGTTGCAATATAATAGACTCCTTGATCATTATAAACACGATCGAGACTATAATACCGTATCAAATTCTGATACCATGCTGCAAATTCTTCAGGAGTATTGAATATTGATTTCTTACAGAGATGTTCGAGATATCCGAATATTTCAGAAGAAACCAAAGGAATACCTTGATAGAAATAGATTGGATACATACCAGCGGGAAGTTTTCTGCCAAAACAATCTTCGATTATTCTTCCAAAAGTACTGATAATATACTTACCATGAAGTGGTTTACCACCAAAGTTATAAAGATTATTTACATGATCTTTAGCCAGGTAAATGTACTCGTCCTCTTCTTCAGAATCAGATCCTTTATAGATAACATTGGCTTTTGCAACCTTTTCTGGTCTTACAACTTTAGGTTCGCTTTTGGGTTTTTCTTCTTTTGCCTTGGTCTGAACACAGTTAGACCTGTCGATAATCTTGTATTCCTCAAGTACCCCGTCCTCATACTTGTAAACTACATTCTTCTTCATAAGAGAAGTATTGTCTCTCTGTACAAACAAGAAAGACAATATAGAAGAAAATACTAGTTCACCAGTCTCAGGAGAATAAGCAAGATACAGTGGACGCTCTTCGGTTTCCTCTTTAGAAGAACGAGAGAGTTTCGACGCACCTTTATAAAGAAATACAATCGGTTTACCTTCTTGATAATGAACGCAACAGAACGCAGTGCCACCCATATACTTAGATAATACATCAAATCCCTTATGATAGAGAATTAACGCAAGTACCTGAGAATCAGAGAAATCTTTGCAATCTATTTCAGGAATAAATTCCTTCGCCAAATCAAGATAATTGTGAATTGTACCATTATGAACCAGAACAAACTTAGGATTGCCGTCCTGATCATTAATGATAATTGGATGGGCTTTTGCCAGACTAATACCACCGACACTTGCTTTACGATCGTGGCCAATCGCAATTTGCACTTTACCGGCGTTATTTAACAGTTCGCTTTCCCAGAAAAAGTCTTCAAATCTAGCAGTTTCTTTGATGCCATACTCGGTTTTACCATCAAAAAATATACCACAACTGTCTCCACCTCTTAGATCATTAGCTAATCCAAGGCAGCAAAATGTTGCATAGTCTAAGGTTTCTGGGTCCTTATTAATTATGCCATAAATTCCACACATTACTGAATATACTTTTTAATTCGTGAGACTAATTTGGGTATGATTGGTGCTTTAGGGTAGAAATCAGGAAAAAACTGAAACGCAACACATTTCGGTCCATTAGCTGGTTTGAAATAAATCATTTCAGCTTCACCATATTGATTAACCGTATTCGTATCAAATCCTTTCAAAAAAGTCTTTAGATGAGACTCCGATTTAGCAATAATAGTGCCAGCTTTACCGTTTGCTAAGATAACAGAAGCCTGATTTCCAACAACATTATACATATACCCACCAAGTTTAATAGAGTACGATGCCATCTGGTTTCTATCGGTAACACCAATGGTAAGGTCGTGTAAGCTTGCATACGCTCCAGCAAAACCGCCACAGACGATAAGCAGTTGATCCTGAGACATCTGAGCCAGGATTTCATTGAGTTGTCCTCTTAAATCTTCATTATAAGCGACTTCTCTATGAGGTTCCTTATCTCGAGCTTCTATCAATTTCTTGATTTCAGCATAACGATCGTACGTTGAACCATAAGTTCCAAACGAATCGTTAGTAACAGGAAAATAATAAGAATCGTTCCTCGTTGCGAATTGTGTATCTGTAACAAGATACACGACCTTAGCATCTTTAATATTCTCTACGTACTCACATTTTGGAAATAGAATTTCCAATCCTTTATTTCCGTAAACTTTCATATTATGCAGCAACAGTAATCATCCAGCCGCCACACTCTTCCATTTCTAGAAGTTGTTCTTCGGATGGGTACATTAAATTAAATAATTCACAGGTCTCAGACCAAAAACAATCATAACAATGTTCCATAATATTGTCATCTTGTGGAGCATGGGAGGATCGAACTCCCGACCCCATGCTTGCAAAGCATGTGCTCTACCGACTGAGCTAATACCCCGTTAAACAGATTAGATTTTAATCTGTTTTATCTCCTTTGTTTCCATATCCAGTTCAAAAATAGCTCTAGAGTCTACACAATAACCATTACCCTTATTTCCTATAGAACCAGTGATTTCTCTTTGTGAATGAGAGAAGATTTGAATGGTATTCCATCCTTCTGGATCACGATACTCATCAAAATCATTCCAAAACGGTCCTCCATGTGGAGCATAACCGCCTCTATAACGACCTACACAGAAAATTGGCGATTCTAGATCACGATTTAGAAAATTCCCAAGTACTCCATCTCGTTGAAGTTCTTTTTCAAATTCATTACCAATATAGGAAACAATGTTATTTTCATTTAGAGTAAAGTTTGTTTCGTTTATTTCAAATATACGATTCATCGTATTTATCCATCCCGCACTAACTCCAGCATGAGTAAATAACACATTATCAACTTTTAAGCATGGCTTAAACAATTGTATGTTTTCCCTATAAAGTGTGTGTAAATCATGATACCAATAATATGAAGTTCTTTCGAATCCCAATGCATTCCAAATCCAAGATTCGTCATGATTTCCACATAACAAAGTTACATTGGTATTTGTTTTGGCAAAATCAATGATTTCTTCAAGATTTGCAAAACCATCGTGGTCATTAGTTCCTTCATAAGAATAAGGGTCCATATAGTCTCCTAAAAAAACTATTGGTGTGTCTTTGACATTTAAAACTGGTTTATAGAAATTTCTGCAATGAACATCTGGAACAATAATTATTTTATTTGTCATCAATACGTTTAAACGTCGTTAAGAATCTTAAAAGAGGCATTGTCCTTCTAAATCCATCATCTGAATAAGAATAAACAACACCTTCATCTTTGCTATAGTGATGAACATAAACGGGACGATCCGTTGTTCTTTCGGCCCAAAGCGTATCATCTATATCGATTTCAACACTTATTTGGCCGATAGTCAAGATAATCAACAGTATAATTAATATAACTTTCATTCATCAAATGGACTTTTATTTAACCAGTCTCCCATAGGTATTAAATGTGAAACAAATATACCGAATTTCATTAGACTGATTATTACGTTTACAAGCGGAACGATCGTAATTATAACTGCTATACAAAGTGACCCGTATGTTACGCATGTTATGTTGATATCAGGAAATTTATCTTCATATTTGTACAACAAACAAATCATTGTTATAAAGATACCCATTGAAACCAACACACTTACAATATAAAATATAAGAAATACCATAACAATCGTTTTAAATTCCCGCTACTTACCAGCAGCCAGTGTTCGCGGGAAGTTAATTTTAAATGGAGTTATCCATCGAAGTTCCATTTTAGCATGTACACACAAATGGTTCACCTCAGCCTAATGCAGTGGCCTCTCTGTTTTATCAGTAAGCTGCATTCTATACTGACTTATCAGGGTTTGTTTTTCTAGAGATAGAGTAAATACGCTCTTCTTCTATCGATCAATTCCAGAATAAACTTTTCGTAGGTATAACCACGAGCATCCAGTATATCGTCGGCACCAACGCCATCATCAACACGCTCGATACAGAAATACCTCATTACAAAATTCTTCTTACGAACTGATCCAAACTTTTTAAAGTACTCTAAGTAAAGTCGAAACATAGCACAAATATTTGGATTGGAACCTCTGGTGGAAATCACTCCGCCAGAGATTAAAGAAAAGGCTTACTGTATAAGAACTGTCCTAAAGACACAATCAATGGCAATGTCGAAGACTTCCCTGCCAGCGAGGACTAGGACAACGTAAGAAAAAATTGGAAACGTTTCGGCAGGGAACCATTGTTGGGGGGGACCGAATCCCCATTGATTGATTAACTTGATTAACTTTACAGAAGTTAAGTAATAACAATCCTTATACAGTATTCACTAGAGTTTCGTGTAAACACTCAGTCTCTAGTTAGTCTTTTGAGTAAGTTCGTAATAGATTTCCTTATATTTATTCGGAATCTGGATTTTCAAATTGCGAATCAGTTCGAGACGCTCCTTATGAGACTCTTCTTCGGCAAGAAGAATAGCACGCATTTTAGCGTTATGTTCCTCATTTGCCTTACGATATTCGGCCAGGTCATCATTATACTTCTTCAGGATATTCTGTTCAATGGTAGATTTAATACCATTAAACTCAGCCTCTGCGGCACGATGAATTGCCTGAAGACGATCGAGAACTTGGTCAACATGTTCGATGGGATAGGTGGGTTCAACAATCTTGATGATTGTGTCCTTACCATTATAATCGACATGGCGAGGCTCAGCGAGAGCTTTGAGAAGTTTCTTTCTTCCGATATAGAACGGTCCATCCGGATGAATGAACTTACCATATGTTGCACATTTGGCCTCGAGAGAAAGATAGTGTTCCCTTTCCTTGATAGGAAGTCGGAGAAGATACTCCGAAACATCCATTTTAGAAGGAAAGTCCTTGGTGGGAATGTTCTTTATTTCAGGATCGCGTGCAGCAACAGCATCCTGTTCAAGATCACGTTTGTGCTTGATAGCTTCCCGAAGGAATGCGATAAAACCTTTATAGGTAGAAATTTTGTCGAGAATACTGATATACAGTTCGACATTGCATTGTCCATTAGCAACGCTACTAATGGCAAATGCTTCTTCAGGTTGCCCAATAAGTCCGAACTTTTCAGTTACGAACTTAATCTCACCTAAAGTAGTAGCAAGTGCTTCATACCTTTGCTTGGCGAGATTGGCAAGATGATTCGCACTAGTCGAAGTAATGCCATCGGGGCCAAAGAATGACTCGCTAATAGGAAGATAGTTAATCATTGTTGTGCTTTTTAAAAAACATAAACGCAATTCTTGGAGGAACACCACACCACCATAACCAATAGCATATAGCGCTAGGTAGATCTTCACACATATCCCATTGTTTACCTCTACCTACTAGATATTTTGCGCCATGTGCCCACTGAAGATATGCTCCAGCTTTTTTGATTACAGGGAGTCGCATGATATAATCCACTCTAAATCCTCATTTCTCACAAGTCCTTCTTTAGACTTAACGAGTAATGGTTTTATGTGTTTAAGGGTCATAAAACAGCCATCGATATACGCTTGACGAGCGTTACCGTTTCGATCTTGTAACTCTCCTACCTCATCTACAACTAATAATTCCGGGTAAAGAGTACGTGCTTTTTCTTTAATAAGGTCTGGTAACATAGTTGTAAAAATGAATAGTAGAACGCAGAGAAACTACTATTCGCTCAGAGTATGCTTAAATTCAGAATAACCGATCATGAAGAAGAAGGAGGTGTTGTTTCTGCGTTTTTAATACCGTTGTTCAATGACCACGTAAGGTGGCTTATTAGCCACCATAGATAATAAAGCAAGATAGTTTAAGTTACCTCTATAAAAGGTTAACGCTTGCTCGATGTTAGTAAAAGATCGATATTTTCCACATCCTGGAAATGGAACTGCTACGTAAGACATTCTATTGCTCCTAACTCTTTAAAGTACTTGATTTTATTATGGGTTTCTTCAATTGCTTCTTTAAGTGTCGGAGTTGAACTAACTTGAAAAAGACTTAGTTTTTTTACTGTTGCCTGATTCGGTTTAATGTTAGTTACAAGAATCTTATCACGAGTATCATCCGGTTTGACATAGGCTACACCTAAATCACCATTAAGATAAACATATATACGAAATTCGTAAATCTGTTGATTATGTCCGGTTTTAATTCGCCTAGGTAATTCTTCTATTCGTTTCATACCATAAAATTTTAGAAAAGGGAGGAAAAATTATGAAAACCTCCCTTATTATTAACGAGAACTCGTTATGCCCTATGGAGAAATTTATAATTTTTTATCAATCTTATTAACACGTTGAACGTAACCTTCAGCTTCTACAGCATCCATAAAGAATGCTGTATTAATGTTTAGTTCGTCGCTAATGTTTTGACAAATCTTCATTGGAGATTCATCAACTGGTACTTCGTGCGATACTACTTTCTCGCACACATCTTGAAACGAACAAAGACTACAAAACTCAGTGAGTGTATCCTCAACAACATGTGCGTAATCTTTGCCCTTCCAGTTAATAATTCTATCTATACGAGCTTTCATAGTGTTTTAATTATTTGTAGCCCGGGCGGGAATCGAACCCGCACGACCTTTCAGGTCAGGGGATTTTTGTACCACTATAGTTTTCACTACTAAATACATTCACAATAAATGTGTTGGCGAACATGGCTGTAGAATCTCACTACAGAACTAAGACTCCCATCATTTCTGACTGTCTTCGTTTTATATAAACTACCCATACTTGTATTTATTTGTGGTCTGGACTCTATCTTAACCATATTGAAATCTTGCAAGATGCATATCTGCTTGAACCGAAGTAACCGCAAATATACAATTCCAACTTAGGTTCCTCCTGTAATAGTCTCTACACACTGTCTAACAATCAATATACTCGCAGTAACATTGTTAATATCCTTGTCAGGGATAAATTGTCAGTGACATTGGCTCGGTATCGGCATATTGTAATGTGAGACTTCCCTTGGTTCTCACCCCCATATACTGATGCTCTGTAATCTGAGCTATACATAATACAACTTTAGCTTTCACCGAATTAGGGAGGTTCTACATCTCAGGTTATCCCTGAGTGCACTCAAATTTTTCATTAAGCAGTGATATGCGTCTCACGACGAATATCACCATAATCAATGTCTAGTGATTATTATGAAAAAATTATTTAAGTCCCCAGTGTCTACCATTTCACCACCAGGCCATAGTGCGGTGGATGTAGGATTCGAACCCACGGTACCTTACGGTACGGCTGATTTCAAGTCAGCTGGTATAAACCACTCACCCAACCCACCATTGTAACGCATGGGAGATTCGAACTCCCGCTGACAGACTGAAAATCTGCTGTCCTACCCCTAGACGAATGCGTCACGTAATTTTGCACACAACATATTCTTAATTACCAAGCAGTCTTCATCTGTCAATCCAACTTGATAATCAACAATATATACGTGTTCTTTTTGACTTTCAAAGAAATCTCGTATGTCATCGATGATAACATAATTATTACAAGAGTTTGCATTTAGCCATGCTTGAATTTCCATCCCTCGACAATAATCGTCTCCTGTAATAAATACAAACGTCGGTGTTACATCAATGATGTTATTAAGACCTGCTTTTTCAAGTCGTGTTATGCAATAAGCATCTACTTTCCAAGACGAAGATATTACTATCTTTGCTCCAGTCTGTTCTGTTAGATCATTCAATCTTTTCACAACAGCCGGATCTATATCCGGGTCTATAAATACATTATTGTAATAGTCTGCGCCTTTATACCAAGCATTATGATTGATAACACCGTCGCAATCCAAAAAAATGATTTTATTCATGCTTGAAATAAAGTAATGTAGGATTATCCTTATGTATTGCTACTTTCGGAAAAGCTGTTTCAAATGCGTCTGAATCAAATTTATAAGTGATTAAATGTACACCATGTATAGTAGGTACTTCGAATTTTATTAGATTCACTCGATAGAATGTAGCAAACCATTGAACAATTCTAGATTCTAAAGTTGTCCAATTGTCTTTATCATCTGTGTCAACATCTATTAACCACAATCTATCTTCTTTCTTTTCAGAACAGACATTACCAGCAGCAGAAGGAACAAGATTCTTTAGATGCTGAAAATTCTTATCCTGCAACAATTGTGCAAGATCTTTATTTACCTGCAATGCAACGTGTTCATAAGAACGTCTGTTCAAACGAATATAAACCCTACTTTTGGTTTCATCAGATAATCTCTTTATCTCTGATTCTAATGCGTCATATTCTTGTAGTGAACCGATAAAGAATGTCTTTACGGTCCGATTATTGGCTGGAAAGGTTTCATCATCCTTCTTACGTTGTTGCAATTGCACCATATAAAACATAGAAGGATCCGAGAAATCTAACTTTCCACGTAAGTAATTCCAATTATCTACTATTTTCATAATATTCAAGAAAAATGAACAACTTTAAACATGAGGTTTACTAGCGATGATGTGTGCCTCCAATATATTAAACGATTTAATTAAAATCTATAGAGTTTCACGATAAGTCTTCGACACACATATTTAAAGTTGTTCGCGTGATGATTTGGGTGCGTCACACCACATTCCGTACTGCCCTGTTACGGTTTAGTCGCACTAACATAATGTAACCACACGGCATGCATTTGGCGTCCGCAGACGAGAGTTGCATACTCACTCGGTGCCCCACATAGGTATCACCCTATATGAGACGGGAGCCACGGTTAGTAGAAAGTTGCCCTTTAGGCTCCAAATCAAAGAACTTCGCTAATTTCTTTACAAGTAGCGTTACTCGTTGGTTGAAACATCAAGATTCGAACTTGAACTGTGGGATCCAAAATCCCAAGTGCTACCATTACACCATGCTTCAAGTTCGCTATACCTCGACAATGCAAGAGTTAGGTTTCCAATAGCCTCTAAGCTTGGCCCGCTTCAGTGCTTCCTTCTCATTGTGAGCATAAAACTTGAATCCGTTGCACTTATAAGTGTGCAAACCTTTTGCTTCAAGCGAGTTGTTCTCTTTGTACGAATTGTTCGTACGATACGTTCCGTTCTCAGTCGCTGTAATTCTGGTTTTACCAGTTGCTGCGGCAAGAAGGAATGGTGCAAGAAGACCATACATTTTCTTCATTCCGTTCATAAGTTCATTCATTATTGAAAAACAGTTGAGAAATCAAGATTGGGAACACTGAGTCTTCGGGTAGTATATTTGTACTTTCTATCGGAAGCATTATACCACTTTACTAGTTCTAACCTACGTTCCCGTTTAACGAATGCTTCTGCGTTTGATTTTGAAACAGGTACTGTTATACCTTGTAGTATGAAACAGTACTTTACATTACCTGATTCAGTTATAGAACGATAAACGGGTGTTCCAAATGGAATTTCTGTTCGTTCTACTTCTGTCCACATACCCGCAGATAGTAATATACTCGATAATACGAGCAGTGATAAAATTGTAATAAGTCGTTTCATAACTACTGATTTTGTGATCCCGACGCGGTTCGAACGCGTGACCCCGACATTAAAAGTGTCGTGCTCTACCAGCTGAGCTACAAGACCAATCTGTGGCCCCACACAGGTTTGAACTGTGGACCGGCGGATTATGAGTCCGCTGCTCTAACCAGCTGAGCTATGGGACCGGTTATTCTTTTCGGCGAGTACCTTCTCACAGAACCACATTGCTACATAGCAGCCTATGAAATTGGTTGTCGCCTGAACCCCGATCGCAACCCAAAGGTCAACTTCGAAAATAAATTTAATTACAATGGCTGAAAATGTGTAACAAACGCAGTTGGCCAGAGAAGCAATAAGCTTACTAGACTTTATTACTAAAATGGACCGTACAATGTGTAAGAACACATTGCAAAATGAGATAAGAATGTATACACCAATCATATGGTGGACCTGAGCGGAGTCGAACCGCTGTGTCTATAAAATACCCACATTGACTTTATTTATATGCTTAGGATAACCATGTATTTATTGAGCTAGGTTCCACTATCACTCATTGAGAGATTTCTTCCCTGAGTTTCTCTCGGTTCTCAGCATCGGTGTGAGCTAAGCTCACCTCCACCACTTTGTTTTACGAACTACAAAGAAAACTAAGCAGCCATCCGTACAGTGAACGGAGACTGGCCAAACATGCTGCGCAGATCGACAACCTTGTTGCGAATTCTGCTATTAGTGTTATTGGCATTTAATAGTTTGCACGCATCTTATAAGGTACTGGCGCACATTTACCTGCATAAGTCAATATTAATACGTTATAGGTCAAAACCAGAACAGGCCCGGGTTGGAGATTACTCTCCAAGGATTTTCTTCAGACTCTTGATAGAACCGGCGTTCTGAGTCTTCAGAGTGTTGAGAGAAGCGGTTTCCTTCTGGAGTTCGGCGATCTTCTTGTTCGCTTCGGCCACTTCTGCGTCAATCTGTGTGTTGACTTCACAAAGTTCCTGATGAGCCTTCTTGAACTGATCAAGAATGCTGTTTCTTTTGGCAACGAGTTCAGAGTACATAATTGTTTATTTTTACCAGCCCCAGTAGTCTGAGGGTTTTGTTTCTTCGACGATAGGAGTAGTTTCTTCGGGATGGCATAATTTGCAATCTGGCGAATGTTCAATGTTGATGATGTCATCATCATCATAAGACTTACCATTATTGCCTTCTTTAATGAACATCCACATGTCATGCCCTTCTTGTTGGAAATCAATCCTTCCAATCAGAAAGTCATGTCCGGAACAATTTTCACTGTGGTGGTATTCAATAAGCGTCTTCTTGACGAGAACACCTTGTTCGGAATCCTTTTTGTCTGCGGAACAAAGTCCACAGACAAAAAGAAATCCTAGCAGTAAAATCATAAACCGTTTCATTACTTCTGATCAGCAATGCTTTCGGTAATGTCGAGAAGCATTTTCAGACCGACGGCGTCCATGGCAGAGTTGTTACTACTACCACTGCCGCCCATCATCACCTTCGGCACCCAGCTCACACCGGATTTCGAAAGAGCTTCTGCGATTCCGACCTGTGTCTTGTATTTCCACTCAGCGGCTTCCTGAGGAGTCAGGCCAGCTGCGACTTTAGCCCTATTTGCGGCTGCCTCAGCCTCACCTTCGGCAATGATACGTTTCTTGTCGAATTCGGCCTTCTCGGCAGCAAGCTTGGAAACTTCACGTTCCTGTTCTGCTTCAGTCACAGCTACGGCCTTGATTTTCTCCTGCTCCCACTTAGCTTTCTCAGCGGCTGCTTTACCTTCCTCTGTAATCTGGACAGTACGTTGGATAGCCTCGAGGGATTTAGTCTTGGCGGTAATAACAGCCAGGTTAGCCGATTTTTGAGCGTCAATCTGGTCTTGGGTAGCTTTATCGTACTTGATGTCGATAATGGAAACCAGTCCACTCGTAATACCATACATGGAGAATGGAGAAACTTCCTGACGTGCATATCCACCGACCGAGTTGGGATCGGAAATAATCTCAGCGCGCACTCGTGTTTCTTTATCACCTGTAAGTTCATTGGTGACTTCCTCCTTGATGGAACGAGTTTTATAAACACCGTTGTTAAGCTGGTCGGTAATATACGAAATCAAGTCAGTTCTAGTTTCAGAAACTGATTCAAGACTCGACATCAGAGGACCGCAGGCGGTAACAACCTTGTAGAGAGTAGGACGGACTAGATTGTTGATGAGAGCTTCTTCACTACCGAAATCTCGCTGAATCTTTTGCATGTTCTGCGAATCATTCGGAAGCACCACTCGGAATGAACCAACAATCATGCCGCGGCCTTTGTCATTGAAGGTCAGTGCTGCTGCAGGATTTTTTCCTTCTGCAACATAACCGTTCTCATCCTTCCGGAGTTCAGAGAACTCAACCTGAGAGGTCTTGTTATAGACAGAAACATTACCGAAGAGCTGCCACTGCAGACCACCGTCGGTCCACACATGATAGGCGCCGGTAAGCGGCATCTGACAAACATAGTTTTTGGACTTGTTTGCATCTTCTGCAATCTTGGGGATAAACAGAAGAAGAAACACCGCGACAGCAGCAGTAACTATGATCCAGATACTGCTACGATTCACTTGAACCGGTTTCATTTTCGTTTGTTTGTTTAATAGGTTTAACAAGTTTGTCTTTCTTGCGTTTCGACTGCTCTTGAGGTTTTGCGAGCCAATAGTAGAACGGAATGAACATTCTACCAGGCGTGAGTTTTCGATTGGTGAATTGAATCACTCCCGCACCTTGCAAGATTACCATGATGTAATATACCAATGCCAGTAATCCTACAAGCATAATAAATAATCTCCACATAGTGATAGTTTAAATTAAACAGTTTTGCATTTTACACCCATAAAACCAGTAAACCACTTTACTAGAACACTAACTGACAGAGGTCATACTCGCCAATTATGCAAAGTAATGATATACAGTAAAATTCAGGGTGCCATCAATGACTTTGGATGTTTAGAATTTTATTACGATAGCCTTTGGCAAAGCTTGTGTTTTAAAAACAACGGCCTGCTTACACAATTACCCGGTAGTCTATCTACCGTATTTTACCTCTTTATATGTGGCAGTAACGGACGTTTAATTTTTGAAAATGGAGGGGCCTGAAAGAGTGGTCGTTGTTTTTATTATTCTACCCAAACACTGGGGAGTCGCAGTATACGGAATACGAACTTAATACATGTTGTAAAATCATAAGTCGGTAATCCGTGTGCTTCTAGAACATTAGCAATAGCTAATGCAAGTTCAGCTTCTTCTTCCTTGTGGAAACCACAAGAAGGAACAGTGGATTTTTCATCAGATACCAGGGTATAAAAATTTGCTTTCCCGGTATCATCGTAAGAATACTTGATTTTTGCCATATTACTAATGTTTTGAATTTTCTTAAAATAATGACGGTCTGTGTTAACACAATTACTCGTAGAACGATTTTATACCTATAGCGCCGAATGCGGCGAGTAATCGTCATTATTGTATCGGAATAGGTAATCACCGATAAATGGGAACTTCTGCCAGTAATAATTCTGATTCCCTTTGTAGGCCTGCTTTGGTGCCTCCCTCCAACGTTGTAATCTGCAACGTTACATAGCCCTTTATGTAGAAAGGACGAAACTATCCAATGTTACTTGGATTAAAGGCTCAAGGAATAATTCAAAGTTTTACTTTGTGAGCCCACCGACGAAATAAGTCTTATAGCTTAGAACAGAATTCAAAGAGTTTCGTAAATGCTTCTTTCAATGATCCGCAGTGATCGAACTCCTGTTCGAACTTTGCGCCACCTTTTGAGAATTTTACAGAACTCCAAATCCTATATCCACCAGGTGCGATGCAACTTTTTATTGCACCGATATAAATCTCAGTAATGTTGTTTGGATTAAGAAGATCATTGAAATCAATTAATTCTTCTTTTGGAGATTCCATTCCAAACATGGGAAGGAGACTGCTTTTACTCATTATAGGCGTTTTTATTTGTCATTGAACCAAACAGCGTTTGCTATAGCCATCCCTAGTGCAAAAGCACATAATACGAGTGCTATTGCCAGAAGAAGTTGTCTCCATGTATCGGGACCATCCGCAACAACTGTTATAGTAACATATGAAAGAATTTGATTCATTACTATTTCGGTTTGGGAAGAGTCCATATCGGACGAATGAAATCCTCAGACTGACCTGGAAGTCTACCACGATTGTCGTTCTTGTGGTGTGTTCCGAATCTTTTCTGAGCATCCTCCAATGTGTGGCCTTTATCGCTATAGTATTCGATGCCTTTATTAATCATGATAAATTGGTTTTAAAAGGGGCCTTTGGAATGTTAAGGCAGCCATCAATAACCCTACTCGGAATCAGCGCAGGTTACTAAACGACAATAGGCCCCTTTGCAGAATGTAAAGAGCGTCGCTACTTTCTTTAGGTGCTAGCGTTAGACCTACAGGAATTACTTCCTGTTTTTCTTCTTATTGAACCAGTTACGGTCCATCTTGGTGAGAGCGAACCAACGTTCGACAGATACCTCATCGACGTGATGTCCATCAATGAACCACCCACGATTGGTCTGAACCATCTCACGACCAGGAATTTCTTTGTCTTTGCTCTTCCAACGGAAGAATTTCTTCTCGTTTCGACGAACAGTCTTGTTCGAGATTACGGAATAAGTTCCGTAAAGTTCGTTTGCCATAACTTAGCTGTTTAAAATAACATGTGCTTTTTAGAGTGAAAACACAATGGAAAACTTTGGGAGAAAAGCCAAGACTTACATTGCGGCAATACCAGCAAACGCTTGGTCTTATAATCTCCCTACTCCGATAGGTTAGAAGGAATCTTACTCATTAAACATTTTAGCTATATCGGAGTATACTTGTTCCACCATCTGTCGTTTAGATGCAGACAACTTTGATTTCTTGTCCTCAATGAGGAAATGCTCATTTTCCAACTCATTAAAAGAATTGAAATTGAGTTTACTCAGCGTAGTCTTCTTGAACAGACCAAGATTGGTCAATATCATTTCATCTAACGACACAAACAGTAGATTCTTGTCAGGATCGACTGTTGGCTGAATATCGGCTTGTATTCCGAAATCCTTTGTCAGTTCTTCTACAGTATGAGGTTTATCATCATACAGCACAAAATCCAACTCATCACTCTTACAGTTATAAAACATATACAAATAGAAGATAAAAAAGATTAATGTACTCAGTCCACAGCGGTAGCGGAATGCTACCAATCAAATTTTGGATTCGTCACATTGTTAGTTTGATTTTGAACGGTCTTTAAGTGAGATACTTCTTGCAGCGTCATATTGACATCATCTGCTGTAGAATATCCTACAATATCATCACTTAAATACGGATGTCCTTGAGGTGGTGACGGAACGATCTGTATCTCATATCGAGCACCTACTGTTGTTGCTGTACCTTTGCCATAACGTATTATTACGGCATAGCCGTTATTGAAACGATGTTTGGCACAAAACAACCCTGGAGTAAGCTCCCGAAATGACAAATCGTTAACTGTCGGAACCTTCATTCTTGTACTTCATGTACGCCAAAACAGCAGGATATTCTGTTGTCAGCATACGATGATCACTTGGTACGCCTGCGTTTACACGCACGTGAAACAGACGATGTCTTTTCTCCATCTTCGTCTCACCTTTCTTGTTTGTCACCTCAACCTGTATGGTTCTGATGACATTAAGTCCACGAGTTTGCATGTTAATTAGTGTATTAATAAGATAGTGCACTAGTATAATAACCATTCAGTATACATTATTTATCATTATTGATGCAAAATCATACAAAATGTTGCAAGAATGTGCAAAAATAGTAATAAAAATGTTAAAAACAAAAGTTTTTTGCATTTTTTATAATGTACGTACAGAAAGGCAATATTTTCGGCATTTTTGAGAGGTAAGTTGAGTGTTAGGAAACAAGGAAGAGATTGAGTGTCCAATCTCACACACTGCCAACGCATTGATAAACAATGTTTTGAAAAGATAAAGCCCCGTTATTCACAGGGCTTTATTTTCTTCCATAGTACTTCACAGCAATACGGAATAGCAAAGGCAGTTTAATTATGTCAAAACACCAACTCGTAGAACCTCAGAAGACTGTCAGGTCTCCTGAGATTGGATAGGGCCCTTTTGGGATGCTTTTTTAATGTGGAATATACTGCTCAATACTAGGTTGAGGGATACCAAACCACTACTAGGATTGTCCTAGCACAAAAATGAAACTGAAAATAATGTGTTCAAGGAAAACCTGGCAGTCTGTGCGTGGATAGATGTGCTATGAGTGAATCACTTACACCAAAACTCACTCTTTTACCTTCCTACCAGGTTTGAGGATTCAGCTCATGGCTTCAATAGTAGCCGTGGGAGTCCTGCTAAAAAAACGTGTCCGATAAGCGTTTTGATTGGAAACGTTCTCGGTATACTAGCATAGCACCATAAAACACACGCGTATATTTTGTGATGCATAGGATTGGTGCCCAACCACACCCTCTGGACCAGATTATTTAACTTCACTTTATACCAGACTTTCGTTGAAGCGATCCTGTAGCATGATACCATACAGGCTTGGATTAACTAACCAGTGTTAAAAGATTGAACGGACTAGGCGTCACCGTTGTGTAGGGTTTACTGCCATTTTCACCCCTTCAGACCGTCAAACCTCAGCGTATAGGGACGGACAGCCTTTCTTCTGCGGGCTCTACTGGATGTTTTTGCGTGAGTCTCCCTCTCATAATTTGAGAGCCGCTCGATGTTGGGAAGTTTTAAGTCTGGTCCGTCAGTTCGTTTCCCCAAGACTATCCCTATTAAGCCAGGATGGACTGACCAGTTTACGTGTGTCATCCACGCCTGAATTTAGGCTGTTTTCGCCAAGGATCGGTGTTCCTTCACGTCGCGAGAAATGATTCGCTAGTGACAACCAGGTCATATATAATCCGTATGATACGGCTACGCATCTATCTGGTCTTTCGATGCCTTAAAAAAGGATGGGGGAATAGGCATCACCCCCGATGAGACAGCCACAAGTCTCTTTAAGTCGTGTGTTACCTATAAGGAATGAATCCGAAGATTAAATTCCTGTCTAGGTTTAGAAGCCAGAATCCGCGAGCGTCTGGATACATATCTCAGTTATCTGGTGAGAACGTACCCGAAGGTGATTTAATTGTGCCACCATGCATGAATCCATACACGGTGACACAATTAGGAAATCACTGCTTCATTACGCCTGCGGAGCGGCGGGAGCCGCGGCCTCGACCGGAGCGGCATTGTCAGCCGGTGCGGCAGCGGCGAGTTCTGCGACTACGCCTCCGACCGGAGTGACATGATGCGCATCTTGCTCTCTCGTCTCGACGTGAGTGACGGCGGTGCCGTACTGGTCGACGAGCTGTTCCTTGGTGATAGGATCGAGCGTCGGAACGCGGTTGGGACGGCCACCCTGGAAGACAGGAACGCGAATCTTCAGGTCGTCGAGGACCTTGATCGCACCCATTTCGCAGAGTTTCGCCAGACGGGCTTCGTGGCCACCGGCCTTGTACCAGCTCTCGTTGACAGGACGCTGGTCGGAATCGGTGCGGCTGAGGAAGCTCAGAGAGAACCACTCGTTAGTGGTGACACCACCGCGGGTACGCGTGGCCAGAACGAAGAACGCATAGCGAGGCTTCTCGCCAGTACGCAGGTCACGCTGGACACGCTGCTTGCGACGGAGTTCCGGACGAGTCTTATACGCTTCGAGAGAAGCAAACTGCCAGATGTCACCCTGCTGAGTGAGGAATCCACCGAAAGGCTCACCTACGCCTTTCAATTCGTCGAAGTCGAAAGACTCCGAGGGGCGCTGTGCCTCCTGATACATCTCAGGAATGGCGCCGCTGATAGTAACGTTTTTTGCCATACTTATAAGGAGTTTGTTATTTGCTTTCGGATTTATTTTATGCCTTAGTTCCCAAACGAAAAAGAAAAGCCCCGTTTTTGACGGGGCTTAACTCGAGAGTTGGTGGTGACTAGGAAGCGAGGTTGAACCGGTGACACATCAGCGGACGACGTTCCGACTCAGGCTTCTCGGCACTGTCACGGATGACCTTGCCATTCTGGTCGAAGTCGTTGGTGTGGAACGGAGCGTCAGTGACGCGGATCATGCCCTCGCCAGCAAGCTGAGAGAGTTTGGCCAGACGCTTGATGTCGGACATCTTGGACAGAAGCGGTGCTCCCAGCACATTGCCCTCCATAAGCTTGGAAATCTCATCTTTGAGGGCAGGCATGCGTCTCAGGATAGAGAGAGGCATCTCGATCGCACCCTGACGATCGGACTCGATCGCAGTGTAGAGAATCGGGAAGGTCTTCTTCCCAATCTTCTCACGACGACCCCAGATCCGGATCTTGTCGAAGGGCGGCAGCGTGATGATCTCGCCATCGAAGAACTCGAAGGGAATACCCTTCTCGCCACATTCGAGCCACTCGGAGAATTCCTCAGGTTTCTCCCCAACCTGCTTGAAGTCGAAAATGACATCCTTAGAGGCCTCTTTCACGACCTCTTCAATGTTCTTTGCCATAGAACAATTAGTTATTAGTGTTTGACATATCCTGTTTTAAACGCACAGGTGCGTCGGTTCGTATATCGCCCCACCGCGAAGGCGCCCCATTTATAGAGGAGCTGTTGTGTACGTGCTCTTAATACTAAGGAATGTAACGTTCTTGCCAGTCCTGATATCTGTCAAGATTGGCAGGATCGGCTTTAAACTCACGAACCAGTCGCTTGGCAAGATCTACCAAGTTGTCGACCGTCATAGTTTTACCAGGCGAGGCGAAGATAGACAGCTCGTAGTCGTTGATGACTTTGCCGTCCAACCACACCTTGATGCCTGCACGCGGAAACTCACCACCCATATCCTTGATGGTGAGTTCGTACATAGGAACGGTGCGAGCATTTCTCACTTTATCGGCGCTTGTCTCGCAGACACGCAGACTCACGAGAAGCTCGGGTGACTTGTGTTGAGTTGATGTTGGTAACATAGGCTAATCCCAGTAAGGATCTGGAGTTGGGCACTGTTCAAGAATCTCATACTCAATCTGTGATTTCACTTCGTTGAGCATGGCTACGAGAGCTTCGCATTCGGCTATTGCAGCTTTGCACTGGCCGTTTGCTCCTTCGGGGTCATCGCCTTCTTGGCGATCGATGAGAGGCCGGATTGCCTGTGTGACGGTTTCCAGCTGTTCTGAGAGTGTGACAACGTGTGCCATAGATTGTTACTTTGCGACCTTCTCGACTTTGGCCTCTTGGGCCTCATCGTCGAAGATGTTGCTCTCACCAAGCTTGATATGGCAGAGCTTACGGCAGAACTTGCGCAGTTTCCGCTGCTCTTCCATTGGATCGAAGCCCATCTTGTGAGCTTCTTCCATCGGGTCACCAGGACGAGGATTGTCCTTGGCCCACTGAGACGGCTCCCAACAGCCAGTCTCTTCATTAAGCTCCTGGAGCGTGTGACATTCTGCCTCTTTGTCCCACGCGTCGATCTTCTCGACGAAACCGTCGAAACGATCAAGATTGTCAAGAACCTGACACAGAATGATCTGGTCGTTGATGTTGAGTTTGGCAGACACGGCGAGGATACCCCAGCCTTCCTTTGCGAAAATTTCCATAAGGCTTTTAAATTAGATGTTAATAAATGAGTTAATGTTTCGATCATATGACCGGACTTAAACCCAAGTGCTCAGCTTTCGCCTACTTGGGCATCGTTTCGCTAGAATTTCACTAGCTCATCAGCGGTCTTTTACAAACTCACAATAAGCTATAAACATAATACCAGTCCTTGTAAGGAGAGGATGTTTCTTAATAACTATTTTGTGTTTGACTCCGTTTATAAGAACGTGTTTTGTATCAACGAAGTCTATCTTATCTCCAACTTTCAAATCTACCATATGAATTGAGAGAATCGGGAATTACTTTACGATTTCAAACTTGTGAACAAATCGCATCCACGTTTTGTCATCATGCTTGTACCGTTCCGTTGTACGTTCAACAACCTTTACAGTTGATCCAACGTCAAATTTGGACAGTTGTTTGGCAAGACTGTGTTGGGAAGAAATTGTGTATATAGAACCTTTCCACACAATCTTAACTTCTGAATCATCTCGATAACCAACGGTGAGTTGTTCACCTACAACAAGACGGAACCACCACGGAGCCCCAAATTCAACAAGTTCTTGAAAACTGATCGTTTTTCTTAATCTCTGTTCGAGATTGATGTTGATGAATCTGCACATGTTTGCTTCGCTTGCGTTAAACGATAGTATCGTCATAGACGTGTCGAAGTTCAACAAGAAACAGATGTTTCACGATGACTTCTCCGTGTAGAACTTTGACACAAATGCCACGATAGATGCCAAGATGGCCCTCGTCGGCATAACGCTGAATCGCCTCCTTAATAGGCAACTTGTAATAATCCTGGTTCTTTCTGAGCCACTCGATATCGGCGGGTGTGATTGCCTCGGGCTCTAAGAATACCAGTGAATCAGGCATGTCCTTCTTCTCATTGTGGTCGGGAAGAAACAGGACTTCGCCAAAACGGCACCGATCGACATACATGTTGATGCCGTCCTGGACACTTGCGGTTATGCGATCAACAAGGCGTGAGTTGCCGTGTTTGTCGCAGAGTTGGAATACGCAGTACGTTCTCATGATGTTTGCACATTAAACGTCCCATTCTCTACGGGCTTCCTCGAAAGTATTGCCCATCTTCATCCATACCTCAATTTCATCACGGAGAGCAATGAACATTCGTTCCTTGTCAGAACCGAGATAATTGAGATCTCCATCGTCACCCAGCAGGCCAAAGATCTGGTCTGCGGTATAGTTCTCCAGAAGTGCAGGAACAGCGTCTTCTGGACTGATAACATCGCCTGTACGCTCGTTGATCATGTTGAGGTAATTCGTGATGATCCCGTTGATTGCAGGCATTGCGATTTCGGCGGACATGTCGCCCCATCCCAGCTTTTCGCTGATCGCAAGATGGAAAGACTCGAGAAGCATTGCTAATCGTTATTGTTTTCTTGGGTTTTCATCCATTCGTAGAACTCATCATCGATGATGTTGAGTATTCCGACGAGAATGTGTCGCGGCATCTTGGCCGTGGTCGAGAAGTACGACTCACCAACTTCGTTGTGAGTGCGATAGAGTGAGAATTGAATTCTGCCAATCTGGATCGAGTTAGATGTGTAGAATCCTTCTCTCCGAAGCTTGTACTCACGGCGGAGGAAATCGTAGAACGCATCATCGTCATCCGGTAAGGACCAGTAACAATGAGATTCTTTCTTTCCATCACGAAGAGGTACGAGTTCACTCCACACCTCAAACGTGAGTGGCTTCCATGCGTCGTTTTCGCCGACGATACGGAAGGAGCGGGCCTCACCAAGACCCTTGACCATGTAAGTCTTTTTCTCCTTCGGGTTGAACATGAGTTGCATATGATGCTTGGTATTGATTGTCAAATCACAATTTTGAAAACTTAGACCCTACCCCGGTCATTGGTATATTTAATTTCATTTCCCCAATGATACTGGCAGGGGGTGCTGATTACTGAGTCTTCTTTCCCTCTCATAACACACAATTTTTCATTTTGGCGCCAGCCATTAAGTATAGTTCTCTTTATATATATTATATAGTTAGTAGAAAAATTTTGCGCGAACCCCTATAAGATTTTGCGCGAACCTATATAATTTTTTGCGTCAACCCCTATAAAATTTTGCGTACCGAGAAAAGGTGAGAAAAAAATTGCATATGTCAAAAATTATTATTATCTTTGCATTCGAAAGATGATTAATATAATATATATAGTATGGAACATTCTCAACAACACATACAGGTACCAGATCCTGTAAAAGAAAGAAAGACATTGAAACCGATTGACTATCTGGTATATGCTAACATTAGAAGGTATATGAATAAGGACACTAAATGCTGCTGACCATCGCTGAACACAGTTGCCACGGCATGTGATTGTTCTGTCCCCACGATTAGGACGAGTATTAAGAGATTACATAAAGAGGGTTTGATTGAGATCATTAAGAGGAAAGGCCAGTCAGACATGTATCGTTTCAAGGAATTGCTCAAGAATTTCGAACGGTTTACTCCGGAATTCCTTGATAATAAGAAGATAACTCCCGAAGAAAAGGCCTATTTAATAGGCCTGCACTCGCAATCTTTTAAAAGCGAGGATTACGCAGTTACCACATACTCCAATCAGGAGATTGCAAACAATCTGAACATCCCGTTAAGAACCGTTCAGAACTATAATAAGTCTCTGCAGGAGAAGGAGATTATGACTGAGATAGCCACTTCCTTGACGGATGACGCTGGTTTCAACATTCCTGCCAAGGCGGTTGATATGCATAAGATTGGACAGGCCATTCTTTACATTAATAAAAGGGTTGATAATCATGAGGACAGAATCACCAATCTGGAACGCATGTTGGAAATGGCTCTTCGGGAGAATAAGAACTTAAAGAAGGAGAATGAATTATTGAAGGTTTCCAAGGATGTAAATTTTGAAAAAGAGTATGAATTTTAGATAATTATTTTGTTTTTGTCAATTTTTTTCACTATATTTGCGCGAACTATAAATACCTTGATATGAACTATAAAACTGACAACAAGATAATAAAACTGCAACGGGCGGGCAAGGTACCCGAAGTGGAGCCTGTCCAAACGCAGAGAGACAATACATCAGTCAAGATTTTCCCTATCGATACTGGCCAGAGACGTATAAAATTCAAGAATGATAAACAATCGGAGGAGATATTGCACGAGATACTTGCCGAAGCAGCCTCCAAATCCGATGGTCGTGCCAGTGGAAAATTCAATAAAGATTTACCGCTCCAGACGGAACATCCAGAACTGGCGGTATTATTTGCTCCCGAATTCACGACATATGGTGCGTTAGGCGGCGCTGCCAGGATTGCTGGTGGCTTGGCCGCCAGTAATGTTGCGTCCAATGCTCTGGGTAAAGCCGGAGATTGAGTAGATAGTAAGCTTGCCAGTAATTTTGTCGGTCCGACGATGCGTATCGCCGGAGGACTTGGTGGTTATGTACTAGGCTCTGGTGCTGTAAATCCCCTGTTAAGATCTGCCGCCGGAAATGGTATTACAATGGGAATACCAAAAGAAACGTTTTCCGATTTGAGAGGGCAGTACTTTAATAAAGTGTATAATAAAGCTCCGAAACCCGCTGACAATAAGTACATTGACCGTACAATAGATCATCTGTTCATGGAAAATCCTGAACTTAGAAAGATTGGATCGAAACAGATGTATAGACAGTATTATGATACTGTTTTTCCTGCGTCTAAGGTACAGATACCATATGCACATGGTACGAATTCCGATTTGTCGGAAGGTTTGTCCAAATCAACAAAACAAATAAACACAGGTGCTCCGGAAACACTAGGACGTAACGATATGTATTTCAATCTACAGCCAGAAACGTCGCTGCAATATGTTGACGGAATCGGAATTCCTTTTGGACATTGGAATAAACGAGTGTATTGACCGCTGAAAGAAATCCTTGGTAAACCATATACATCGGACGCCTGGAAAACTCAACCAATTACTTCTGCGACATTGCGGGAAAAGATTCCGAACAGAGCTGGAAAGTTCACAAGAGATACTGGCGGGACCAACGGCAAATGGTTATCCGAATATAAGGCTGAATTTGGAGCTGGAGATAAATCAAATGCAGATTTCTTGAAACAGCTTGGTGTACGGGAAGGGGAAACATTCAATGACTTTGTCAACAGGAACAGGAAGATATTCTCTGATATATACAATTCCGGAAAATATAACGGATTGTATCATGTAAAAGTAGATGCTTCTAAACCTCTTAAAATCAATGGTGGGAACACGTATTATTCCGAAAGAGGTATATGAGATTTAATGAAAAAGAAGGGAGCTGATGTACTGTTACACAATAACGCCGATAATGAATTTGGTTCGGATGTACTGGTTGTTCCCGATGTAAATCCAGAGCGAATCCAAATCCTGGGAAGTAAACCCGATGTGGAAAAGTTCAAAGATTTCGTTGGGGGACATTTTCAGTATAATGAGCCGGGCATCAAGTTCTCCGTTTACGGAAATCCGTATAAAGACGATTTATTCAAAGGACATTATGTATCGCTCAATGATTTGGCCACTTGAAAAAAGCTAATGAAGAATAGTTATATGGACGTTCTGTTGGGAAAAGAACCGGCATTGCCAGTATCCGAAGATTACCTTGGGACAACATTCCCAGTAAGCGATAATTCAAAACAACTACTGTTGAACACAACTCTTCCAAGATTACGCAGAAACGGAAGAAATATTTCGGACTCCGAATTTAATGATTTGATTGACATAACATATAACACGTTCCCTAATAAGACGTTCGATGCTGCAGGATTAAATAGTAAAATAATTGGATTTTATGATAAGAACGCGGCTACGGGTAAAGACTATGTTGCCATTAAGGGCTCTGAAAATCCAGAAGATGTTATTCCGCATGAACTGAGACATCTTGTAGATCAACATTTACCATTAACTGATAAAGAAAAGGGATTTCTCATAGATGCGTATGGAAACGATTTCTTAAATTTACGCAACGAATATGATGTGTTTAAAGACATGAGTGACCTTGGAGGAGAAATGGTAACACTTAATGCTGATGCAAGAGAAAAATTATTGGGGAATTATAAAAGTAAAAAGATTTCCATTGATCTACAAGATAAGATTATAGATAAGGTACCTGATGAGAAAATAGTGGAATCGATTGAGAACGCAAGTGGATATGGAAAGAGATTTGTAGAATCTTTAAGAAACAAGAATTTGTTAACTCCCGAAAGAATAAAATCGTTTAGAGAAGCTATGAAATATGTTGGTGCCGCAGCTCCTATAGGACTAGGTACAGCTACGATTTCTAAGGAAAAGCGAGGCGGAATCCTAAAAGGACAGGAAGGCCTTTCCGTTAGAAAACAGAACATGATTAAAGAAGGTGAGGATTGGCTAACTCATTGATTGATTAACAGAAAGGGTTTGCTCGATAAAAACATTCAGAATCTAAATACTCATCTCACGACGGAAACGGATCCTACGGGTTATGTATATAGTACCTATTATCCCAGTTTAAACGAGGAATTGTCCAGACAACTATCCCAATTATACAGAACAAGCTATAAAGATACTGGATATAGTTCATTCAGATCCGGTTCTACTGGAAATGTAAGACATGTTGAATCGGAGGATCAATTGAATTGATGGTCTGGTTTATCCTATATCGCTCCAAACGGCAGAACAGACATACAACGCCCTCCTAGATATAGAGACAATCCTGAAATTAAAATATATAAAGGTAACTGACATCCGGGCACTATCCTTCACGAACAAAGTCACGCTCTCGGTGGTGCGCCACAGGAAGTGCAGATACGTGACTTTATGAAAAATGGAGACTATCTGTCGAAGAATGCTTTCCCAACGGACCGTGCCGATTATTGGGATCATCCCACCGAAATTTATTCGAGGAGAAATGAGATATTAAAACAATTCGGAAAATCTCCGCAATATAAGTATTCTAAGGACGACCTTGATGTAATGCGAAGAACTGTTAAAGATAAAGATAGTCTGAAAGTAATGTTTTTGGACAGATATACGGATGATTTTCTATTACATCTATTTAATGATGTGGCCTCTAATTTTAGTAGGACGGTTACACCCGATATGATCAGAAATGGCGGTAGATTTAAGAACCCATTACATAAATAAAACAAAAAATCCCGGGCATTGCTGCTCGGGATTTTTTATTATCTATAGTCGGCTTTGTGCGCCCATATTCATCTCACGAAATCTTGCATTCCTTTCGGCAACTTTGAAAGATCTTCTCCGGGTTCGTACATAGTTAACGCCCAGTGTGTAGATGGGGCACTGAATCATGTATATCCCAGTCTTCTTTGTAAGTCTGTAGCCATACCATCATACCTAACCGGATCCGCACCGGTTTTTAATCCTTCAATCTGTTCTAATCTATGAACATCTTCAAGAGACGGACGTTCCGCATTCTGGTCTACAAAATCGAAATGCATTTGCTGAATTTTATCAGACACATCTGTTTCAGCCTTATGTAATTTATAGTATTCTTCATCCGGAAGCCAATCGTGTTCGGCAAGATATTTATCAGCAACACCATTCTTCGCGTTATATTCTCTAAGCAACGCTTCCAGTTCCTCCGAGAACTTCGAATCTACACCGTGCTGTGTGTAATAATCGTGTACCGCTCTATCTCCAGTAAAGACTTTTGCGCCCTTCGTACTGAAACGCAAACCATTATAGTTCGGGAAGAACGTATCCATTGGTTCCAGATTTATCGGTGCGGCAACTTTTCGAAGATTCCCATACGGGAATAAGAGGGTGGTGGATGCTGAATCTCAACTACCGCCGCTGTTTCCAGTTACAGGTTCGTTTATGGTAAAGTGAACCGAAGCAAGACGTTTCGATACTTCTGGTGATTCGAGAGCGAAACTGTCGCCTTCAATCGGCAAGTATGAATTCGACCTATTGATTAACGATATCGGAATGTGATGTCTTGGTGCCGGTTGATTTCTCTCACCTCTAGGTGTTCCGGCTAATTCAGCATCGCTTATCGGTCTGCTCATTACTTTCGCCCGCGGATCTCAGTGATATGTTGTCGCCGCTTCTTGTGGTGTAGGTTCGAATTCCTTGGGAACCACATACTTCATCCAACCAAACGTTTTGGTTAGTGGATTGTATTGCATCTGTACGGTATTTAGCTTCGGATCTGCTAAGTCCACTGCACCTGTCAATCGAGTTGGATAGTCTGAATTGACGTTTCCGATTGCTGATTTGGACGGGACCACATCGTTTATTCGAGTGGTAATTTCACCTTTCGACCAGAACGGATTGTTTCTCTGCCATCATAGAAAATCTTGATCGACACGGCGTAACGGATCCGGACGAGGCTTCATTACAGTACCATCCATATTTGGCGGGCCTATGTGTACTAAGGTAGGATCTTTTCCTTCGGTTTTGAACTTACCGAGATAGTATCTGATATTGCTGTTTCTTGGATATTCCAGATATTCGGTACCATCGACTGTTCTGTGCATAACGCCTTGTATTACAGGTCTGCCGTAACTATAACCTTGTCCATCAGGAGCGGCATAGAACGTCTTACGTAACGACTTGTTTATAGGCTTCGATGTATCGTAGAAGTCAATATATCCTGTTTCTGGAGTACTGCTCGGAGCTATTTGTAAATCCTTGAGTATCTCTGGATCACCAAGTTGAATTCTATCACCTAATCACCGACTTGCAGAAGCTTTAGCTTCATCCATTGTTATCGGTTCCGATAAATCGACTGACGGTTTGTTTTTGAACGCGTTCTCATAAACATCATAGTTGGAATAGTTCTCCCAGCCCTTGTTAGGAGTCTGGATTTTTGCCCTTCCTGCAGTATTATTAAGATATTGTGTCCTTAAGTTATTGAATTCCATATTGCTGGCGGGAAGATTGACTCCCTTTCCGGCAGCTCACTGCAAACTTTTCTTTGCTCCAGAAGCACCAAGTATTACTCCGGACAACGTTCCTAGTTTCTGGAAATCCAGGAACGGATTGGATGTTCCCAATTTATTATCTACTCATTTTCCAGCCTGATTCAGTCCTTCCGCACCTACAGCACCACCGACAAGTTCTCCAGCGGTAGTCAGATATTTCTTTGCCTTCAGGCCTTTTAGGAGTCAGTTTCCACCGGCAAGCATAAGACCTTTGTCGGCAGCTCATTTAAGTGTGTTTAATGCACGTACGGCTTCCTGTCCTTTGGCAGTGTCCTGTGCTCATCATGTCAGAGCGTTTCGTTTCTTACCATCGCCTTGGGTAATATAGCCCAAAGAGTCCGTGAAGGCTGCCTCTCTTTCTCTTTGGGCCTGTGTTTCCCATGCACGACGTATCGAATCTTCAGGATTGGGCATTGTTGTTCACGCATTTTGCAATTTTACGACACCGCCGTCCTTAAACTTGTATTTCATGTTATTTTACAATTAAACTACCAGGATTCTCACCACCATATAATATACCAAGTCCGCTGAACACATTGGATGGTGTACCAGAAATCTTTTCTGGAACGAATGTTGCAATTCTCGGAGCATAGTCATTGGGATAGAATTTCAGGCTTTCTCTTGTAAGGGCTTGCTGATCGACGGTATTTCCGACAGGAGCGTGCCCGCTTATGCTAAATATACCAGTTCCGGGTTGATATGGTCCGACAACACCTGTAGGATTAGGCATCTGCCATCTGTTGAACGATTGCTGTTCGTAGATATGTTTTTCCGGAGTAGGAACGCGCACAGGCGATTCGACTGGTGGCGGTACGAAGACCGGAGACATAACAGGACGGAATGGTACGGGATTGACCGGTACGGCAGGAATATTCTTATCCGGCGCAATCCATCTGGTCGCATTTCCAGAAGACTGGTTACCAAACGTACCTTTAGCGCTAGCGTTCGGTTGGTATCCGCCAACATGTCCTGCACGAACTGTGCCAGTTTTACCAACACCTTTTCCACCAGATGTATACACAGTACCGAAAGTTTGATTACCGGGCTGCATTTGTACCTGTCTTTGCATACCAGTGGTACGTAAGGCATTCTGCATCATTCCGCGTCCATTCTGAGCCACATACCGTATCCAGTTCGGAAGATTTCTTAATGCAGCACCACCAGCGAGTCCTGTACCAGCGTCAATCATTATAGATTTTCCAGGGTTCTCCTGCGCATATCGTGTACCCATTACAGGTGTATAATCTAACAAATCTCCAATTCCATATTCATGTCTTCCAGATGCAGCATCATTTACATATGCCGCGCCTTTTTGCGAAGCAAGAGCGAGACCGTAGCCTATAGGATCTGTCATGGCCAAACCTGTGTTGAGGCCCGCATTAAAGATAGTGTGTGCGGCTTTGTCAGTAGTATTTGTAATCATCTTCTGATACACAGCGGTCTTATATACCTTCGGTACCTGATCAAACTTTAACTTACCTTGTCTTACAGCCAATGCATACTTATTAATCAAATCCTGTCCAGTCTCTCCGAACTCTGTATAGTCCTGAGGTGCCTGTGCAGTAACCATTGACGGTTGCAATCTGTATGGATCTGATATGTATAACTCTGCGCCAGGATTTATCATTGGCAATTGTTCTCTGGACATAGGGTCGATTCCGTTCCAGTATAACAGGTCATTAAGATTGAGGCCGTTATTGTTAGCAATGCTTATCCAGGAATCGCCTTTTCTTACTTTGTATTTTCCCATTATTTAACATTATTTAATTAATTTAATCCAGACGCTTATTATAATCCTCTGGAACTCTTCTTTCTTAGTTTATGTCGTTATGATATCCACATAATTTCTTGCAAATATAGAAAATATTTTGCATATCTCAAAATTTTTTTGTATATTCGCGGCGATATAAAATTTAAATTTAAAACTAATAACATGAAATATTTTTTAATTGGAATTATTGTCGTTTTGTGCCTGATAATCAGCATCATGGCTATCAAGTGGCCCAAAACTATAGAAATATTAGATGTTGCGCCGGAAGAAGACTCTCCCAAGAATCGTTGATTAAAACTTCAGAACGAGGGTGGTAAATACGTGCGTTTAGAAAATGGAAATGTTAAACTAAAAATTGTAAAGTAATATGCCGGAATGATTAAAACGTCTTCTTGGAGAGAAATCACAAGAACAAATCGGTAATGAAGTAGCTAGAGAAATTTTGGACCAAAATAAAGCGGCACAAGCATATGCAGGGAAGCCACAAGGTGACCCCTTAGTAGATGAACATCCTGGCTATTATCTGGCTTTTGGTGCCGCACAGCCCGGCGGTATACTAACCAAGGCGATGGCTCCCTATGTATATAAGAATGTGGTTTCCGGTCTGCAAAATGGAGAAAGTGCGTTAGAAGCATTTGCTCCCGGATTTAAGAAAATTAAAACCTTTGGAGAATTAGGGGATTTAAAAAAGCGAATGGAATTTGCGGAAGGCATCAATAAACCTGTCGACGCTTCCAAAAATGTAAGGCAGGGAAAAAGACCCAGAGTTAAAGCGACGACTGAAGAACCACCAACAGCGGTTAAGACTTTCACACAAGATGTTGTGGTTCCAGAGCATACAGAATTTAAACCGTATTATATAAAAAGCGGAGAACCAGTTAGTTTATCGGCCAAACAGCAAGCACAGAAAGCAGCGGATGTAAAAACCAACCAGATCTATTTGGCCAGATACCTGCAAAGATTGGCTAATGAACGGGGAATTAATACTACAGCCAGACATAGAAAGGCTATGATGAAAGCCATAGAAACAAATCCTGCCGCATCCGCACCGCCCGCTTTGGGTCCCGGAATGGTTCCATATAGAACAGGATATACAAGAGGTGTACCTGTAACGATAGTGGATCCTCAAACACATATTTCCAAGACTGTGTATCAAGGTGGTGAGCAGAAGATGTTTATGGGAGAACCCCTTGTCGACTGAATGGAAGCTGCAGATAAACAGTTTGGTCCGCACTCTACCGTACTACAGTTAGAAAAGCCGTTGAAAGCTGCAAATAATTACTGGGAGGCTTCTAAAGGTTCCCAGTTAGGCAAATGGACCGCCGGTTCCGCCAATATCCAAATGTTGAGCGAAGGATTGGAAAATGCGGCAAGTCTGATTAAGAAGGCGGGTGGTGTTCTGTCTGCTAAATCCGGAATTCACATCAAGAAGGAGAACCGTGGTAAATTTACAGATTATTGTGGTGGAAAAGTCACTTCCGAATGCATTGCTCGTGGTAAGAATTCTTCCAATCCAGCAATACGCAAGAGAGCAACTTTTGCCGCCAATGCAAGAAAATGGAAACATGAGAATGGTGGAGTCATTATCCCCAATTGAGTATACGAATTAATTAGAAATAAGTAAAATGTGAGACGAACTTGATTACACAAAAATAAATCCTAAAGCTACCAAGGTATTCGAATACATAAATTCGGAATTACAAAAAGCTGGATATGGTGTATATCAAAGGGCCGCGATCTTAGGAAACATACAACGTGAATCTAGTGGAAATCCACTCGCTATCAGTTCAAACGGATTATGGCACGGCCTAATTCAATGAGATTCGGATAGATATAGGATTGGAAGCAATGATAGAAACGCCGAACTCAAAAGACAAACAGCGGTATTATTGAACGAACTGGAAAAGAAGGGCTGGAGCGGTCGTACTTGGCGGGACCAAGTTGCGAATTCAGACGCTTTCAAACAGGCTGATTCCTTAGAAAGAGCTGTAGAAATCTTTACTCGTAGGTTCGCACGTCCGGCGAACGTGGACTCTGAAATTCAGAAGCGTTTGGAATATGCCAAGTTGGGAATGGTTCCAATCCCAGAAGATCCGGAATATGATACGAAAGCTGCTATAAGGGAACTTCCTCCGGAATTGATCGATGCTTGAAGACAAGATCCTGAAAAAAATCATCTGCCGAGTGGATATACGGACGAAAAAGGAGACTGGCATGGGCTTAAGAGTGTATATCATCCAAGTTGGGGAGAAGAAGTGAAATGACAGCAAGACCCTAAAAATTTAGAAGAAATGTTACATTATTCTTATCCAGAAAATCATGTTTCGAAATTCTTAGTATATAAAGGATTTTATGCAAATGGAGGAAGTTTAGTTTATAACATGTTTGATGCAAGTACATCACCATCAACGGAACTTCCCGATGAAACTCCACCGTTGGTATTTGAAAAGATGGATTCTTTTCCTGTCGAATCCGTATCAGCGTGGGATGTTGACGATTTTAGTAGAAATTGACATTATACAGTTCCTGAACAAAAAGATAGAGGCGCTGTTGAACTTAAACAGCAAAACATGGACTTAGGTAATATGAAGGAACTTATCGATCTTATGGCCGAAGAAGGAATTTCGTTCAGAATCACTTCTGTGTCTAGACCTGGTGCGAGAACAAGTACCGGTAAGGTTTCTCACCATGCGCACGGTAATGCAATGGATATCACGCCATTGGCAGGACAGTCATGGGATGAACTGCTTTCCAAGATATATGGTAGTCCAAGAGTATGTGCTTATCTGAGGGAACATAGATGAGGCATACTCGATGAAAGAAGTAAAGAGATGCAAAGACGAACTGGAGCTACGGGTGCTCATTTGCACATTGGCCCAGACGGCAAAACGATTTAATAAGAACTATATATGGAATTTAAAAAGAAAACAATCATCTGGGAAGATAATAACGAACCACCGAAAAATTACATCTGGGTAAAATCGGATGGTAAGATGTATGAGTATAGTTATATAGAAAAGGCCTGAGTTGAATCTGGAGCTGTATCAGGTAATACTAATAACGAAGAAAATAGTGGCGAAGGAAATAACGACAATGAAGGCGCGGAAGGTAAGGAAGTAGGTATCGATTACGATTTCCTAATGGAAGCCAAGAGACTTATAGAAAACTCTTTCAATCATACATTTACTTCGGACGATGTTTATCCGGTTGACCAAACTAGTTACGAACCGGGGGAAGAAAATGTTGTTACTTTAGGAGATAAAGACACCGCTGAATATATGACCTGAGCTTACGATGCAGATACAAACACACCATATATTATATATCTTAAGAATAAAGAATTAATTCTGCTCTCACAAATGATAGGTCCGTACGACACTTCTGTTGGTTGAGTTGACTTGGGACTACCATCAGGTAATTTATGGGCAGATATGAATGTTGGTGCGAAGGTTTCTACAGCCAGTGGCCCATTTTTCTATTTTGGTATATGCAACCCTATAAACGAGTATTCTACAACTGGAGCAAATGCATTATGGCCAAATCCAGATGTGCTATACGCGGAGATGTTTGGGGCTCCACAAAAGAATGATTTCGAAGAACTGATTAGTGGAACGATACAAACCGTTGAAACAATAGACAACGTGGAGGGTATATTATTTACATCCAAAGTTAATTCAAATTCCATCTTCATACCATTATTAGGATATTATGAACCAACTGGAGCAACTGGCGACGAATTTAGAAGCAATGGTACAAGACTTCATACGGCTACAGAAGATGGACAATATGTATATTATGTACAGCTTAGAGTTGAACAAGGTGAACCTGAGATTGGTATAAATTTAGGATATACAAATGGCGCATGTACTGTTAGACCATGTAAACATACTTCTTCGGTTGTTTGGCCATGAACCATAAGTGCTGCAGACGACCCCACCCCGATAAAATCTATGTAATAAGACTTTAATTATATTATGAATAATCCTAAACAAATATTATGAATTGACTTAAATAGCATACCTCCGAAAAACTATCTGTGGCTGAAAGAAGACGGTATATATACCTATACCAATGGCTGAAAGAAAACGAAAGTTTCTGAAAAAGTAGAAGGTATCGAAGAATCTTTAGGTGAATCCGCAGATCCAAAACAGATATTGTGGGGAGATCTTAACTCTGTACCACCAAGAAATTATTTATGGAACAGAAAAGACGGTATATACAAATGGTTTGGTGACTCATGGAAAAAATATTGGACACTTAAAGATGTAGATGGAGAAGAGGAAGAAGAGAATCCTTATGCAAAAATGCCATTTACTGCAGAATTTATTGTAGGTGGACGTGTATGATGTATAACAAAAGGAAATCCTGTGGAATATTCAATAAACGGTGGTGAGTGGACATCGGAATTCGACTATAGTACTTTTGTCGTTGAAGATGGAGACGTCGTACAGTTCAGAGGAACTGGCAGTAGTTATGCGCAGGGTAACGGATTTACGTTTTTACATGATGAGCGTCGTACCGGAATTCGATTTAATCTTAAAGGTAACATCATGTCACTTATTGCTGGAGAAGATTTCGAAAATGCAGATGGTTCAGAACTTGGAGCAGGCGCTTTCAACAGCATGTTTTATAATAGCGAGAGTGTTGTAGATGTAAGTAATCTGGTTCTTCCGGCCACGGTACTACCACAAAGTTGTTATAATAGCATGTTTTATCAGTGCCCTAATCTAGTGGATGCTTCTTTTGAACTGCCAGCTACGACATTATCGAAGTATTGTTATATCAATATGTTTCAAGGGTGTACAAATCTTGTCCACGGACCTAAGTTTACTATTGAAATTCCAGGAGATACCTGTTGCAATAAAATGTTCTACGGATGTTCTAATTTAGAAGATGTAAACGTTAAATTTGCTCCGACCGTTATATCAAGCTGTTATCTCAGTATGTTCGAAGGATGTACGAATCTCGTTATGTCTCCGGAACTACCTGCTACAGCTTTAACCGGTGCATATAGCTGTTATTATCAAATGTTCAAAGGATGTTCTAAGATAAATCGTGTGAAAGCTATGTTTATTTCTGTAGATCCACATCCGAGTTCATTTATGTATGGTTGACTTACAGGTACTGCTGCGAACGGAGTATTGATAAGAAATCCAGAAGCGGTATGAGATCCGACAAATGAATTCATTGTACCTTCAGGATGAACGGTACAATCTGCATAAAAACAATAAACCCCGACCATTTGGCCGGGGTTTTCTATTTTAATCACCTACGTAGAAGAAAAATACGTAAAAATCATCATTATCTTTTATAATATAACTGCCGTTGCTACGATTGCTTCAATTATAATATTCCTCGACTGGTGTTCTTCAAACGACATGATTTTCACTAAGATCCTGAGGTGGATCATTTATCTTTCACGCAAAGAAAATGTATTTTTCTGGTTCCATATTTTCATCGAATGTACTAATGTCTACGAGATTCCATCAGTCATCCACTCCAGTTTGGTATACGGACGAATAATATGCAGCTTGTGTAACATAATCTGGAATATCTTCTGCGGGATCAATATAGCTATTCATATCTCAAACATAGTGGTTTGCATCCATAACAAGTATTTTATCGGGAAGAACGCCTGTGTTACCATTTGTACCCCAGAAGTTTTCTAACTTATATTTATTACGATTATATTTAATACCTGTAGCATCGGAAATACAACTGACGTGCGGTTCCACATAATTCGAACTGACTCTAAAACTACTTTGTTCTGCCTCTGAATCGAAAGTTTTTAAATGTTTCATATTATATACCTAATATTCTATAAGCAAATTCAAAATATCATTTTAACGGATAGTCTAAATCAACGTCGCGAGTACGATGTTGTTTATATCCCAATCTATACAATCTATTGTGCGTTCTTCATTCCGCAATCAAACTAGTGTAACTTCTTTTGAATGCTTCACATTCTGGATGCTTGTGTTGGATTGCGTATAAAATCTCTGCCATATCGGCACGAGATTTTATTTTGTAACTATCCTTTATCTTTATTTTATTGGAGGTTACAACGCATACCATGTCATCAAATACTTCCATTATACAGTGAGCATTTTGACTTCTTTTCTTTGAGCACCATATCTATTCTTTAATCCGATGTGCACCCACTGCGAAGTCTTAGATTTCTCTAACAATAGTTGATCCCATTGCTTATCTTTGATTCATTTCTGACAGAATGTCTTAAATTCCTCCATTTTTCCATTCTGAGGAACTAGGTCTGCAGCATATCCAACTAAGTGTGCAGAAGTAGTAGAGCCACCAACAGCACGATTTAGTTTAGCACACCGATAACCACTAGTTACGATGATAGGGCTTCCTCATGCAGCACGTAATCCATCTAAGAAGTCCATCAACTCATTTAGATGCGTTACAGCACTTGATGGCGGAACATTTGTAATACCTAATTTCTTTGCGGTATCGGACGCGTACATTTCTCTAAGTGTAAAATATTTTGCCATTATTTTTTAACTCCTTTAAATAAATATTTTAATCATGTAAATCTCTTTCTTTCATCTAAATAAGTCGGATTTTCTTCATTGAGATAACTCTCCTGTTCGAAACTTATACTTTTATAGGGCTTGTATCCCAGTAACGCTCACGGTAATTTGAAAATTCATTCCAGCACATACAATGGATAAAATAAGAAATATCCGAAGAATCCCAATCCGAAGTCTCTACTTTGCGCTTGATGGATGCTTTCGTGATTATACACATTTGCTTTAATCGGATAATTCTCAAACTCCTTCCTGATAACCATGTAGTCAAATAAGGTTATTGCATAATAACCTTTAAATGGGATATATTTTGAAAATATAACTTTTAGCGGTTTCATAGCATTGTACTTAAATATTTGTGCAAAAATACTAAAATAATTTTGAATTACAAAATTTTTTTGCTATATTTGCGCCGATAATATCGGATAAATGTGTTTATAAGAAAATGAATGTTTAACTTTAAACTTTTGATATATAGATGATTGAATGAGGAACTGTTGTTCTTGCCGTTATTGGAACGTTCAGTGTGAGCGAGATTATTCATCTGTTCACTATAAGAGAAACCAAACGCGGCATGAAGCTGGATAATAAGCAAAAAGAGGATAGTAGATGGGAGCACTTGGTCGATCAATTGCAAGATCAAGTCGAAAGACTCCAGGCCCAGAACGAAAAGAAAGACGAGGCTCTTGCCAACAAGGACGGACGTATAATCGAATTGAGTGACAAAAATGCTGAACTAAGGAACAAATTAGATGAGGCAAACACAAATTTAGCGAAAGCAACACTCTTAAAGTGTACAAGACTCGTCTGCGATCGGCGCAAACCCCCACTTGGTTATACGGAACTTAGCCCGGAAGAAGTAATCACAGAAAAACTGGACGTCAGCGAAGAATAAATAGATTATGTTATGTTAATGATTATGTTATATGCCTAAAGCTCAAAATATAGAAGAAAAATATATTAATGGAATTCGAGTTGACAAGGAAGATGAATTATGTGCATTCAATGACGAAAAGCATCTCTATTTTAATAAACAAACTGGTGAAAAGTACACATCGGTCACGCAGTTAATTTCGCAATATTCGCAGCCATTTGATGAAAATTTCTGGAGTGCGTATAAAGCTCTTGAAGAAATGGTCGATTGCGATAGATGATCGTTCTTGAAACCAAAGTTACTTGCTACAAAGCAATTTTCCAGTAAAACATTAGATTATATTGTTGAAAACTATAATATTAATCGCGAAGCGTTTCTTCTAAAACAAAACGAAATAAAATTAGAATATAAAGAAAAACGAGATACGGCATGTGAAAGAGGTACAGCCATACATTTGGAAAAAGAATTGCAGATGTATGGCTCACATACCTTCGATTTTGAACCATATGGTTTCAAAGGATTGAAGGGTTCGTTCACATGCATCCAGAATCACAACATTCTTGATTTAGATAAAGGTGTCTATCCTGAATTTCTGATATCAGCTACATTCGAAGATTTAACTCTGGTAGGACAAGCGGACCTATTAATAGTAGATGGAAATGATGTTTATATTGGCGACTATAAATCGAATAAAGAAATAAAGAAAACTTCTTATTTCGATAAAAAAAGAAAGAAGTATCAAATGATGAAAGCTCCCATAAACAATCTCATGGATTCTACCCTTGTTCACTATCAATTACAGTTAAGTCTATATGCAAGAATGCTGCAGCAGAGAAATCCGAAATATAAGATTAAACAATTGCAGATTATTCATATAGATCATGATGGCAACCAATCCTTATACGAAGTCCCTTATTTAAAGGAAGACGTGGATAGACTTATCAAGGACTTTGCAAAGAAACAGAGAAACAAGAAGTTATTAGATAGGAATACGCCTTATATTATATAATATGGAAGAATTTATAGAGGCTCGTTTGGCTATATGCAGAATGTGCCCAATAATGAGGATGACCGAAGATGGAATGAAATGTGACGATAGAAAATGAATCAGTCCTGATGGTACGAAAGGTTCGTTTTTTGTACATCCCGGATGAAAAAAAGGCTGTGGATGTATATTAAGTCGTAAAGCTCGTAATCCCAAAAATCATTGTGTATGCGGAAAATGATAAACTGAATCGGCCGAGTTATTATTGGATGATGAAATGTAATCATGCAAAAGGAAACTCCTGAAGCAAAAAGAAGATACGAGATTTGCATGAAATGCGATAGTAAGATAAAGATCGGGAAGAACGAATGGATATGTTCCGAATGCGGATGTTTTCTCCGTGCAAAAACGCGTTCTCCTAAAGAAAAATGTTTAAATGAAAAATGATAATGAATATACCTAATGGTTTCGAGCAGCTTGTTAAGAATACAGCTGATGTTATTGTAGAAAAAAATACTGAGGATATCTGCATGGATGAGGTTTATGTGACACCCGTTAATGCGAATGTGTTGATACAACCTTATAAGACGAATCCTTATAGACATATAGAAACTACTGAATCCGGCTTAATCGTCGGTATAGAAAGTAGCAAAACCTATAAATCAAATGAGACTGGAGAGATTGAACAGAATAAACAAGTAATTAAATGTGGAAAGGTTCTGGCTATCGGTCCAGCATGTAAAAATGTTAGAGTTGGAGACGATGTTTATTATACAACTTATTCTGAGACGGTTATTCCGTTTAGAAAAAAAGGTTGGGTTATGACAGGTGAACAGCTCATTATATGTAGAATTAGTAAATGTAAAAAGTATGAATGGTTTGAACGAGTCGTACGTTTTCTTTTCCCCAGGAGATTTGGTCACCGTACGGCATAATGTTGATAATAAGCCCATTATGTGGGTAGTAGAGAAGTCAAGTCGAAATATAAAGAATTCCGCCACAAACGAAATCGAACCAATCTTCCAAGGCATGAAATGCCGGTGGTTTAATAAAAACGGCGATATACAAGAAGGAATTTTCAACACGAAAGACTTGATGTTAATAAAAGAATAAAATATAAAATATTATGTTTGAAAATCCTTTAAATAAGTATGCTGCTGGTGGAACCACAATGGCTGAACAACAAGCTGAGGAAGATTTCATCAACGCGATTGCTCAGCAGTTAGGACAAAATCCAGAAGACGTAAGGGCTAGATTTGAAGAGATAAAATCCAATCCTGAAGAATCGCGACAGCTTCATGATGCGGTTCAAGTAATGCAAACCGATAAAAAGAAAGGTGTGCAGTTAATTGTTAATTTATTTACGCAAACGGCTTCTGCGCAACCTACTTCTATGCGAGACGGCGGAAAATTCCGCGACTTTATTTGTAAGCATGGAAAAGGTGGAAAGGCCGATTGCGGATGTAGCCCAAAAGAAAAACTTGCTGGAATGGAAAATGGAGACAAGATTGAAAAACATCAGAACTCCAACGGCGTTATAGGAAAACGCAGTGTATCTAGTGGTAAGTTTGATGTTCCATTCTTAGCTTATATGAAAGCATATTTTAATTCTAAGAGAACTCCGACTGTAGGTGCTGCTATGAATAGAAAATTTGGTCATGCGACACAGAACGGAAACGAATATTATCTTGAACAAGCCAGTATTAATGGTACTTCTGCTGATACTTGGGTAAACGTAACTCCTAAAAAAGATACGATTATCATGCAGAAACTTCCTTCCGAACATCTTACTCCTCTGGATAGTTATGACCGCGAAGCAATTATGCAAAGAATGCGTCCAGATATTCAACGGGTTTCGTCCAAACAGGATGGGGGCAATGTCGATGTTTTCGGAAGAGTTACTCCATACCAGAAGCCTGTTTCTACAACGCCGATGGATTCCAGTAAAGTTACATATAATCCTTTATTTAAAGCATTAAATTTTAAAGATATTAATGGAAATGATGTATCGTGGAGTAGACTTCGTGACGGTTCTTATTCATATCGAAACGGTCCAGATATAATGTTCTTTAATCCAAATCAAGTAGACGGTTTTATTCCATTCGGAAAGTTTAAAGCTTGAAATGTAGGAACGACTGGTAGTACAAAACTCTCAGAAAAAGACCTTGCTGATTTACAAAATCTCGAAGCTAAAACAAAAAATAAAGCTAAATCTAAAGAAAACGGTGGCAAAGTAGAAAAAGCACAGGATGGAAGTATACTTGATTACTATACTAACAAGTGGTCTAATGATTTAAATAGAATTCGTTCTGGATGGAATAAGTTTAAAGATTCTGCTCCTGGTAAAGTTTGGGGTGCTTTTATACCAAACCCTAATTCTGAGTCTGGAATGCTAGGAGCTGCCGCACCAGTTGGCAAAATATCTTCATTAGGAAAAGCCGCTTCTAAACTCGACGATGAAGTAAAAGTTCTTGGATACTTCGACGAACTAGGAAATTTCATTAAGACGGAAGGTGACGATGTGATAAGAAATGCTGGAGATTATATGAATAAGACCAAATGGCCGGAATTTGAAATGCCGGAGTATAATCAACCAAATTTCATAGAAACGGATTATAGTGGAATTGATTTCAATAATATCACAATGCCTCATGCAAATCTAGAAGATTGACTTATTGGTGGTGGCATTACAGCAGCTTTAGGTGGAGCCGCGTATGCTGTAGCAAAAATGGCAGAATCTGAAACAAAAGATAAAAAAGAAAATAAATCTGGTTCCAAAAGCGCTGAAAAGAAACAGTCTGGCGGACTAATTGATTTTTATAAAAATAAATGAAGTAACGATTTTTTCGAATAAAGAGCGGCTTTAATCAGTTTAAAAATTCCGCAATGGGCAAAGTAATCGATGGGATGATTCCTAAAGATGCTACAGAAGGCTTAGGTCTAGCAGCCGCTCCTGGATTTATTATAAAAACTCTGCCTGACGGAAGTAAGATAAAAATCGTTAAAGAAGGTGTATCTGGAGCAAGTAAAAGAGCGAAAAGCCAGATGTCTAATATAGATAGATATATGAGTGGAAAAACGGATACACAACTAATGGCCGACAAAATTGCCATGTCAATGAGAGAACAAGGACTTCCTGTTGATGAACGGGAGATATTCACAAATGTTGCCAGAGGTAATGGGGCTATATATTCAAAATATCTAAAATAATGCAAATCTTTATATTCGATAATACAACAAACTCTCTTCGAATAGACGATTATAGCATATTATTAGTTAAGGAATTCGCAAAATTATGAGAACCAGAAAGAAATAAATGTAAGGAGGATAAAAAAGGCGAGCTGCGAATTCGCGCCTATAAGGAACTGACTTACATTTATTTGGTTCTTGATTTCAAAAGTCCTTATTTTAAGTATCTTGAAAAAGATAAACACGAAGCTGCTTTAGCTGATTCCGGTTTAACGGAAGCAGATTTAGAAGACGACGTTTTTCTTGCAGCATTTAGAAAATATAGGGAGATTCAGGAAGAAGATCCTATATTGGCACTAATTAAGACAGCGTATAATACGATTTATAAGATGAGAATCCATCTGGATAATATCGATTTCAGTGAAGTTGACGCTGATGGAAAACCAATCTATAAACCAAAAGACGTAATTGCTGACTTAACAAGTATTAGTAAAATAAGAACTGAATTGAAGACTCTTGAAGAGTTACATAAAACTAGTATGGAAGCAGAAGCTGCTGTGCGTGGTGGAGTTTCCTTAGGAATGTTGGACTAATATGGCTATTGATAAAGTTACAGGTACGAGGAAAAAAATAGTAAAGACCGTTCTGGAGGAACAAGAGGAAAAACGCAAGAAAGCCCTCCCGAAGTTCGATACTACCTACGAAGAAGAGTTAATTAAACAGCTTTTTGAAGACAAAAAACAGAAATTAGAAAATTATGTAGATGATTCAACTATTGGTTTAGAAGAAACAAATTATGCTGGTCCATTTGTACATCACGAAAGACCTAATGAAGAATGGGATGTACCAATTACCGAAGAGATTCAGTATTTTGATCCAGAGTTATCATACGAATTGACAGGTTATCGGCCTATCACTATGGAGAAAGGATTGGATTTCGACCCAACGCCGTTTACAGAAATGGCGGCAATCTATAATTCAAACGGAAAATATACAGATTTTCCTGAAGGAACTAAACCATATAGAGATTTTTGATTCGCGGAAATTGATAAGATGGTAAACGGTTATACTGTTGGAAAATACAGAATAACAGGGGATAATTATTATTTTATCAACTACTATAGAATGCAAACCATTCCAGAGGATAGAATCGCTGGTGAAGGTCGTGTGGAGAACTTTCCCTCGTTTCTTGCCAAACAATACGAATGGTTTCATTATGTGGAGATGGGCGAACGGTTACACATGGATGTCGGTGCTTTAAAGGCTAGAGGTACTGGTTGATCAGAGATGACTGCTGCGATGTCTGTCAGACCCTACACGACCAACAGTTCGTATAAGATACTTCTTACTTGTGAAGCTGACGATAAATTACAGCCGCTGCGTGATAAATGCTGGTTGCAGTTGGACTGATTGAATATGAATACGTGTGGAGGACTTAGGCACGTAAGACAAAAAGTCAATAACAATGAAACGAAACGTGCGTCTAAAGTAACTCGCGATAATCAAGAATTCGGTTGAATGTCTGAGATTAACTCTATTGTTGCAGATAATCCAAATAAAATCAGAGGACATCGTGTTGATAGACTCGTATATGAGGAAGCTGGTTCTAACAAGCAGCTTATCAAATCGTGGATTCAGGGTGCTGCTCTAACACAGTTGGGTGGTATACATTTCGGAACAAGAATTTTCTTAGGCACCGGTGGTGACGAAGTCGCTGTTGGTGGTATAGGTACACTTTTTACCAATCCGAAAGGTTTTGACGTATTGCCCTATAAGAACTATGACACTTATGATGGCAAACCAGAACTTACCGCATTCTTTGCACCCGCCCATAAATTTGCATTATCTAAAAAATATCTCGATAATCGTGGCGTTACCAATTGGCCGGAATTAAAGAAATATTACGAGGAACAACGTTCTAAACTTAGCGGAAAGGCGTACTTAGACGAATGTGCTGAGCACTGTTTCGTTCCAGAAGAAGCTTTGGCTAAAACTGGTGCGAACGTCTTTGATGCCGAACTGATCTCTCAACAGATGATGAATATTAAGATTCGAAATCTAGGAGAGAAGGTGACATCCATGCAGTTAGAATGGGATAAGGAGGCTCCTCGATATTCTAAAGTTAACGCTTATACATCCGGAGATTCAAAAATTCAGATAATTGAGCCTCCGCAGAGAGATCCGGATGGAAACGTATGAAAGAATTTATATGTAGCTGGTATAGATAGTATCGATATTGGTACAGATAATTCTGCAGAAGACGCGGATGTGTCCAATTTCTGCATTGTGATTAAGAAACGTGTTTTTGGCGATCAAGAACCGAAGTATGTTGCTTTGTATAAAGATCGCCCGAGAGATATTAGAGTTGCATACATGATTGCATTAAAACTACTCACGTGGTATAACTGTCAATGTATGCTGGAATTTACAAAAGTGAGTTTCCAGCAGTTTTTGATTGAGCGTAAAAAAGAAGGCTTACTTATGAGTAGACCAGAATATGCAGTATCTGCAAAGAATAAGAAAAAAACTACGAAACGCTTGATTGGTATTCCGTCAACAGAAGCGGTTATAAAACATGGACTGGAATTGATATCTGCATTCTTAAGTGACTATTATTATACAATATCTTATACAGAAATGCTTGATGAGTTACTTAAGTATACATATGAAGATAAAAGAAAGTTCGATATAATTGCTGCTATGTCGGCATGTGAAATTGGTGATGAAGCAATGTCCGGAATTACTCCTAAAAAAGTAGACGCTGTTACATCACAATGAAAAGATATTGGTTGGTATAGGGATGAACGAGGTTATTTGAAACACGGCGTAATCCCAAGTAAACAAAATTATTTATAGTATGCAAGAGCAAGAGGTTTATGAATTAATAAAAGAAACAACTGGTTACGAATATATTGGTAAGTTACGAATATTGAACGATGGCAATATGTGGCAGTTATTATTATATTTTGATAGAGAATATACTCCTACTGTATTCGCCATGGAAGGAACGGAAACCGAGTTTAAAAAGTTTCTTCGTCACGAATTCAAAACTCGTAAAATGGAAAAGACTCGTTACTATAAGATAGTTCGTGAACCTTTTGTCGATTTAACTGATTGGGACGATGAATAAAAAACAAGAAATAGAAAAAATAGACCTTTGTATTGCGGAATTAGTTTATGATAAAGTAGCGTTGCGAAAGGCATACAATTATTATCACGGCAAATTAGATGCCGAGCAATACAGAAGTATAGAAGAGAATTATGGAATTGGCGTCCCAACAAGTGTTGAGTTTATTCCATTAATGAAGAAACATATTGATGTTTTGGTTGGTGAGTATCTCGAAATGGATCCGAGCATGCAGGTTACATGTAAGGATGATGAGACTATTGCGAAGATTCAGAGAGACAAAAAATTAAAAATCGATACAGAAGTATATAAATATCTTCAAAAATATCTTCATAATGCGTTAATAGGCATTTTATTAGATGGAAGAGCGCCAATAAACGATCCGTTTGTTGAAAAAGAATTGGAAAGAATTAAGAATGATGTTGAAAATTCTTTCGAATCGGATTTCGAAATTGCCGCACAAAATATCTTAGAATATATAAGGCATAATAGAGATCTTGATGTAAAAAATAAATTAAGAGAACTTCTGACGGATTTATTTGTCGGAGGTTGCATGTACTGGCGGACGAAACCATCTGGAGGAAAAGACAATCTACGGTTTGATGTATTAAATCCTATAGACACGTTTATCGAACGTAATTCAAATGAGTTCTTTCTTAATAAATCCAGACGTGCTGTTATTCGTCGCTGGCTTACAAAAGATGAAATTTTTGAAGAATTTGGAGAGGATCTTTCTGACGATGCTGCATCCAAGTTGGAAAGTTACTATTCCACGCAAAATAGAAACGATCAATCTGTCGCCCATATTACAGTACCCAATGTAATGGAATCATACCTGGACGACGGAGAACGATCATCAAAAGCGGGACTTAAACCAGGTATTTTAGCAGGTTTGGAAGCACATCCGATTTGAGATAGAGAGGAATACTTTACAAGATGGCGAAACAAAGTTATTCCGGTGTATGAGTGTCAATGACTTGAATTCGATAGAAAAAAGAATAGGTCTGTTTTGCACGAAGGCGTTAAAATAGGTGATGACATATACGTAGTTCGTGGAGAACCAGACTATTATATTCGAAGTAAACACAATCCTCGTTCCTGTAGTTTGAACATAAACGGCATGTTCTTCAATGATAAGAACGGACAACCATTTTCTCTTATAGGTTCAACAATGGCTCTGCAGGAGAAATATAATCTACTCATTTACTGCAGAGATAATCTTATTGCCACTTCTGGCACAATCGGAGATTGGATTGATGTTGCAAGTCTACCAGCGTTCTTAGGGGTTGAATTGCCTGAAAGATTACAGAAATGGCAGGCATATAAAAAGAACGGAATGGCACTATACGATTCTTCTCAGGACGGCGCCCAATTGTTAAATACCACATTTAATGGATATGATGATACCTTAAAAGCACAAGCGATTCAGGCAATCCAGATTGCAATTGATTCTATCGAAGCCCAAGCATCTGCGATTTCTGGAGTATTTCCTCAGAAACTTGGCCAGATCCAAGAACGTGAGGCTGCATCAAATGTGAAGGTGGGAATTCATCAGTCCAGTTTGATTACAAAACAATACTTCTATGCAATGGATTTGGCGCAGAGAGAAATCTATTATGATTTACTTAATCTGTCCAAGTTCGTATTTAAGAACGGACTAACCGGTACAATTATTCTTGGAGACAAGTTAGTAAAAACATTCACAGCACTTCCAGAGCATTTCACAATGAGTGACTTTGATATCCATCTGTCCGATAGTTCTGATTCTTATGAAATAATGCAGACTGCCAAGCAACTGAATATTGAACTTATTAAGAACAATCAAGTTGATGTTGAAATGGCAATCGACATTATAACTGCAAAAAATGAAACTCAGTTACGTCGTAGACTGACAAAAGCAATACGACAAAAGAAAGCCGAGAATAATATGCTCGAGCAATTACAGCAACAAGTGCAACAGTATGAGTCTGATGCCAAACAGGCACAGAAGACTATTTCCGACCTACAGAACGAAATCAAACGTCTGCAATCCCAGGTTGAGGCTAATAATCAGGCTAAACTCGAACTTGAAGCTCAGAGAGTCAAAATCGAAGAGAAAGAGGCTCGTGATAAGAAGGATTATAATGATAAACTCATCGGAGTGAAAGAGAAACAATTGCAATCTGAAATTATGCAAATGTGAGACGGTAATCCTTATAATAATCAAATACGTGATGTATAATGACTAAATTTGATATTTCTGCATACATGAATGGTTGCCATCTCGTTATAGATGTGGCGAATGGCAACCAGAATATGTATCAAGTTTTATTGAATGAAGAAACAAAAGATGTTTCGGAATTTGTACAATGAACAGGTGATTTTGAATACGACTTATCCAAAGATGGAATCTATAAGTTGTATATGATTGAAGGAAACGATATCTCACTTCAGAATGGAAACTTACGTATTGGTTCTGTTTCATATACAGTCAAAGAGTTTATAGATGCTGTTGAATCTGGTGTTGTCGGATTTAATAACGCAAAACTTGATACAGATGAAATATTCTGTAATTGTAAATTAAAGAAATGTCTCTTAAATTTACAAATGAAAGTATTCCAAGAGATGTTAAAGAACTGCGGTTCAATGCGTTGCAAAAACGATGAACTAAAAGCACAAAGAGATTTTCTCTTCATCGCTAATTGGTTAATGGAGCATCTCGCAGAAGAAGATAAAGTTGAACAATTACATAACATCTACGAAGGAATTTTAAGTTGTGGTTCAATCTGTGATGATTTACTTGATAATAAAAACTGTGGCTGCAATGGATAGACTTTTGATGTTAATTTATGATAAATTTATAGAGAACCTGAGAGATTTACAAGTAGGACACGTACTTACCGATGGTATGGTATGCGAAATCTGAGATATGATGAATGCCTACGAGTTATTAGATAGTAATACTTTAAGTTTAAAAGAACGTAAACAAATTTTAGACTATTATGATTAAAACTACAACAAGAGATATCGCATCAAGCCCTAATGTTTCTGTGCCCAAACTAAACTTTTATGTGTATCAGCAAGGAGCTACTTACCATAATAATGGAACAGACGTAGACTTTGTTACCGATGGCCGAAATCTTTATGTGTGCGCAGTGCAGGAACTTGTTACTACTGCAGCTCATATAGAAGATCAGGTCAACTTAATGAAGATTGTTAGTGAAGGTGAGACCGGACACGATGGTGCTACTGGAGCTCAGGGTATTCCTGGACGTACTCCTAGAATTACCGCAAGATTCGACAACGGACAGGTGATTCTTTATGCTGACGGAGAACGTATTGCTGCCACTACGGATCTAACCCCTCCTTCCTGGAGACCGGAACGAATTAATAATACAATCGTTTGGGAAAGAACGAGAAGCAATCGTGCTCCTGCACCAATTAATTTAGACGATCTTCGTGCACAGGATTACAAACCTCTTATCCTTAGAGTTGATTCCGATAATACTAAGCGTTCTGACGAAGAATCAGGACCTGCTAATTTCATTCAATGGAAACGCGAAGGCGATGAAGAATGGAACAACCTAATTCACATCTCAGACTTGATGAACCTGGCTCTTGCAGGAGTCTCGTTCTGGGCCGATGACGATGGTTATTATCACTTTGGACACCGACAGGTTATTCATGCCACATACGATAGCACTGCCGAAGGTCATAGAGTTATTTCCGACGTTGAATTAGGCGATATTCTGTTTGATGCTGGTAAAATTCCTTTCGCCAATTACGAAATAGATTTAAATCAAATTAATAATAAATTACGTCAACTGGAAATTGCCGTCAATAGCATCGCTCCTGTTGATGCATACAGCAAGACTGAATCTGATTTAAGATATCAGACCAAGGGTGCTTATCTTACTGCAGAAAATCTAAGCGATTACGCCAAGAAATCCGAAGTTCCGGATGCATACACAAAGGCTGAATCTGATGCACGCTTCCTTAAGGATTCCGACATGGCTACGATTAATGGCCAAAAGATTACCGAAGGTGGAAATATCGTTATCACCGGTGGCGGCGGAAATCAGGATTTATCTGCATATGCTACTAAAACCGAACTTAATAATCTTTCCGCTACACTTCAGGATCTAGTTGCTAACGGTTTTAATATCAAACTTAAGATTGAGGACAACTATCTTTATATCTCATATCGAAACGGTGTTGCAGATTCTTGGCAACCAGTCGGTGCTGTTGGTGGTGGTGGTTCCGGTACTTCCGCAGATCTTACTGCGCTGAAGATAAAGATTGGTGATGGTAGTGTTGGAACTCCTGCACAAAATCATCTATATATCTCTTATAACAATGGTTCTACTTGGACCGATGTAGGAGAGTTCATTGACAGCGATACAATTCAGGATTTGACCGACTATGTTACAAGAGCTACTTATCAGGCCGGTATTGACGCACTTAATGCGCGTATCGATAATCTTGCTGGCGGTCAGTTCAATGTGGTAACTTCCAGAACATTCCTTGTCTATCGTTGGTATAAGCCGGGTACTGGTGATCCTGCCGTTCCTGCTAAACCCGCTGGTTGTGCATGAGATAGATCTACTAACACGCTTACGTTAGCTGCTGGCAGCCCTTGGAAGGAAAGTCCGGAAAACAATCCAAACGATGGTAGTCGATTATGGATGACTTCTGCTACATTTGATTCCGATGGTACAGTTATTGCCTCATCTGATTGGCAAACGCCTATATGTATTTCTGGTATAGATGGCAATCCTGGTGTCGATGGAGATAGCGTTGAATTCATCTTCAAACTATATGCTGATTTAGCCGCATTTAATGCAGATAAGGTTAATATTCCTCCGAGCACCGAACCTGAAGATTCTGTTGGACACTGGTACAATCACCCTCAGGGTATTGATGTGGATCACGAAATCGAAGGTGCGTCCATGCGTATCAAGGATGGAGAAACTGGCCAGTGGGGTGCCTACTGCACTCCGTTTATCTGGTCCATGTGGGGAGAAAACGGTGTTGATGGCGACGGTGTCGAATACATCTATAGACTCGCTGGAGAAAGCGATGTTACTATTGACGGCGTAACCCGTGCTGTTACTCTTAACAATACTGGTGGCGCTGTATATCCTCCTACTGTAGAAGACTTTGAGGATAATGAATTTGTCGTACCGCCTCACTATCAGGAAAACGACTGGATTCCTGGTGGAACCAATCCTAATGCAACGACTGGTATAACCGAGGAAGGCTGGCAGTCCGATACTGGTTGGGATAGAAACTGGACCGACGAACCGTTAAATGTTAACAGTTCAACTCCTTATCAGTTCGTTTCTATAAGAAAATATGATGGTGTCAATAAAGTTTGGAAACCATTCTCTACTCCTGTTCTATGAAACAGACATGTTGTAGATGGCGAAAGCGTTTATACATCATATATTTTTGCAAGAACAAGTATTAACCTTTCTACAGCTGTACTAAGTAACGATACCGACCCTTCTGACATTGTAACTACCATTAATGGAAGTACAGTTAATGTCGAATGGAGTGATAGTATCCCTAGTGGTTCTGCTCCAGTTTGGATGTCCTACAACTTGATTGGAGATGTTCCTGATACTGGCTGGTCTTCACCTTGTATGCTGGGCGACTCTTCTCGAATCCAGATTGAATTCAGTGCCGAAGAGAATGCCAAGACCGCATACCCGCTCCCTAATCTTAACAACGATGCATACATTGATGATACTGCTTTGGGTGGTGTTGACGAAGTTGCCTTTAGAACTGCCGCTGGATTAAAAGATGGCAATGTTGTCTGGGGCGACGAAAATGACATTCCTTCCCCTGTATGGATGGCAACGGCTGTCAGAAACGGTGGTACTTGGAGTGGCTGGACGTATGCTAAGATTAAAGGTGAAACTGGTAGGCGAGGTGAGGATGGTACATCCTTTGCTCCTATTGGTACTGTAAACGCCCTTATTACTGAATACGAAGGCTGTACTGAAGCAACCAGTAATTGGAAGTCCAATATGGCCGCGTTCAATTCTGTTGCAACGGTTGGTGCTTCCATCTTGGTAACTGTATTTGATAGTAACAATATTATCGACCATACTGATATGTGGGTCTATACCGGAGAAACTCCCGCTGTTGATGACTGTGCAAATGGTCTTGTATACGGTTGGAGATGTGTTGGTCCCCTTCAAGGTCCTGCTGGTGAAAGTTCCTACATCCATCAGAAGTTTGCTAACGAAGCTCCTAACGGTGCTTTATGTACGGTAATGGGTGTTGGACAGGTTCGTCTCGCATTTACTCCAGTTACACAACCGTTCACGCAAATTGGTGAATTCCCTGGTAAGTATGTTGGTATGTATGTTGACTTCAATGTAGAAGATTCTTCTACGATTACCGATTACACTTGGGCAAAATGGTCTGGTGATGACGGCTTCGGTATGGAGCAAATCTTTATACTAAGCGCCACAAGACCTACAACTCCTACTTCATCTAATGTTGGTGCTATTGATTTGCCCGACGGTTCTACGGTAACTACGAATCTGAACGAGTACTACTATCAGTATAACGTTGTTCCAAGAGTTCGTATTGTTGATAATAGCACAACTCCCGCAACTATTACTTATGAAACGTGGGAAGATACCCCTATTACTCCTGCTAACGGAATGCCTTGCTGGATTTCCGTAAGAAAGCTTGACAATCCAACTCTAAGAGAGTGGTCCCAACCGCAAATATATAATCGTTACGCTGAAGATGGTAAAGACGGTGACTATGTAGAATATATATATCATCTGTATGATCACGAGCTTAACGCTACTGAATTACTCAATGCAATTCATCAGACGAAGGGCTATGTTTCCGGAGATACTAATAGGACTGTTGTAAATAATCAGCATAAGGATTTCATTCCGGGCGATAACGCAAGTGTTACTACGCCGTCTTCGTTCTGGTCAGATAATCCCGAAGGTGTTGATGCAGTCAATAAGTACGAATATGTATCTCAGCGTGATATCACCTACGACGCCTCCAATAATCCTGTGTATGGTTCATTCAGCACGCCTGTTATCTGGAGTAAGTTTGGCGAGAATGGTAGAGATGGCGATGGGCTTGAATATGTATTCTTTGCTGTAACTGACGCTCAGCATCGATTAATTCAGAGCAATAATAGTGGTAAGTTAACCGTTATCAATCTTGCAGTATATCATACTCAAGATGAGGCACGTCCTTACTGCAAATATAAGAACGCTCTTAACGCTTGGGTAGAACCTGGTCTGCAGGCAACCGATAACAATCCTGGCGTTACCGACGCTCGTCCGTTCGTTTATGCTTCCAAGCGTAAATACCACGATGACGGCACTGGTGGCGAATGGGGAGACTTCCAAGACGCAGTTCTCTGGGCTGGTATAGACCCTCGTGTTACAAAGGCTTGTTCATTAAGCGTTGAGAATCAGAATCATCCGACGATGATTAATAACGTAGATAGAGTGGAGAATGCATCGCTGAAGACCACGTTCAATCTTGGATTCCTTGCTATGTACGATAATAGCGGGACCCTTCGTACAATTGACAATGTTGCAATTAACGGTATAGATTTCGTATCATTCAATAATACAAATCTTACTAAGACGTTAAGCAACAACTATGTTACGCTTCCATTATCTACTGGTACAGTAACGATTCGCCCGGCATATGCATATATTTCCGAACATATCTACTATAGTGTTTCGCTATCTGTTACGTTTACAGATCCGGCAATATTGGACGACACGCTTGTACTGACCATCACCGCTTCTAATGCTGATGGATATAGTGGTTCTGAAACGATAACGATCTCTCCTGTATTTGCAGAAAAGATTGTGACGGTTCTTGATACTATGCCTGCCGCAATTAAGAAGGGTGGCGAGGATGCTACAGACTATAGTCCAAATCAGGTTATGATTTCTGGTTATATGGGCACGAATAGTCTGGATGCACAAAGAAATATGGTTCTTGGCTACTCTCTTGATGGTGGTGCTCAGAAGTTAGTATATCTTAAGAATTATATCGCCACACCGTCCGGCAACGATAGAAGTACATTCAACTTCACAGAATATGGTGGAAGTGTTTCCGCTGGTGTCTCTGATGCAACATTATACTTTGACGAAAGTGGCAATCGGGTTGGTAATGCAGCATCTGCTGTATTCACAGTTCGATTCTATAATTCCGATGATAATCAGCGTAATTACGACGATTACAGCTGTTATGGTATACTCGATCTGACGAAGCTATCTGCTGTTGTCAAGAACAACGTGTTGGCGATTGTTGGTTATAATCAAACTGTTACTGATACAGAACCTGTTGGTGTAATTTATCCTGGTAAACAGGGTGAGCCCGGTGAAACTGTGGTAACATATCAATATCTTGACGGTAAGGTTGTAAGAGTTTCCGATTGGACCGATCCTCAGAACGAGTACTCTAGTGGAACGACTGCTGTTAACGGTATATATTGTCTCGATGTTGTAAGATATGTTTCTGGACAAACGACTTCTTATTATAAATGTAAGGCTGATGTAACTTGTTCGAATAATAAGCCCGCAAGTCCTGCTTCAGATCCTAGTCATTGGGAAACATATACTCCTCAAAGCGATAGTTGGTTTGAAACAATGCTGGCTAATTCCGCATATATCAATCAACTTTCCGCAAAACAGGTTATTATCACCGATGGAAACGCTGTTGTTGCTGGTATGGCATCTAGTGCAGATGTTGCTTCTGCTTCTGGTGCAAATACCGTTGGCAACGTTCGTATCTGGGCTGGTGAACCAGAAACTCCGGGAGATCTAACTACCGCTCCATTTACTGTTGATAATACTGGTAAACTTGTCTCCGACGATGCTGAAATTACTGGTACAATTCATGCAGAAAGTGGTACAATTGACGGTGTATTAACTATTGGTAGCGAAGGTGGCATTACTACAACAGCAGTTACAGTTGGAAGTAACGGCGATGGTGGGACTAGCACATGAACTCAAAAATCAACACTCTCACCAGATGAAATTAGAAACGATCTTGGTGTAGATACCATGTTTAACTTAGAAAATTATGCAAAACTTTCACTAGGCATGGTACAAGTACATTCTGAGCTAGGAAGTACCGGTAATGAATTTATAGATACCGCGGTGTTAAGTTCGCAACAATTGCAATTCCAAGATGTAACTAATGGTAATACTTATCAAGTTATTAAAACACCAACTATAAAAGATAGCGTTTATAATGTTAGTAATATTGTTGACCGTATCGAAGTAGTTAGTGCCTTGCCACAGAGTCGTGATCCTAGAACTCTTTATTTCGTTTTAAATTAATATGGGAGATATTAAATATAGTATTTCTGGTTCCATAAACGAAATGTGATATGGAAACAGTCAAGTAAAATCGGTTTATTATGGTTCAACACGGGTGTGGGGTTCTACCGCACCCGTAGAGAACCTACAAGTAAGTCCAAATTCGACTTTTAGTTGTCAGGCAAGTGGCGGTTCTAGAACAGTAACGGTTACATGTACTGGAACTTGGACAGCTAGTTCAAATAGGGCCTGGATTACTTTGAGTCGAAATAGCGGAACGAACGGAAACACTTGTGTAATAACCTGTGCAGAAAATAATAGTTTTGATACAAGGACCGGAACGGTAACGTTCACATATGGCAATCTATCGGTAACAATTACTGTTTATCAGGATAGTTTGCCGGTGACAATTACTGTAAATCCTGATACAATCAGTGCTCCCGCCGCAGGTTTAACTACACAGTTTAGTTTCACCATCGATTCTCGTCTTGAATGAACTATCAGTTCTGACCCTTGGATAACAGTCGATTCAAACAATTTAAATGGTTCTGGAAGTCGTACAAATGTTTCGGTAGTGATTGCCGCAAATACAGGTGCTTTAAGAACTGGATATATTTATATTTCGGAAAGTGAGGGTCGTGAATCGGCAACAATAACTGTTACACAATCTGGTTCTGGTGGTGGTGGATCACAATCATCCGTGACCATTACACCAAGAGTAATCAACTGATATAATGATTCCAATAATAGTTGGTTGAATAAACAAAGCTGGCAGATTGAATTTGTCGGAGGTGATACCACCACATATTACAATGGAATTGAAGTGTTTATTCAAAATATAGATAATGGACAAGTAGAACAAGTATTAATGACTAACCAATCACTGAGTCTTGGTGCTCACCAGACTGTTTATTGGGGTCTTAATGCAGCGAACTTTGCCGATCATACTAAAGCCCAGTTAACTTATAATGGGGCTATTGCAGATGATTTTAGTTTGGTTGTCAGTTGCTCTGGAACAAATAGTTTCGCAGAAGAAGCATACTTTGAACAACAATCTATATAGTATTAATAAAATCCCGGATTAATATCCGGGATTTTTGTTTATATAAATTTTGGAAAATTCAATAATATTTATTATATTTGCGGGAAATTATAAATTATTGTTAATATGAACGATTTGATAAATTGAAATGCATATATGTACAAGGGTTCTTCTGTTCCGTTGATAGAACAATTGAGAAAACTTAGTACAATGTATAAGAAAAATACTATAGAGGGACTTTCTTCTCGACAAAAAGCACTTCCCAGAAATAAATACGGAATTCCTCGTATCACCTATTATGCGGGTTTTACTCCGTGAACAAACACACCTGTTGCAAATAGAAATGGAGGAAATATCGCGAACAGAATTTAGACTTTGTAAAATCATTGTCAAATATATACCAATGGTGATCGCAATTGGTTATTTTATAATGTCCGGTGCATCTTGTTTTGGTATAACATTTCCCTTTGTTTCGTGCCTATGCAGTCTAAGTATAATGTCATTTATAGTGATTTTTGCTATATCAAAGTTATTGAGATTTTGCAGTTGGCATAGACTTCCATTGTGATATTGTGTTCTGATAGATTTGTTAAACGCAATATATTATTATTTTAATCTGCCAATTACCGGAAAACCGATGTTGGCAATATATCTAATGATTACGATCGTGTTTATTATAATAGGAATGTATTTAAAAGAAAAGAGTAATGTCAAAAATAGAATTAGTGCGAACAGCGCTTCAGACAATAATCAATAATATAGATTGTAATAACTCCAATATGCCGGACGAACAGTGTGATGAAGTGTTAGATATGATAAACAAAACAACTAACGCAAAAGAAAAACTGAGTAAGTATCAAGCTTGCAAATTTTTAAATAAAAGCAGAGCCACTTTCGACAATTGAGTTAGAGATGGAAAAATTCCTAAAGGAAAAAAGGAACAAGGGTTTAAAGAACTCTTTTGACTTAAAGAGGATTTAATTAATATCAAAAACAATTAATATGGACACATTAAATATCTGAAAAGATACATCGGAGCCAACTTCAACATCTGATATTTGATATCGATTAAATAACGATGGTGAATTTGTTGGATGATTTGAATATAAAGACGGCAAGTGATCGATAATTAATAAAAAGAAGATACAGCAACTAATTGCATGAATGGAACTCGGTGATGAGACAAGTTCTTCCAACGGAAAGAACTCGTTTAATCCACAGACTGTATATAAGGATTTAACCGCACAGAACTTTTTACTTACGGGAAATACCAGAAGCGCTTGCCGTAGTGAAACAGAGACCACATTTATTACGGTAGATAAAATTATTGGAAGGGAACCACGACATTATTCTTTCACGCAGGTTAATATAGATATAGATACCACTGGAAATAGTTCTAGTTATGCTGCCAGTAGATTGTCAGCAAATACAATCTCCCGTCAGTATGTAACAAAAAGTGATTATTGGTATTATATGGAAATTACAAATAATTCCACTAGAACAAATATATCTACCGGTAGTGTAGAGAATATAAGTCCTGTTTTTACTTTCGGGAATACGTATCTTTCTTCAATTTCTGGAACAAGATCGCAATATGTTATTGTTAAAGCGAATACCAATCTAACAACTTTAAAAAATACAGTATCTGTTGGATCTAATACGAATTCGGGAACAAAAAAATATTATTATCATGTGTTGATCGATGGGTTTATTTGTTCATTAAACGATCTGCTGCGTCCCGAAGAAATAGTTGAATTAGAAAACACAAGCAATAAATATACATATATACATAGTCTAGGATACGATATTACTAAAAATGGAGAAATTAATAATATCGTTCTGCATCCGATTGTTACTATCGGCGAACACACATTTGAAACCGAAGCGTTTTTATCCGGTGTGGGAAGTATGTGTGATATTGCATATCCGAAATATATTGAAAAATATGCACACGATTTACTTCTGAACGGAGACTATAGCTACGAATCTGATATGCATATGTATACGTATCATACGGTATTAAACGACACTCCCATATCCGATCTATATACAGAGAAGTTTTATTCTGCTAGATATGGCGACGTTGTTAATTTAAATGGCACAATACAGTTGGGAAATAAAAAGGCTGGCTTCGATATAAATGGTGATACGCTTGTACTATATATATGTGACGATTCTATTACAGATAGATCTGAGTTGGAAGAACTTGCAAAAATTCAATATGCATCAATGACTCCTACACGCATAGATATGGATAATTGAACAGACGGAATTGTTTCTACTGAAATTGGAACTCCCATAGAAATTACATCGGAGAGCGGTGGTTTCCCAACTGTTTATATAACAGAGTACACAACAAAAAATATCGAAGATGTCATTATCGAAAACGAAAAGGTGACTGCGGCGGCGTTAAATGAACTTGACGATAGAGTCAGATCCATAGAAGCGTCTATTGCCGGTTAATGATAGATTAAAAATTTAAAATTTTAATGATTATGGAAGAGAATCAAGAAATTCAAGAAGTAGTGAAAACTCAGGAAGAGTTGGAACAAGAAGAAAAAGAACTCGCGTGGGTTAAGGAAAATAACAAATGAAGTCATAAAGCCTTTGCTGTTATTGCAGCATCTGTTGCTGGTTTCATTTGGATTCTAGGACTAATTTTTGGAAAGGTTGTTGAAGCAACTCTATTCGAGGAAGTAGCCAAATGGATTGTCGGCGGAATTGCCGTTGGCATACTTGTAAGTCTTATTTTCTACGCACCGGTAGAGCTAATGAAACTGGCTCGATATAAATACTATCCGATTTATGGAAAGAAATGGTTCATAAAAGCTTGGAGAAAAGAAATTACTCATAAGGAATAATGGATATAGATCTGGTGTTGCCTTATGTTGATATGAGTAAGGATGCATGGAAACAACTTTATAACGAAACAAATTTAAAACTACATAGGAAATTATCCGAGGATAATAGGTACAGGCAACTGCTGGATTTGAAATATCTTTTACGTTGTATAGATAAATACTGCCCTTTCATAAGAACCTTATATTTGGTTGTGCAAACAAGAGATCAGGTTCCTGATTATGTAAAAGAATCTGGTAAGTTAAAAATAATTGAGCATAAAGATATAATTCCGGAAGATTTATTACCCACATATAATAGTGGTACGATAGAATGCTATGTCTATAGAATTCCTAATTTATCTGAGAATTTTATTTATATAAATGACGATATGTATCCGTTGTCGGAATTGCATGCGTCTGACTTCTTTTCGGAAGATTGAAAAATACGAGCGAACATAAGAATAGAAACACAGAAAGTTGATACATATAGGTCAATGTTGAAGTATTCTGAATTATTTGTAAAACGTATTTTAGGAATTAGAGCAAGAAATAATTCTAACCAGTTCTATCGCGATGGACATTCCTGGACAGCAATGCATAAATCCACGTGAGATATATTGCACAAAGATGAAAAAAACTTTAAACAATATTGTAGCACATTTCGTAAAGGTTGTAACCTAGTTCAACAGATAAGTACATATTACGAGTATTTCACCGGTAATGTAGTATCTCGAGATATTAAGACTAAATACTACGATTTTAAAAAGTGTATCAATTTAAAAGATTTACTTAACGGAGAATATCATATAGTTTGCATTAATGATACGGGCCTAGACACCGCTGTTGATGCACAGACGCAACAACTAAAAGATTGATTTGAAGAGATAGTCCCCGAAAAATCAGATAAATATGAGAATTAGCAATGTGTTGCTAATTTATAAACTTACAAACCCTTGTGACCCTATAGGTTGCGAGGGTTTATTTTTTTTTATTAGTATTGTGTCGATTTTATATTATTTACATAGTATTTTTGTATTGTTGATCAACAAATATTTCATGTATAACTTTAAATTTTATTAAAATGGCAGACGAAAAAACTTATGTATTTGATGGTGCTTCTCGTAACGATATCCCACTTGCTTACGCTCTCAATAATGGAGGCGGATGAGGTAACGGATTAGGTGGCTGAGGTGGCGGAATCGTAGGATTCCTGCTCGGTCTCGCTTTTGGCGGTTTTGGTGGTTGAGGTGGTTTCGGCGGCTTTGGTGGAAACGGCATTAACGGTATGGTTAATTCTGACAGCAATCGTGACGTTGTCCTTCAAGCAATTAATGGAACCGATGCAGATGTTCGTCAGTTAGCTACCACTTTAGGAATGAATTATGAAACTATAAGTCAGGGAATCTCTGATGCTAGATTAGCTCTTGCTAATGTTGGCTCTCAGGTTGGACTTTCTGGTTTACAGGTACAAAACGCAATTCTTTCTGGCGATGCTTCTATTGTTGCTAAACTTCAAGAATGTTGCTGCGAAAATCGCCTTTTAACTACAACGCAAGGTTATGAAACAAGAATTCAGACCATTGAACAAACCAATCTGTTAGGTTCGCAAGCCGATAGAAACGCTAGTTCTATAATTAACGCTATCAACGCTCAAACTATCGCTATGAACGACCAATTCTGTGCTCTTAAAGAACGTGAATTACAAGATAAAATTGATTTACTTACTGCTAATAATACAGCTCTTAAGACTCAGATTGATAATGCTAATCAAACAGCTGCTGTTGCCGCTATGCTCGCTCCAATTCAGAAAGAAGTTTCTGAAATCAAAGCTGCACAACCTAGCACCGCTACAGTACAGTATCCTCAATTAACCGCTATTCCGTCTTACTATTTATACGGTAATTCTAATTATTTCCCATATTACGGAGGCACTGGCTCCATCTGAGCATAGGAGGGCTCCTAACTATGGCAACGAATTTCGTATATAACAGAGTAAATATTAATGGAATTCCATGTATCGAATCTAGAAGTATTACAGAATCTACTAGTTCTGTTACTTTCAATTTCAATACTTCTCCAGCAGTTAACTCTAGATTTTCTGGTTTAATTGCTGTAAGAATTGATGAACAAGCAGCAACAAGTGGAGACGCACTTCCTGTTTATTTCAATGTTCCTAGTGTAGCTGGCACTAATATCGCCGTTACTACATTTGGAGGTACACCTGTAAGTGGAGTTGAAATGACAGAAGGAATACATCTAGTATTCTATGATAGAGAAAATGGTATATTACAATTATTAATTTAGTTTAATTATGTTTCAATCAGTAAGACCAAATAGTCCTATTTATGTATTGCATAAAGGAGATAATCCTAGGTTGGAAACAGGATATGTTGTAAATCAACCTATCCCGAAACCTAAATATCAAATGCCTAATGCGTTTGGACAACCTCAAGAATTGGTAGTAGATTTAGTTATTAAACTCAACGATATTACTGTAAATATGAATGCTATTCCAGCTCAATTGGATATAGCGGATTCTTACAGTAATGGTGAAAATTTAGTTATTTCAGATAGTAGAGAAGCGATGAATTCTGAAATATTGAGTTTAAAGCAGAAGAGTGTTGATATAATTAATAGTGCACCATATCATAAAAGTTTAATTACAACTTATGATAAATTGTTATCTGATTTTAATCCAGAAATGGCTGAAAAACAGGCACAACAAAAAGAAATAAGTGAACTACGCGCTCAAATGGATGAAATGAGTAGGAATATGGCCTTATTGATTAAAGAACTTAAAGGAGGACCAATTAATGAGAATGTGGGAAATTAGAGAAAAAGACCGTGGTTATAAAAACATGCGTCACGATGAAAAATCAGTAGAGGAAGCATACGAGTGTGGCTACGAAGATGGCTGGGAAGATGCAATGAAAGAGATGGAAGAAGGAGAGAAGTCTTATAAAATGTCTTCTCGTTCATATAGAATGCGTAGATAATGAGATTAGATGCAAGAGATAGTTTTCCTTCAGGAATGGAGGAATACTTAGCTCAAAACGGTTGACATTTTTCTAAAAAGATGTTTGAATGAGTAAGTTCTATGATGTATAAAAAAGAACCAAACGGAAGAAAGGTTAAAGTTCAAACACTTTCAAAAGAAAATGTCGATGAGCTTCTAAAAAGATACGGAATTACTCTGGAAAACAAATTTGGATATGATTACGTATTTGCAGCAAATATGTGTAAAGCTGATTATTTAGGTTCTTCTGTTCCTGATGAGCAACATCTTGCATTATTTGTTAAAGATTACGTGGATGATCCAGATGGATATCCAGAACTTCCGTTCACAAGATTTTATGGAGATTGTATAGGAACAGGTACTCCAATTAATTGAGAGGATTTGATATAATGCTACTTGGACAGGATTTTACGTTGGAAAAATGAAACTGACGTGTTAGGGCATTTTATGTCGTCGATCTTATTCCCATTGATTTTATTATTGATGAATTAGTTGAGATTGGATGCGATGAACAAGATATCGAATCTGCAATTGAAGTATTAGATTCCGATAAAGATAACAGAGGTATTACATTTTCCAATAGTGAAAATCGTGAATCTATAATCGTTATAGGTGAAACGAGCTGTCCTGCAGAATTTGCACATAGTTATGATCATGAAAAACTACATTTGGCAATGCATATTGCACGAGTAGATAAGATTGATCCGTTTAGCGAAGATTTAGCTTATTTAGCAGGAGATATTGGATTTAATATGTTTCCTATGGCAAAAAGATTTTTATGTGAGCACTGTAGAGAAGAAATACTATAATTGTTAAGGCGGGAATGAAAATTCTCGCCTTTTCTTTTTGATATTTAATAATTTTTTTGTATATTTGCGGCAAATGTATTATTATGTCCATAAGAGAGTAAGATTCCCGATAGCTGTAGATTTGGTTTTAGGGAAAGTAATCAATAAAGTTTTTTAATATAATAGATACAAGCATGTCAAAAAATGTAATTCTTAAAAAGAAAGGTGAAGCGATATTTCCTATAACCAAGTATGAAAATATATTAAATCCTCCGGATATAAAAGTGGAAGAGGTGCATGTTGGAGACACCGCTCCAGAACACGCGTCCATGTGGATTGATACTTCGGATAATGTAGGAGATTTGCCTGTTGACCAATCTACAATTATTAGATCTATTCAGACAGCTGTATATACATTACAGCAGAAAGTATCGAAACTGATGTTACTAAGAACCAACGGTGTTGTTTCCGGTAACCTTACAGACGGTACTCTGACAGAACTAGGCAACAGTACCGAAGCGGTAATTCCATCTATTATTGAAGATGATTATGAAGAATCCGGAGATGTTGAATTTCCAGAATACGCTTCGGAAAGTGAGCCTACGGTTAATCATGTGTCTATTAAAATGGGCACATATCAAGAGATACAAAGTAGTAAAAGATTTTTTATTAACGGAGAATTAGTATGGTGTACAGATCGTTTATGTATGTACATTTATAATAATGGTAATTTCTACATAGTGGCATCTTCGAATTCTCCCACACCAACTGATGACGAAATGGATACTGCAGAACTTCAAAATTATTTAAACAATCTTTCTTCGATTAGTTTTGTACCACTAAACGACGAAAATTCCACATATACTGTTCGTGTTAATGAATACGGAAATCTAATCGTTTACGATTCAAATAACGATGTTGTACAGGCCGAGCCAACAAGTAACACCATTTACTTCAATAATAGTGGAATGGGAAGCCTGATTATCAACTCGTTCTATTTAGGTGGGCTGGATACAGACGAACACTCATATCAGCCGTGTTCTCATAACTATGTGGAAATCGCAAATATATCTTACGACGATATTAATCTAAACGGTTTACAGTTAATGTATACCTATGATAACAGTAGGTGGTTTAAACTTCCGTTATGGGGTGTTTGCAAAGCTCAATCTACATTCCTAATTCGTGGTGCCCAATGTTCCGTAATGGATGTTAATACGACTCTAATAAAGGTTAAGACATTCGATATGGAATGGCGTGCTGACGGAGAATTAATCAAATTTGATAGAAATAATCAATGTGCCACATTCTATCTGTGCTGATATGATATTGAATCTGGCAAAATTTATGTAAGAGATACGTCCGGTGGAACATCCAATCCTATGAAGGATTATCCGGAATCTGCACTGGACTTAATTAATACTGATGAAAACGCGCCTTCTGTTGCTCGCGGTTACGTTGATTTAGCAGGCGTTGGTAATGGAGCGAGCATAGCTGAAAAGAATAAGTATGTTCCTACCAGCGGCATTACTCCGTATACCCTATTCAAGAGAAACTATACTCTTGATCCGGTATCTCAATCTAACGCTAAATCAATTGATAAACGAAACAACAAGAAATTTTGGAAAGATATCGATATGTCTAAGGAGGTATTCGACAATATCGTCGACTTTACTCCAAAGGCTAGTTTTGAAAATAAGAACGCTTCTTTCGATAAGCATAACTTCTTAGAGGATCGCCCGAATACACTAACTTGTTCCTTTGGTATCCAGGCTACTGATAATACTGGTTCGGGTGGCAATGGTGCTACACGATGCTTTAACTGGAACTCGGTTGGATACTATGACGAATTCCTGTGGTATAAGAAATCTACAGACGCCGATTGGTCATGCGTCGAATCTTATAAGGAAGGTGTCGATTATACTGCTGCAACCGGCCTGAATCGCCCTACTGATCCTGAATGTATCAAACTCGGCCTATCCGAATATTACACTCGTATTAGATGGGAGACTTATTATGGTGCTGCTATAACAACTCACAAAGTGATGATTGCTGGTTTGACTGCTGGTACATATAGTTTCAAGGTTGGCAGAAAGAACGCTTCTGGAGAAGTTAGCGATTATGTGAGTAAGACCAGAACGTTTGTTGTTCGTGCTGATAATGATGTGCAATCGTTTGACTTCATTCAGACGACTGATCAACAAGGTGCAAACTGGGAAGAATATCAAGTATGGGATCTGTCGGCAGATTATATCAATAGAAACGAGCGTGTTGGACAGACACCTGTGGTCGCACAAGGCGATCCCACCCCTTCTGCAAACGAACACGATTTTGACTTTACTATCAATACTGGCGACATCACCTATAACGGTTCCCGTCCGAATGAATGGATTGACTACTATAGAGGATATTCTTATCTTGATGATAAAGAGGAAATGCTGACGCTTGGCAATAATGACCTTGCTCCAGTTCCGGAAAATCCTAATGACGTATCTAATCCTGAATTACTTGGAATGACGTTACTAGGAAATGGTTCCGAAACTCCTTATAAAGTAAATCATGTTGTTGCAGATCTGTTCTATACTCAGGAAATGGATTACAATAATCCTCCTATTTTCGAAGGCACATCTGTTGTCAGTGGTGCTACAAAGACGTATAAGGTTCCTTCGCTGTATTCATTCAACTACGGCCCTTATCACTTCATAAGCCTCAACTCTGAGATTAGAACTATGCCGGACGACCCTTCGAAGATTACTACGCTACGTGGTGAATTTGGTGTAGAAGATCAGGCCAACGGCGCAAGACGTTCCGTTATTTATGATCAAATTGAGGATTGGATGGTTAGAGATCTTCTTATCTGGAAACAAGGTTCTGTTCCCGCAGAATATGACAGATATACTCCTCAGAATTGCCAGAAAGCAATCGTATACTGCCATGAAATGCCATTCACTATTACTGCTGAAGCTACATATGAAGAATATGTCGATCCTACTAAGGAAGGTACTATCTGGCGTGAAAAAGCAAAGGCCAACCTCAACCTAAGACATAATTTCGAATTCCAGAGACTATTTAAGATTTGGAATATCCGTCTTGTTTTCGGTGGACATAAGCACACGTGCTCAATTTCCTATCCAATTTACGACGCTCCTACGGCATATGTTCCTTATTCTGATACTCCTCAGGATTTAATGGGAGATCTGTCAAACAAGGATACGTTTAATCCTATTATCCAGGTGCTTAGAACGTCCAACGAAACTACTCACGGACTAAACGATAAACTTTCTTATCTGCTTACTAACTTTAGCGATAAGCGCGGTAATATCTTCAATTCGACAAATACAGCCGTTACTATCGGAAGTACAACGTTTGACGCACAATCAACAAACACTTCCGCTAATGGACGACCTCTGGTTCGTGCGGAAATTGTTGATGCTGTTACAGCTCCTACGTATGTAATGTGTCAGGCAACAGGATTTAAGAATCTGTCTAACTCCGATACTTCTGCAGATACAGATTACTGCCAGTGACTACGTAATCTTGTTCCGCTGGGTGGTTCTGCACAGTGGTATCCATTCTATACTCGCTTTAGAATAACGCCTACTCGCATCTATGTAAATATGGAACGCGTTGGCGGACTTTATACGCCGAGTTCCAAAGCAGACTTCTGAAATATTAGTAGAGATATGCCAAATGGTCATGATGCAAAGATGAGTAATGTATATCGTTATCATTGGGCAAGTTGTGAAATTCCATTAGATTAATTATATGGCCATAATTAAAAAGAAAAATCCAGAGACTGGGCAATGAGTCCCTTGGGCTGCTAGTTCAGCCTCTGGAATTTATTCTATAAATCCTTTACTTTTAGAGAATTCGGAACAATATGTAACTGTGGATCAAGCACTTGTTCGTAACAAAGAAGATATCGAACTGCTTAAGAAAAATGTTGCATGACTAGCATTGCACGGAGGTGGTGGCTCCGGTGGCGGCGGTGGAAGTTCCGAAGTAGAAAATTCAATCGAATTTATAAACAACGGTGATGTTGTAACATCTATATTATGGACAGAGAATTCCAAATCAGTAGATTACAGGTTACTATCATCGAAAACATCTACCAGATTTACCGTTACCGTCTTGCTTGACGGTACGCAGATTTGGTCTGGTACTGGTCTACAGCCTTCTGCGACTAATGTAAGAAGTGTTCAGATTCGTAACATTAACGCCTATTCTTCAAATGCGATTCACCGGCTCAGAATAATTGCCACCGATGCATTTGGAAACGAAATCTATGCAGACTGCACAATCGCAGAATTATCTGTAAAGATTCTTGTTCCAAACTCCATCAATGTTAATCGAACGGACTTTGAAACTTCTGGATTGAATGTATCTTATAGTGCTAGCGAAATTGGCATATATAATTTATATTATAGCCGTGATAAAGACCTGTATAAGAATTTATCCTTAGCGGAAGGTGTTGTGGAATTAAATATTCCGACAACAAGTATGTTGGATTATACGATTCCTTATACAGAACTATTACATAACGTACAAACTATTGCCACAGGACAGACGTTCGATCTGTATTTCATACTTGTTAATGCTTCGGATAGTGTGCTACACTCTGAACAGGTAAACTCTACAATATTAATTGTGAGTCCTGATAATATCGCGGTTGCTAAGGTTAGCCTTTCTACAGACATATCCAATCCAGCCGTAGTCTCGAGGAGTAGTGTGTTATATGCTAACTTTATCGCATATCTCGCAGGAGGTAGTGCTTTCTATAGATATAACATCGGTGCTCAGGAAATCGAACTTAGTGGAGAGGAATGAATTAATGTCGGAGAACCTTATACGATAATTACGGACGGACGTGGTGAATATGGACGAACAACGGTTGTTCAGTATAATGAGTTTCCGAGTGTTTCTTGATTTAGAAGAAATGCGTATTATAGAATTACAACTTCTGTAACAGACGTCAATAATCCTTCTAAAACAGGCTCTCTTGATACTTATATCTTTGTGTCCTCCGGTGCCGGAGAAACACTTCCTGTCGATGCAGATTATAACAATATCTTCGATTTCTATGTGTTTGGCTCTAACGCTACAATAAACTCTTGGGTATCTACGAACGATTCGTTCCTATATAACAATGCCGTTCGTACAGTAACTACCGAACTGGAAATGTTCAACATGGGTGGTAAATCTGTCATTACGTCTTCGCACTGTAGATTTTCCAATAAGGCTCACGGTATCATTCAACCTTCCGTGTTAAATGGTGTATCGCAGAAATGGTTCCCCGAATCAACATCTAATGGTTTGATTTCGGCACAAAGACCACAGTTTACGCTGTCCATTTCGTACTATAATGACTTTACACCGGATGATAATCGTACAATACTTAAATTAGGTAACTATGTTCCTGAGAGTTATGAAAATGGCGGTGTAGCAACTGGTACTGGTATTCTTATCAATAATCATGATTACTATATACAGTTGGGTGGCTCTTCATCTCGAATCACTGGTAAATTACAAGATTCTATATTCCAGCAAATCGATATTGTATTTGGCGAGGTCATTAAGACTACAAATAATGGAACTTCTGTGTTCGTCAAAGTCTATCAGAACGGCGTACTGCTTCAGACAGTAGAAACTCAGGACTCTTATATATATGCTTTCAGGAATTTTAATCAGATTTTCCTTGGTTGTGATGAAAATCAAGAGAATTACACAAACTTTAATCTACAGTCCATAGCGTTATGGAATACTTGTCTGAACCCTTATCAGATTACCTGCAGATGGATTAATAACCTCGCAAGATATAATCTTACTGGCGAGAATAACAACGAGCTTAATTACGATATCATCGAAGAGAAGATGCGTTCCAACCTTATTGTTTACGATTCTTCTACAGAAAAATTTAGTTGTGCACTATGAAATAACGGTGGATTTAATGACAAACAGTGGATTAATATTTCCAATAATACAATCTCGCTGTCGTCTAACTTGGCTGATGCTGCAAAGATACCTGTCGTGGTTCTTGACTTCAGTACATCTACAAACTGGACATGAGATAACTTCACGCAGGTTATGTCCGCAAGTGGCAAGATCCCTCCTGCTGAAAATGTAGCAATCTACTATTTCGTTGATGGCGTAAACGTCCTTCCTGCTGGTACGACATGTACTGTTGAAATTCAGGGTACGACTACTACAGGATACACCATTAAGAACATTGATATTGACTTTGGAGAAAACAGACTGTTCTGGGCTAAGAGTGATTGGTTCCCAGAGAGGGTATATACCTTAAAGGCTGATGTTGTTGACTCTGCACACGCTAATAACGCTTGTATTGGTAGATTTATTAATAAGTGCGCAGAAGTCGGTATAGTCGATCCTACGCCCGCAATGGAATACTATGACGCTAATAAGTCTTCAAATAACTTTATAATTCCAAGCACTTGTAATGCGTCTATTAAGCATACATTGGAAGGATTCCCGGTATTGTTAATCTGCAGATTCTATTCTGCCGTAACAACCGATGTGCGTTCCCTTGGTATCTATTCATTCAACCTTGGACGTTCGGCATACTTCAACTTAGGTTTTAAGATTCTTAATAAGTTTAGAAACATAAGTGGCGACGTTCTTGGTGACAGTAGTTCTGCTCCAATGCTATTAGGTGCTCCTGTAGAATCCACGGATGTCATTGATATGAACGCGGAGTCTTGGGAAGGTGCCGACTCTTTGAACTGCGACACCAAGCCTATTGATTACGAACCTACTTCCGAAATGGAACAAGAAATGCCGGTTAGACCAACTGGATATTTCTGATCTAGTCTTGAAGGACATATCCGACACTTCTGGAATAATAAATATCCTGGTGGTGCACCAATTGCTGGTTTCCAGGAACTATTCCGAGAACTTGTGTTACACCCGTACGCTAAGGGCAATCTAAACCTCAACATCGGTACCTCGTTCAAGGAATATGACTGGAGTGCCGCTCGCGGCTTCTTCATTCCAGATGGTGCCGAGCCTAAACAGATGGGCCGTGTTGGCGACGGTGGTGCGCAATCTATTAAGTTCAATATCAAGAACGCAAGATTCTATTATATTGTTTGCTTGCTCGCAGGACTTGTTGATAACCTCGGTAAGAACCTTAATATGCGAACATGGCGTAGAGGATTAGGAAGTTACGTATCTAAATGATTTACTTCCTTCTACGATATGGATACAGCGTTCGGTATCGATAACGCCGGTTATGAGACTGTCAAACCCGATGTATTTGACGAAACATTGTATAACATCGACGATGTTCTTGTGAACGGATTTGTAGCCGGAGATGAAACGTCTGATAATATATATACTGTTAAGGATGCTAAATTATGAGGTATCCTCGATTCTACAGAATTCAAACGTCAGTATGATGACTTATCTGGTGACTCCTCCTATAATTCCTTATATGCCCAAATGTGGAACGAAATTCGTGAGAAATTAATTCCGAGCGTCGACTCGTTTATGGATGATTTCTTTGGCATGCAGACTGAGGGAATTGGTGAACTTATTTATAATCAGGACTTTACGGTCAAGTATGTAAATACCACGCAGAAAAACTTTATGCATGGTGATAGAAAGGCGTTCGTAAGAGACTGGTTAAATAAACGCATTAAGTTCCTCGATTCTATATTTGGATACAAGCAGAGAAACGGTAATAATGCGTATCTGACGAATATTACTACGATTAAGGACGCTTCTTATAATAAGAAGGTAATTTTCACTCACAATTCTGGTGCAGAAAGAATTCCGTTTGTGTCGAACTGCCCGATTATCGTTTCCAGTAGTATTGGGCAGGATACCATAAATTACTACTATCTGCCGACCAACACACCTGTTAATGTACGAGTTGCCAATAGCGGTAATAACAAGAATATTCAGACTACAATCAATAATGCCGACTGCATACTTGATATCGACAATCTGAAAGACCTTCAGATTAGAGCAATAGCTCCTAGCCAGATTGGTGCTGGTGATGGTAATATTGATACTTCGCAATATGGTGCGTTAAGTAGCTTTACGAACTTTGATATGAGTGGCAACACTTCATTCAATAACGACGGTATTGACTTTATCAAACTGTTTAAGACTTGGAACGAAGGAGACGCCACTAAGCCATATTCGCTGAAATCAATTAATCTGAGTAACACTAAGTCACCTAATGTAACATCATTCCCGTTGAGTTTAACCGCCGTTTCGGATATGATTTATGCGAACCCGTTCGAAAACCTAACGGATATCGATATTACTAACTCTTGTGTTACGAGCGTCAGTCTTCCGGACGGAGTTTCTCTGTTTACACTGAATGTTGCAGGATCTGCGGTCCGTAACGTAGAACTTAGAGGACAGTCTATTATTGATAATGTTGACTTTACAGGATGTAGTGCTTTGAACACGTTGGTGCTTAATCAGTGCTCTGTATATCGTAAACTGTCATTAATGAATATGGCATCACTGCAAAATGTCACCGTCAGTGAATGTCCTGCGTTAACGGAAATTGAAATCGACTGTAATAAATCTAAGAATAATTTAATTCTGAACGTTTCCGATACTCCGAATCTGACATCCGTGAAGATTAACGGTTGTTATGGTACGAGCGCACAGATTTCGCTGGCTGGTGCTACACAACTGGAAGAACTTGATTTAAGTGATTGCTACTTCGGTACGGTATATCTTCCTATTGAGTGTAGAGACACACTGAGAGTGCTTAATTTAAGTGCCTCCAGAATAAAATCTATCACATGGATCACTCCTTCTGGAAGTATAATCACAGACACTCTTAATTTAAAGGGTTGCACAGCTCTTGAAAGTTTGAGTTTAGGTTCCAACGTTAGTGTCGAATATGTGCAGTTTGATAATATTGAGGACGAACCTATTATTATAAATTCTTCCTTCAGTGGATGTACATCATTAAAACGTGTTTATGGTAATGTTCGAATCAATTGCTCTTCTGCATTTAGCGGATGTTCGCAGTTCTCGATATTGGGCAGTCCATTGAGCGAAGCTACATTTAATGGAGAGTCTGCAATGGATGGAGACTATATTAAGCACTTTACGGACGATGTTAGTTCCAACGAAGCAATTCATTTCGAAGCTTACGTGCCCGGTGACGAAGTAACGAACATGACGTTCCAGAATACAACTGCCACAAGTTCCTTTGAGTCTACAAGTTGCACGAACTTCGACGTTTACTACATTCTCTGGAACATTGGTAATGCTACTGGTTTGGCTGATATGTTCAGACATTGTAAGAACGTTGAGTTTACTTGTACCGAAACGGTAGATAATTCGCCACATTGAACGATGTTTAACAAGTGCGGAAGAGTTACTACGGTTAATTCCATGTTCTATTCTACTGGAAGCAATAACTTCAGAATATTTACCATGTGCTCGTCACACCAAGGACTATTTAGTCCGCTGGCAAGCTGTAAGAATTATGGTACAATATTCTATAGTTCAAGATATATTAGTGATAGACGTGCGTTTGAAGGACTGAATGGTAGTAATCTTCCAGCAACCACAATTGCATATTTCTCTCCGGTATTGATTGTAGCAAATGTCAACACTTTGGATACAGCAAGCACTTATGCAAGACTTACTACACCTTCGGATTATTTATTTGGTTCGGGTAATATATCAAATTTCTTCAGGTATATTCCTGGTCTAACTGGAACGATGGATTCTTTGTTTTATAATACTGCGATAATTGATTACGATACGTTCAGTAAGATTCCCGCGACTGTTACTACCGTGAGAGGTTGCTTTATCAGTACTAATGGAAAGGGAACCCTTAATGTTCAAAACTTGTTCGAGAATAAGTCTAAGGTTATAAATATATATCATAGCTTTAGAGTATCGAGTTCAAGCAATTCGACAGTAACCATGCCGATTGACGATCAAACATTCTTCGGATTCAGCAATCTAACAAGAGTTGGATATATTGCTTCTGGTTCCAATGTCGGTTCTGCTACGAATACGGCATTTAGCGGAAGTGGTATCGTAAAAGTCATCCAGGGTAATGCGTTCCCGTACGATATTATTCGTAATAGTGGTGCTGCAAGAAAACTTGTGATGTTTACGGGATTCTTTAAGAACGCTTCGTTCGAAAATCCAGTTGGAACGGTTGAGTTACCAGGAACATTGTTCACGGGCTGTTCGAGTCTTGAAAATGTAGAGCACTGTTTCTACAATTTCAACAATCCTTATCAGTTGACTTCCGACGGTTTTGTTGGAACGAAGCTGAAACAGGCGAGATACTGTTTTGCTTCGGATAACAGCCAACTTATCGGCGAGATTCCCAGACGTCTGTTCAATCTTGGTTTTACTACATCTACTCGCACATTACGTGGTACAACCGAGACCTCAAGAACAAAGACGGTTACGTTTGATAGTCAGAGCGTTATAGGAAACTATCTCGTGCTTACTTCTGCTGCTGGTACGGAAGTTGTTGATGGAGAGACGGTAAATGTTCAATACCGCGATTCCTACACTTACTGTTCTTTGGAAGACGATGTACTTACATACACGCCGTTGTCCGAAATAACAAGAGAGGTGCAGTATTGGCAGAATAATGATTGGGTAACAGTTTCCAGTACAACAGAATATGTTGACGACACATGAACCGTCACATCTGTAAGCTACGACATTAGTCTGCCTAAGAACACGATTACCGACTTAACAGGATGCTTCGCCGGAGTTAACTGTGATCCATATGTATGTCTCGAACCTACTGTGGAAAACAATCCAACCTATTGTCCATATGAATACCTTGTCAGTGGCGGTGTATGAACCAGAGCTAATAAGGATGAGAACGATAAGACCTATATGTGGGAATTCGATGGTTGTAATTACATCGATGAAACTGGAAATTCATACCTATCGCTCGATGAGTTTACCGAAGAAGATGATGTATTTGCAAGTTGGCATCCTCTGTTTGACAGTAACGCAACACCTGTGCTTAACTTCTGCGCTCCTCCAGATCTACTTAGATGGTGCACTAGTAACGCATCGGTCGCATATATGTTCACGGGCGCTGGTCATGATACAAACGGTACGTTGAGTTACTCGTCACACTTATCCGGTCCTTATGGTCTGAAGGGTAGAATTTGTCCATATATGCTTAAACCGGTTCCAAATACAACTTCCATACAGGAAATGTTCGCTTGATGTACGCATCTATATTCATATAATATTAATGGACAGGCATATTTGATTCCTCCATCATTCTTCTCATATGCGCCAAGGGTTACCAACCTGTCATACGCATTCGAAGGTGTTTCCTTCCTGAAGAATCCGCAGTTATATGAAGTATTTAGCAAACTTACCGGTTCGCTGAATGTAAGACAGATCTTCTATCATGCTTGATTCGCAGAAGGTTCTGCTAATGATAAGACTCTCGTAACTAATGTGTTCTCACGTAATAATGTCGCCAATGCTTACGGTGCATTTGCACAGTCTAACATGAAGTCGACACCGAATGAAACAAGAGACAATGTATCAAGACAATATGTGGCGTTCAACAATGTCTTCGGTAAATCTACCAACAATAATGAATACTATGTATTTGATGGATACAATCCTAATACTGTAACGCACGAGTCGCCTCGTACTGTATCGACGGCAACTTCGCGTCATAACTATCGTACATTCTAATGAGTAAATTAAAACTTTGGATAATTGGTATTTTGATTGCCACATTCATTGGATTGGGTGTGGCAGTCAAAACCCAATCCGATAAAATTCATGAATTGAACACCGAGCTTTTAGTTGCTACAAATAACAACAAGGCCTATGAATCCGAACGAGACTCGTTAAAAGACAAAACAATTCAATTTCAGTTCGCTGTAGAGCAATTGAATCATTCTAACGATTCTTTGGTTTCACATTTAAACGATGTTCGAAAAAAGCTGAAAATAAAAGATAAGGAAATAACCGAATTGCAGTATATAGCGTCCTTAACGCAGAAGAAAGATAGTATCTTTGTTCACGATACAATATTTAAAAAAGGTGTTCTGTTAGACACATTGGTTGGGGATGATTGGAGTACGGTTGCGATTCACGCAGAATATCCAAACATTCTAAATGTAGATTATGCGTTTAAGAATTCGACAATTGTGGCGTTCCACGATGAGAAGGTCACCGTCGACCCTCCCAAAAAATGCTGATTAGCCAGGCTATTTCAAAAGAAACAAATTGTTGTAGAGGCGGACGTTATTCAAGAAAATCCATATTGTGTTCAAAAAGAACAGAAATTTATCAAAATAATTAAGTAAAAATTTTGATTTCCAATTTTTTATTTGTATATTTGCAGCGATTTTAAGTTTAACTCTACTAAAAGGACTAATGTTGTATGAATATTTCTAACGAATTTACAGGGAGTTATGATTCCCTACTCGATGATCCGGTGGATAACACTGGACAAGAAACAGTAGACTTTAACGCGGCACCAATTGAGCCGCTTCTTCCAGATCAGCCTAGTGATAAAGAGCCTGAACAGGAAGAACCAACTGAAAAAGTCGAAGAGACTCCAAGTGAGCCGACAGAACCAGTTAATGCGGAACCTACAAATCCGGAACCTTCTGTCATGGAAAGTTTATTAATGTCTCTTGGAATCAAAGATCCCACAAAGCTCCAGTTCGAGAATGAGGCTGGAGAGATAGAAGAGCAAGATTTTAACGCTTTGTCGAAAGAGGAACAGCTAAGTGTTATTCAGGAACTAACTAATAATCAGTACACTGATTATGAGAAGCAGGTTATCGATATTCTTCGTAAGAATAATACTACGCTCGAAAATCTAATTGCTGCCTATCAGCAAAAGGCAATTGAAGCATATCTTGCTGAAAATCCAGAAGCTGTACATCAGAAGTCATATAAAATTGACGATTATTCTGATGACGAATTATATATGGCCGATTTATTCGCAAAATTCCCAGATTTTACTGAGGACGAAGTTCGCAGTAAACTTGAATCGGCAAAAACTAATGAGGAACTTTTCAAGAAAGAGGTAGATGCTCTCCGAGTATACTATAAAGGCGAAGAAGATCGTCAGGCAGAAGCTGCCCAACAGGCAGAACGAATGCAGTATGAAGCGCTTCAGAATTCACTTTTAGATGCAGTAAATAGGTTTTCTGAGGTTGTTTTAGATACAGACGATCCAGAGAGCGACGCTCTTGAAATTGAGGAGGGAGATAAGGCGGCAATTATGAATTACCTTCTTGCTCCAGATAAGGACGGTAGGAGTCAATTTGATAAAGATTTGTCAGATCCTGCAGCTTTAATTGAGTTAGCTTGGCTTCGTACGAACGGACGTAGTGTTATCACGGGTATTTCACAATACTGAAAGAAAGCACTTGCAGAAACTCGTAAAGAATTGGCTACGACAAAAAAAGCGTTGGAGAAGTACGCAAAAAAGAACGACACCGTTGTTGTTAATAAACCCAAATCAGATTTAAATCCTAATCCTAATATATTTGATTTGTGGAAATAATGATTTGGTAACATCTACTAATTAATTTTATTTATATATGAGAATTACTAATTTTACTACTGTGCGTCCAGAGATGCACACTACAAGAACATTTGAAGACTTCTCTAAATTCTTAGGCGTTCGTCCAGAAAGAATTGGCCTTGTAGCGACTCTTTACGATCAGTATACCTTTACGAATCTTACCGAGGCCCTGATGAACACCTTTACTAATGAAAAGGTTTCCAAGAACTCCTGGCAGCGTATCAACAACTATATGTACGAGTGGGAACTCGAAGTCAACCGCATTAAGAGACTTCCTATTCTTTCCATGGAAGGAAATGGTTGCAATGCTAGCGACATCATCTTCAGATTCCCTGAGAATTATTATCAGAAATATGATACGTTTATCATCGAAGATCTTCGTCAGTATGTGATTGTTCTTAACAGACCTCAGAGAATTGCTGATAACTGCTTCATCGTAGTTGGTAAGCTTGTTGACGATGACTATTCGTCTCAGATTCCTGACGCTTTTGTGGCTAATGCAGCTGGCCGTCTCACCAGATTCGTGACCAACTACATGCCCGAACTGCACGAGGAAGGTTATACCAAGTATCAGTCCAACACTGAGAAATTCAGAGGCTTCATTTCCACTCACCGTTGCGATATCGATTATTCCGCACAGTACGCTACCATGGAGGATGTATTCATCCAGATTGGTAAGGGCAAAGACGACGATCCTGTGTATCGTCTACCTGGTGTGAAGAAAGTCCTTCTTGACAACTTCATGCTCGTTCGTGAGAATAAATTCGCTTGGGGTAAGAGTGATGTTGATTCCGCTGGTAATCCTAAGATTTACGAGCCCGAAACTGGCAGACCACTTATCACCTCTGATGGTGCTATTAGCCAGATCGAAAGATTTGCTACCAAGTTTGTCTTCTCCAGACTAACTGTTGCTTGGCTGAAGAAAGCTCTCGCTGCTCTCGTAGCAAAATGTGACAAGGGTACGGGCAATAAGTTCCTATTCCTTTGCAACACTCTAATGTGGGACGATGTACAGAGCGTTATCGATCTCTTCCTGAAGGATCGCCATACTGATGGTAACTTCCTATGGAGCCGTGGTTCCAATGGTTATATCGCCGCTGGTGCAACTTATGACACCTATACTTACGGTGGAAATACGATTGGTTTCAAACTCGACAGATCTCTCGACGTCGAATTCCCTGATCGCAAGTACGGTTTACTTGTTGATCTTACTCCGGATACTAAGACTGGCAAACCGGCTATCGCCAAATACACCTTCAAGGGTACCGATTATATCGAGAACCATATTCTTGGTGTTGGTGGTCTAAATGGTACATCCTCTGGTGAGGTTTCCAGCCCGGTCGCTGGTTCCAAACTCATCGCTTGGGGTACTGGTTCCATCGCAGTCTTCAATCCTTACAAGTCTGTGGTGCTCATGAGCGCCAAGAGACAGAACCCTTGGTTCTAATAGCTTTTTTGAATAGATAAGTAAACTCCCTCTCGTAAGGGAGGGAGTTTTTTAGATTTAGACTTTTTAATAGAATTTAATGGATTAATATGGAAAATAAAGTAATTACTTTACGATCGGTTTACAAAGTAAAGGAGTATCATCTTACTCCTATGAAGCAGCCTAACGGCTTGAATTATGATTTTGTTAAACCTGTGAGATATGATGCTGATGGTACTTCTTACATGATACTTTCTGAAGCAGAACGCAATGACCCGAATTCGAAATATTTTATTCCCGAAGATATGGACATTGTAATAACAGAAGGAACAACTTTTGATTTATCTGATCCCCTTCAGTATAATAAGTGGATCGCAATTAAAGATAGTGATTTAATTGCACCGACCCGCAATGCAAAAGATGAAAAAGGAAATCTCTTAATTGATGGAGATAAGACCAAGTATGGTATTGCCGAGTTATATGTGGATGTTGCAGGTGAGGAATCTGAACGCATAATCAGTCGTAAGAAACAGATTATGGAAGCATACCAGTATATCAACGGTGACTCTATGAACGGTATTCTCACAAAGTGCCGTTTGCTCGGAAGAAACATGCGGAACGCACCATTTGCAGACGCACAGGCATTCTTATTTGAAATTGCCGATAAGTCTCCGGGAAGAATCATAGACCTTTATACTGGTCAGGATACAGGACTTCAGTTGCTCATTCTTGACGCAAAAGAGAAGGGTGTCCTTAAGAAGATCAACGGATGGTTTATGTATGGTGATACAAACATGGGAGCTAACGAAGAAGCAGTCCTCGTATTCCTTAAAACTCCTATGAACAAACCGATTCTGGACGCTTTTAAAGCGCATGTGTATCCAGAATTTGCAGCACATTTAGCAGCCATCAATAACACTGAACCAGAAGACACCGTTGAAAAACCGTCGGTAAATCCGCCAAAGAAAACTACGAAAAAGTCTTAATCTAAATTTAAATAGACACCAAATAAGACAGTCTATAATGTTTAACTAAAATAATTGAGTACTATGACAATTCGTGAATTATACGATTACGCTTTAATCGAGATGAATAAAGTCGAAGCACCTAGCTTACTGCTAGAAGACTTTAATTATTTTATGAATAAGGCTGTCCAACAATATATAAACAAAGTATATAATCGATACGATATAAATCAGCAATCTTCAGATGACTTAAGAGTTCTAAAAGCGACTGCTCAATTAGATTTAACTAAAGAGGTTATTGGTCGAGTTGGAAGGGGACAAAAGTTTGTTTATGTGACATATCTTCCTTCAGATTATATGCACATTCTCAACTGCGTTGTTGAATACAAAGTAAATAAATCCTTTAAGTGCTATAGTGCTGGAGATTATATCGATTTCTCTGCTCGCAGACTAACTGCAGATATGACTTCTGGAATATTACATAATGTTTACATGAAGCCTGATTATAAACGTCCTTATTTCTACATAAATAATGTGAACGATATCAGTGATCCTAAAGCAGAGGAGTCAAGAACTGCACTGAAAGAAAATGAAATTGAAGGAAGAACAACTGCTGATGCAGACGTTTCCCCCATTGTTCATACCGATCAATCCTTTAGTGATCATGTAGATTCAGTAAAACCAGCAGATATTAGATTATCTAATGCGTCAAACGTTAGGTTGGAGATTCGTTTTGGAGATGACGATACAGTATTCACTCCACAAACGATATATATCGATTATATTAAAGCCCCTATGTTTATAAGATTGACTTATCAAGAAACAATCGATACTGTTGATAATACAAGAGTTTTAGAGTTTCCTGATTACGTTTGTTATGAGATTGTGAACGAATTTGTCAAGTTATTGATGGAGAATTCTAGCGACCCTAGACTTCAAACCAATTTCACTGTCAATCAGTCGGTAGCAGATCCTACCGCCGTTCCTCAAAGTCAATCGTCTAGGGATAGGTCTTAATTATTAACTTTTTAAATTTTAGAATTATGTTTCAGTACACACACGAATTAGTTTTTAATTCCCTTACAATGCCGGACGGCTCCGATCGTATTATCTTTGAGGTTGGCGCTGGCAAACCACTTGTAATCCAACGTGGTGGTGAGTATTTCAAAGCATTCATCCAGTCTCAGGGTGCTAACGAACATGTTGTTTATCGTACTGACGGTGTGGTCGGAAAGAACGAAATTCTTTCCATCAATGCTTCCAAGCTTCCTACCGATCCTGGTACCTATCAGCTCAACATGTTTGTTAAACTGCTTGATCCTCACGCTATTTATGAGTTTGGTTATCCTAACTACAACACCTTCGGTCGCCAGATTCTTATCGGCTATGATGTAGTCAGCACTGATACTGCCGCTACTATTGCTGCTAAGCTTCACGAGTCTCTATTACTCGCTCTTCGCGACGAAGAATTCAAGGTGGGCGGACAGGTTGTCGAGGGTGCCCTCCAGCCATTTGCTGAGAACGATACCGTTGTGAGCTTACTTGCTCTACATCCGGCTCTTCGCTTCGACTGCGTTGGTCTATCCTTCTACGATGAAACCACTTGCGACTCCTGCATTGGTGAGTATCTTGCTCCAGTTGACATTCTTAAGAACGATGACGCTTCTGTAAACGCTGCTTCTATCGCTGTCGCTGGTGTTGTTCCGTTCGCTACTGGTGAGTGGCTGCAGGAGAATCTCCGCTTCCCTACCTATCCGAACACTCGTTATCACGCTCCTGGTTACGGTGACTATCCGACCCCTGGTGTGGTTTACACCCAGTTCTCCTTCGCATATCAGTCACCTCGTCCGGGTCTTGGTGGTCTCTCCGGTGTTGGTCAAGCTATGATGGCTATCACTCGTCACGTCTACTATGTGCCGACGACTGAAGCTGACAAGTTCCAGACCGCATTTGAGAATCTCGGTGCTACCGTGGTTACTACTAACGACATTCAGGTGACCAACCCTGATACCAACGTTGTTGAGGCCGCTTCTTCTAGCAACAGCGGAGAATAATCATGAAATGTATCAAACCTGGGCAGAGAACTCAATTGGTAGGTGATATATATCCACTTCCTAAAGGAAACTATCACTTTACTTGGAGTATCTTAAAAGGTTCATCTATAGCAAGTGTTGATAGTAAAGGTGTTCTATCGATTAGTTCTAATGCTAAACCGGGTGATATTTTTACTGTGAAAACTACAGCAGTTGTAGACGATCCTAATATTCAGATTAAGCCCTCTATTGTAGATTACATAGTAAGATAGTTTTTAATAGGGCGGGTGAGAATTGTCTCGCTCGCCCTATTTTCTTTAATATATTTGCGTATGACTATAGAACAATTAACATATGCAATTCTTAATGATGTTGTATCTGGGCTTGTTGGTTTACACGAAAATGTAACTATTTCGGAAGAACAATTACAAGACGAAGTCGTAGCATTAAGAGAAAGCATTATTATCGAAAAGTGGAGACGTGGGTTGCTTCACAAAAATGATTTGCTCACCGCTATTAACTGCATTGAGGTGGACTGTAAAGATTCTACCAAATGTTGCACGAAAGTGGGAAAATCGGAAATGCATTTTGAAATTCCGCAATTAGTATCGGGAATTGGCGGCGATGCTATAGCCTGAGTTGGGTCTGCCGACAGAAAACAACAATATAAAGTGTATTTCTCGCCAACGCAAGTGAAATATCATAAATACAAAAAAAGAAACGTCAATCAACCATATGTATATATAGAAACCACTCCAAATGAAAACGGAATGTATGATGGTTGGATTTATAATCTGCCCTATGTAAAGAACATCTCGGTGATTGGTGTTTTCAGAGATCCTAGACAATTAGAAAAGATTGGCTGTAATGGTGATTGTGATGGTGGCGGTGGAGATCTCGGAAGTATTAGTTCCGAAATAAAGACTAGGCTCACCAAAGAGAAATTATATTACTACAGAAGTGCATTACAACCTCCACATAGAAATGACCAAACCGCACGATAATTATGGAACTAACTAATTTAAATGCTGCTTATGGTCTTTGTGAAACCTTATACGGCATTTCTCCAGATGAATCTTCTTTCGAAGATTTGGCATTAGACGCTTGGGGTAGAATAGGAACCAAACACACGCGATTATATAAGTATATTGGGCGTGTCGAGGATAAGAAACTAGAACTTCCGTGCAATGCGGATGTAATCGAATCGGTACACATTCCTATTCCGGATGCTAAATTTATAGGTCCGGATTCACATAATTATTGATCAGAATCAATTTGAGTAGAACAATATATCGATAGATGACACTTTAATACCGACCCACTATTACAAAAAGGTAAGCTTATAAGATATGATGAGGGCAATGGAACACTTTATTTCACTCATGATTATCCCGCTGTAATGGTCGTCTATCATGGAATTTTTGCAGATGAAGAAACGGGAATGCCTCTCGTAAATGACAAGGAACTTAGAGCTGTTGCAGCATTTATTGCGTATACATCAATTTATAAAGATTCAATTAAAAAACAAGATGCAAATCTTATGAAATTTGCGCAGACCGTCAAAGAGGATTGGCTGCGTGCTTGCAATGCTGCAAGAATACCAGAACATGTGTCTCAAAATGATATGGATGCTGTTTTGGATGCGAGAGCTTCGTGGAATAGAAAATTTTATGGGCATTCTTTTAAACCTACAAAGTAATGCAGCCTAGAGGTGAACGAAATTGAGACTTTTACAACGACTTTAGTTTTACTCCAAAAGAACTATTTGAGTTAAAGGACGCACAGGCAATAGGAATCCGTAAAGTATTACCAACATATTACGGTGCGGATACTATTGTCGAATTGTGCGGACAAATATTTACTTACTTTATATATCTAGTAATTTTGGATATAATCGAAAATAATGTTACCTTTGAACTCCCATTATTTTCCAAACAGAGAGCGTACATGTTTGTTAAATGCATTCAGGGAGAAGAATTAAAACGTGCCGTGGCTAACGGCGCTTTTATAGGAACAGATTTCATTAAAACCGATTTTAAAGCTTATTATCTAGTATATCAACGAATATGTGGACGAAGCATATACGAAAAGAAAATATATATATCGTGTAATCTAAAGCAATGGTTTTATTCGAAAATTAATTCAGGAAAACAGTATTACTAATGGACATTGTAAACCCAGAAAAATATTATGAGCAAGTATTAAAAAGATATCCGAGATTAACAGAAAAACAAGTAGATAAAATCATAAAAAGTGGACTAAGAAAACTTTGATATTATAATATTAGAGGAGACGTCCTATTTAAAAGCCCTTATTATACAGCATTTATTGGAAAAATATATGTTAACAAAACCCTTGCAAATCGATACAGGTGTGCGAAAAAATCCATAAAATATCGTTTTTACTATATAAAGAATAGGGTTCAGTATAATGGGAAATACTATTTTGGATTATCCGAAGAAAGTTATCAAAACGAATACTTACCTCAAATTCGGAGTAAATCTAATAAACGTAGAAAGACTATATTCCTCAAAGAAGTTCATTTTTTTAAAATTCTTGACGAATGCTTAATTCATAGTCCAGCATATGTCTTTGAAGTATGTGTTAAGGACCCAATATATGGTTTCCATAAGAAATTGACTTCGGCATATGTAAAAGATTTTAAATTAATTGCCACTCGTAATGAAAAGTTTGCATATACATTTATAAGCGGAAAAGATAAACATGAGACAAAACGCAAATAACGAATTCAAGGATGGACTTAATCTCGATTTACATCCGATTGTAACTCCAAATACAATACTCACAGATAACATAAACGGAACGTTTATCACATACAACGGTAATGAGTTTTGTCTGCAAAACGACCGAGGCAATAAGAAGATTGTTAGTGATATCGATAACGAGACAATATCATACGTTCATTTAACAAACGGTTACACTCCAATTGGTATCAAGGAGCGTAACGGTGTTTTGTATATTGTTTCAGTCAATGGTAATAAAACAGAAATTGGAACATTTCCCGCTCCACGATATCCTAGTTCGTGAGATAATACACTATACGATGAAGAGTACAAAGGTTCGTTTAAAGACGAAAATGGATTTGTAATATACGACGCGCTACATGTATTAGAAGGACACTCTGCTTTAACTAATGTCGATTTGGGATATACAACGGAAACACCAGTTACTATTGAAATCCAGGATTCGTATGACGGTTCTGTAAATCTCATTCTGATTGCCGACGGTTGTAAGCCAAGAATAATCAATTCTGGATTTAGTGTATTGCCAAACAATCAGTACAAGTTCGTAAATAGAGCACAAGATGTTCTTACAAATATATATTCTGATTCCGAGATTGGTAAAGAATCCGAATTAATCAGAACAAGCGGCATCTTAACCAATATTGGGCTACTTGGTGTACAGTCCGGCGGACAATGGAAGGGCGGTAATTATACATTCTATATTAAATTTGGAGACGGAGATTTTAATCAGACAGATATTGTAGGAGAATCAGGAATTGTTTCTATATTTAATGGAAATGATGCGGTTCCATCAACGATATCTGGTACGCTCTTAGATGAACGCACAGATAAGATGATAAATCTTAAAATTACAGGTTTAAATCTCATTTACTCTAAAATTTATATTTATTTTACAAGAGAATATTCTGATACACAAGGATATCGTATGACGGAATGTGGTATGCTTTCGGAGCCAATTGATTTGAAAGACATGCGAACTGCAGAAGAAAAGCGGCAGAATGTAGACCCCTATCAAACAGTATGGTTAACTGGATTTGAACAACAAACTCCAGTAGATATTGAGGAACTTAATGTCGATTATCATACTATTGACTGGGCAAGAGCGGAAGCACAACATTCTAATATGTTATTCTTAGGAAACGTTGGGCAAGAGGAAACGTTCAAGTTGTATCAACAGTTAAAAGATTTTACTAAAGGCTTTACTGTAACGATAAAACAAGATCTTGGAGAAGAACAAGGTATATCAAAAGTTACATCTGACTATAAATCTGGAACTGAGTATTATAGTACAGCCAACATCTATTCGAAACTGGGATACTGGCCAGATGAGATTTATCGTTTCGGCATTGTTTATGTGTTAAAAGATGGTTCTACAACACCTGTGTTTAATGTTACTGGCGGCGTATTTACATCTGTTAATTCTGAGATAACTACGCAAAGTACTTATACACAGTACATTAACGATCTTGGTGTATTCCGTACACCAAGAGCCGATATTATAACGAGTTCAAACAAAGTTCGCCCATTATACTTTAATTTTGAATTGCCGAGCGATGTTTCTTTATTGGAAAGTAACAATGTAGCGGGATGGTTTGTAGTACGGCAAAAACGAATACCAAGAACTATTTGTCAAGGATTAACCATCGGGATCGATGAAAAGAGTAATCTTCCGATGATTTGAAACGGAAATGACTGAATGATAGAAAGTTTTCTATCTCTAGATCGTACGGATAAAGATAGACAACAAGAACTAATCAAACGGATAGAAGATCTTGAAGGTGACTATAACAACACATGATGGAAGGTCGCCCTCGGCCTGCTCGTGGCACCAGTCGCTGGTATTTTCATAACACCGGAGATGTTTACCGTTGCTGTTTCATATGGTGTGACGACTACTGTAAGCTCCAAACTTAAACTGGAAGCATTGAAGAGAAATATTTCTGAATCTAAAAAACCGATGCTTTATTATCTTGCAGATTCACTAAAAGAATTTGAACTGACATCATTTGGTGTATGTGAACAACGCGATTCAAACGCTCCAGCAGGAACATATTATACACACATGTATACAAATTATAACGAATGGTATAGTGCTTATATAAAAGATCCTAAATACAAAGCTGGAGAAGTAGCGCTCGTCGATAATGTTGATAAGGTAGGCCAAGACGATGCTGTGTTTTTCTGAGACTATCTTCTAATAGAACCGGAAAATATGACCTTACCGATTGGAAATTCTCCGTTAGAACATGCTACACATATATATTTTATATCTAATGACCCAGAATATATAACCGATCTTATTGTAGAACGTCATGGAGAAAACAGACGCATCCCGTTATTTACAGAACCAAGCGAAATATCCGATATATTGGGTGAGTTCTATCGTATGCCTGCTAACATGCGAAAGGCATTTGAAACAGAGAACGCATTAATTAGAAGTTTTGCCAAATATTGTGATAGATATATCTATGAAAGTACTGCTAACTTAAAGGGACGAGGTTTGCTAAGTTTGGACCCGTGCGTAAACTCTTCTATTAGTGGAATGCTAGATGGTTCTATATTTGAAATCGTCGATGAATATAATGTGAATTGTGCTTTCGGAGTACAAGAATCGGAAACAGATCTATATTATAACGATAATTATTTAAAGGTAGATCACGAAAATTATATATATACTGGATCTGATCCCACTAAAAAAGCACGCAAATGTGTATATGTGGCTCCTAATACTAACATAAAAGTCATCGATAATTACGAATTTAGTAATATAGCGGGAAATGCGGCAGAAGTAAATCGATTTAAGTATACAACAGAATCTTACTATAAAGATTTACATTATGGTGTTCCAATATATAATATAAAGTCTGAAAACGAAAATAACGACTTAAATATCGTTCGTGGTAAGTTTACACCATATGTCGGAATTGCTGCAAATGATATTGCAGAAGGTAAAATTTACTCAATTCGTTTGGATGAATCAAATACAAATCTTTCCAATTTATTTTTAGTCAGGAAACAGGACTCTTCCGAATATTATTGTGTATCCGAAAGAAATCCAATACGGAATGGAGAAAACGAGATTTATAATTCAGATGTATATCGCGGCGATTGCTATACAAATACAATAACAATGCGTATACTTAACAATTTCGTAGATTCGACAGCTCCAGTATCCGATCAGATTTTAGACGAAGAAGGATGATATAAAGTACTACAGGCCATAGAGAATCCGACTACAAATTCTAACAACGAACCGATAGATCCATGATCCAACGTGAATTTATCTGACGTAAATACGGTAGATTTGGGTTATTGGGTAACATTTAAGTGTTTGTCCTCATATAATTTAGGTTTACGGTGTATGGATAATTTCCATACCGACGAAATGTCTATGTTTGGGTCACCTCGATCATTCTATCCATTAAATAGTATGTCTACCGCAACCGGTAATAAGATAGAAGAATCCCTACTTTTAAACGACGGTCTTTCTGCAACCGTGGGTAGAAAACGATATAATCTGATGCCGGATGTTCCATATTCGCGTTCTGAATTCTCAAACAGAATTATGTTCTCGAATGTACATGTGACAGATGCTTATACAAATGGATATAGAACGTTCCAAGGACTATCTTACAAAGATTATGATAAACAATATGGTGCAATAACTAAATTGATATCGCTTGGACAGAATATCTTTATTGTCATGGAACATGGATTAGGATTAGTTGCTGTGAATCCAAAAGCACTTATGCAAACAACAACCGGAGAGATGATTCATATATATGGATACGGGGTTTTACCGGACGAGATTACAGTAATTTCGCAGGACTATGGTTCTAAATATGAACACTCTGTGTTAAGAACACCAATTGGTATTTATGGTGTCGATGTTGATGCTAATAAGGTCTGGAGATATTCTGATAGGAATGGATTCGAAACAATCTCTGATATGAAGGTTGAGACCTATTTAAAAGACAATCTTCAGCCATTATCAGTGGATATGGGAACTTCAGATATTAGAACGCATTATAATGCAAAGAAGGGCGATGTGATGTTTACCTGATATTCTGGACAGCGGGTTTATTCTATCTGTTTCAACGAACGTCAGAATCTTTGGGTTACTAAATATGACTGATGTCCGATTGTTTCCGAAAATGTCGACGATGAATTTTATTCACTAAATAAAAAGCAGGACGATTCTAACGATAATCTCTATTATATTTGAGACCATAAATATGATGTTGCTTTTAACGGTGGACATGTTTCAAGCTGGTACGATAATGAAAATGGATTTGAGTTCGAATTCGTAGTATCCAATCCCATCGGTATTGGAAAGATATTCGATAATCTTCAGATTATTTCAAATAATGTACAGCCCGATGAAATGGAAATCTCTATAATGGGAGATGACTATGAATTTAAACGGGACAACACACCGCTTACAGCTGTACATAAGGAAAGGGCTGAATATAATAATATTACCGATATTAAGACAACATCCAACACACACGATAATAATACATATCGTTCTGATGATTGAACATATAAATACGATTTAAGACTAAATCAAAAGATGTTAGTTAAGTCTCAGATATTTAAAGACATCTATAGATACGGTCGTAGAATAGGAAATATTCAGTATAAGAATGGAATGTGATTCGCACAAATAGAACCTCTACGAATGGATATTGCTGGAGCTCAGCAGAAGAAAGAAGTGCGGATTAGAGACAAATGGGCTAAGATTCGCATTAGATATTCTGGTAAAGATTTGGCTATTATTGCCGCTATTAAAACTTTAATTAATGTGTAGATATGAGTTTTTTGACTAATTTAAATAACATGGGAAAAAGTAATACTGGCGGCGGAAATAGTAGCGGCGGTCAGGGACTTAAACTTGGCGGCTGAGGTTCTATGGCTGGAGATGCAATATCCGGAATGGGTTCTGCTATTGGTAATAAATACGGTGACGATTTTTCGGCCGACCAGAAAGCGGCACAAAGTACAATACGGCAAGGTTTGGCCATGATCCCTGGTTATGGCCAAATCATTGCTGCTGCAACAGGTGTTGTGGACGCACTTGGTAACGCTACCGGCACCAATCTAAGCAATATTGATAAAAATTCTGCAAAACGGGCTGGTGTTGGAGGAACTGCTATATTTAACAACTTAATGAACATGCTTCCTGGTAATTCAATGATTTGAGGTTTGATGGGAAGTAGAACTAATAATTATAAACTGTCCGATGAAGCAGAAGAAATGCAGTCTGGTTATGGAGCAGCACTTGCTGATTTAAGAGCTGGGGAGGATCTTGCAAATAAACGAGTTCTTTTCGGAAGAAAGAAAATCAATAATTATCTTGGCGAAGCTCGTTCTACAGATAGAATTCTTTCTCAGATTAATGAGACTAACACGATGCGTAAGCAATCTGATTATTACCAGGATTTAAACCATCAGAATCTTATGCGTTACGCCGGACAGAATTATATGGGTGTTACTGTAGGAAAGAATGGTATAAAACTAATGTCTGCCGAAGAAGTTAGAGCCATTCTTGCAAAGAAACAGGAGGCCCAAAAACTTCAGAATGGTGGAACAATTGGTATTGACACTAATATCCTCCCTGAAGGTGCTCTACACGCACGTAAGAACAATCTTGCAGATGTGAATCCGGACTTGGAAGACGCCACTAAGAAAGGCATTCCCGTAATGGCTGCCGAGGGCGGTACGGTCGGAGAACAAGTTGCAGAGATTGAAAATTCGGAAATCATCTTTAGATTAGATGTAACCAAACAATTAGAGGAGTTACGTAAAGACGGTTCCGATGAAGCTATGATTGCTGCAGGTAAATTAATTGCTGAAGAACTTATAGAAAATACACAAGATAATGTTGGAATGATAACAGAGGAGGTTGAGAATGGAAAATAGAAAATGAATTGATGTTCAAATTGGAGAAAGGGTTTTCCATTTGATGGTTGCGGAAACAGAAGAAGATAAAGCTACTGGTTTAATGGGAGTTACCGAAATGGAACCCGACGAAGGTATGTTATTTGATTATTCAGATGATCCTCAGTCAGAATTATCCTTCTGAATGAAAGATACAGAAATTCCGCTTGATATCATTTTTGTAAATCAAAACGGCGTTGTGATTTCTGTTAAACAGGGGCAACCAAACTCAGAAGAACTAATAACAGAAAGTTCCGAATTTATATCTTGCGTGATTGAATTGAATGTTAACTCTGGCGTAAAGCCGGGGGATAAGACAGATTTGTTTTCGGAAATAAATAATGCAGAACCGGAGGATGAAGAAGAAATAGACGAACATCCGGAATTAGGAGTTAATCGTTTATATGTATACGGGTCTGATGGTAATGTACAAGCAGAATTACAAGGCGGAGAACGCATCTTTAGTAGAAAATCGAGCGTTGTTATAATCAGAAAGGCCAAGAAAGCCTATGTATCGAAAGAAGACAAGGATTATAAGGCACTGGGTAGATATGTTTTTAACGAGATGACCGCCCAAGATAATAGAGAACCTGAATATACAGAAGCATAATATGGGAAAAATTGTAACACACGCAGATCCAAAAGGTCATAAATTCTATAGACACGAGCACGTTGTCAAAATCATGTTTGACGATAACGAACCTCCTAAAAACTATTTATGACACAAACCAAACGGCATCCTTTACGAGTATGTAAACGGTGAATGAGTTCCTATCAACAGGAAAGCAAATCTTAGCGAATATATTACTCGTAGAGAGCTCGAACAATATATCCAAGAAGAAATCCTATCTAAACTATCGAGTCTTATTGATTTAGATACATCTGGATTTATCAAGTTAGAAGACTTAGCCGCTTTCGCTACTAAGGAATGGGTGAACCAACAAGACTTTGGCAAAACTATTGATTTATCCGATTATGTAACTGCAGAAGAAGTATCAGTAGAAGATATGGATAGTTTAGCAGAGATGTATATATAAAAATTCCCCAACTGTAACAGTCAGGGATGAGGAATTCAGATAATTGTTTTAATGTAGTAACTTATAAGTTCGTTCACACTCTTTGTTCTGAATTGCTAATGCAAAGATAGTAAAGGTTCTTGAAAAATCAAAATTTCTGGCAAAGAAATTATTTTGTGAAAAAATTTTGATAATCGTTATTTTTTTTGTAAATTCGCACTGTGAAATGCTTATAAGAAAATTAATGTTTAATTATTAATAATTTATACAAATGAAGATAAAACGTTTTCAAGAGGGTGGCGCTGCTCCTATGGCAGCAGCTCCGGAAGCTCAGGCCGCTCCTATGCAGGGTGGCGAACAAGAGGCCGCAATGCAGCAAATCGCTCAAATGGCAGCACAGATTATTCAAGAGATGGGTCCAGATGCAGCAATGTTACTTGCTCAGGCCATTATGGAACTCCTGCAGTCAGAACAAGGTTCCGAAGCTCAACCCGTATTCCAAAAGGGCGGTAAGTTAAAGAAAGGTTGTAAGAAGGCTTGTGGAGGTCTGAAAGTAAAGTAGGATTCTCACAACGACAGATACACAGGGGGTTGGAGAAATACTAATCCCCTGTTTTTGATATAATGTTAATTTAATATTAATAATGCCTTATGTCCCAAGTGAGAAAACTACAAGAAGGTGGAAAAACTTCTAAATACAAAATATTATTTGACGACCAGGAATATTACATTACCGAGGATCAACTACGTGATATAAACGATCAGGTAGATAATATGGAGCCAGCACTCAGGGCCCAGGTCGGCAATCTGTCAAGTGTCATCCAATCCGGACGATATACTGGCAACTTAAAAGAAAACGTCCAAAGTCTAGATGTATATACTGGTGTCAGTAATAAAGACTTGGACAAACTAAAAAATAGGAAATCTTCGAAGTGAGACGCTGCGACAAATAATAAGGTTTACAGATCTCAACAGGCTACCAATCAGGTATTGCATATAATTCGCAACGTGCTTCGTAAGGGTCCTGCGACTACGGGACAGTCTTCACCTAAGAAGGCTGTTGAAAAAAGTACTATTCGGTTAGATTATAATAATAGTGTCCTTTCTCCTACGAAAGAGGATAACTTCAATGCGCAGAAACGCGTTTCCGACCTCATAACTCATTTAAAGGCCGGGGATGCGTCTGAATACGATTATAGTGCATATAATACCGATGCAATTTCTGCATGGTTGGATAAAATTGCCGAAACAGAAGAGTATAAGGATACTGATAAATACGCTTCTGGCAACAAGTATTTTAGCAGTCTGTGGGCTGCAATGGGCAAACCTGGTTATAAATATGATGCCGATGTAGAGGACTTACTTGAAATGTTTGGTATCAAATATAACATCGCTCCTCCAGCATCTGGCAGCACAGGTGGAGGTACTGATAGTACCAGTGGAACTACCGGTGGAACTACTGGTGGCCGAGCAACAGACGGTAATACTGATGCATCTGCTACTACACAGACTCCTGTTGCCGATACACCTACAGCGCCGTCTGTACGGTCCGCAAATCCTAACAATCCTACGCTTATTACTCCAGATATGGTCACCAAAATGGGTCTAGATCCAAAATATACCTTTGGTTTGATAGATGTAAATGGAGACAAATATACTCCAGAGGAAGTTAAAACAAACAGAAATTTATACTCCATTATGGATTACGTAGAGAGTATAAATAAACAAAATATGCCGCAGTCTGAAAGATATGCTAAGATATCAGAAAGACTCAATATTCCCGGTATCGAAAATTATTCTGACTGGATTCCTGGTACTAAAATTAAAGGCGTTGATTTGGATAATATTTTTAGAGATAATGGTATCCTATCTGCAGGTATTTCCGAGCAACAATTTGAAAATCCAAATGGGTATAGAGTTTTCAAATATTTTAATAATGGCGAGGCAAGCAATAATCCATGGGGATTTAGGAGTCCTTATTATTTAGTTGTAGATAAAGACGGTAATTTACAACTAAATGGCAACGAGGCCGCTTTTAACGGAGCCTTTAGTAATCTTAATGCTTCTGGTCAATCGGCGCCATCTATGATTGAAGGAACATGAAATCCAGAAGATGTTTTTGTTGACAAATGAACTGGAGCAACAAGTTGATCAGATAACTGGGGTGGAGTTAGTGTCCCATCAACACAAAGGAAATTAAGATTATCTGAAATAGATAAAGTTGTCCTTCCATTTAATAATGTAACACAACGTATTATGCGCGATATCAATGATACGTGATATGCTGTTGGAAGTGATGGGAAAACTAGAAAAATTAATAAGGATTATGCCAAGAAAATTCTGCAAGGTTTAGGAATTACACGTGCTGAATGGCATCAAAATATTTCAGACTCTTATAAAGAAGGCGGTACAATTTCTAAATCTAAGGTTGACTCTTTTAAACAAAAATTTGTTCCAAAATCACAACGCGGAGGAACAGTTAGATGGGATTATGGAAATGGACAGTACGAAGACGTTACTTATGACGAACTTCCTCCAGATGAACTTTTAGAAGCGTTCCTTTCAGAAGAAAGAGAAAAGAGAGGTACGTGGGTCAAATCCGGTTTGGAAGGAAATGCTACCGTTCGTCAGTATCCAAAAATGACTGTGGTAAGAAATCCTGCCCCATACAACTATGTAGAACAAACTCAGGAAACAGAAAAAGAAAGTCCTGAAAAGACCACTGTAAAGTATATTCAGGATTCTGGTAAAACAATTCATTTTCTTCCAGATACAGATAAGGATTTAGGTCAAGCAACCACATTACGATACAACGTTGGTGATTATGGTACACCGCTGTCGGTTCCTACAGTATCGGTTCCGCTCGCAAAACAAAATGTTGTAAAAGTAAAAACTAACAATAATCAAAGTTTTGACGATCTTGTGAATGTATTGCGACAACTAGTAGATAAAAAACAGGTCGGTGGCGTACTAAAAGGACAGCGTGGTTTAAATCTAAAATACGGAGTTCCTGATTATGCACTTCCTTCTAATCTAAGTACTGACGAAATCAATAATATCGCCTATCGTCCGGGTATCGACTGGGGAACATACATCAATGGCATCTATACGCCATATGGTAATGATCCTGGTGTCGAACCAAAAGAGAACTATCTCTCTGGTATTCAAGATATATTTAATGAAGCTTGGAATTTAAATGCTAAATCAAGTGCTCCTGATCTTAGTGCATATGGTCCTAAAGATGTCGAAGAAATTCCTGTCGAAGAAGATGGTCTGCCAAGACCAAAACTTCAGGCCGTAGATCCAACTAAGACTGTGGGAATGAAATTGGATGATAAATTTAATCCGTCAGCAACTACTTATCATAGTGGTATCTTACCACGTTCGACAAGTACTGCCACAGATACTGAGGTTGATGATGGTGGTGGAATACCAGAAGATCTTTCCGATAGTACGAAGAACTTGATACCTGCAATCAGCTTGGTAAGATATCTTATCAATTCTGGATTACAGAGAAAGTATCGCGATACCTCTAAGAAAGCGATCGAAGCAGCTCGATTTAACGAACTTCCGGTTCAGTTAAATACACCACGTAATGATAATCCTGCTTTAGATAGAGCATTACAACAAGTGCGATCTGAACGTATGGCTGGAATTAAACCTGTAACTTCCGATGTTATTGCAAATAATGCAATGGCTAATCAAAGAGAGGCTCAGTTATACGATAGAGAGCAGAACATTACAACACAACGTTCTCAGGCCGATTGGGAAGCAAAGAAGGAAGCGTTGAATATAATGAATCAGAATATCGCTAATCAGATATCTACAGCAAATCAGAATCGTGCTAGAAACGCTTCTATTAATTCTGCATTATATAATCCAGAACTCGAGTATCTACAACGTAAGGGACAATCTATTGAAAATCTCGGACTTGAAATTCAGAACAATATTAAGCAAGATAGAAATGTTATACTTAATTATGAAAAACAAAAAGAGATTGAACGTCAATCTGACATACTCAATAGAAAACTTGATACTTTATTCCCTGGTGCCAGAGCTGAATATAATGGGTTGGGTGTTGATGAGAAAGCTAAATATGTTGATTTTGAAGATTATATTCGTAGAAAATATCCCGAAACTTGGTCCGCAAATATAGAGACCATTGAGAATTGGCAGAAATCATCTGCAAATGCTATTAGGGATTGGCTCTATCAAAACGGATTAAATTATCGTTATCCTCGTGCAATGACAGGTACATCATCTGGTGTGTATAAGAAAGGTGGATATCTGAGAGGTTCGACCCGATACACTAAGGAGCCGGAGGAACAAATCTGAATCGACAATAATAAGGCTACACATCATGCTATAGCTAAACTAAGCGATAATACAATTAAACTATTATTAAGAGCGTTAAAATAATGAAATTAAAAGTATATCAACAAGGGGGTGGGTTAATATACACCCCCTTTATTCCAGAACAATGATTAGGCCAAGGTTCCAGAGGTTCCGGATCTGAGGCTTCTAGTTCTGAAGCAAAACTCGATCCACTGGATAAAGAATTGATTTCTTTAATGAAGGATCAAAATTTACTTCCAAGTGATATTCAGATGATTTATAATAAATTGATTCAATTCCAGAGAAAATCTCGGGAACTCATGATTGATGGCGATTATCGTTCTGCTATGCCTGGTATGCTTCAAATAATGCAGTTAGCTAGTGTTGCAAAAGCTAATAAAGAACATTGAGATAACGCTTTAACCGAAATTAAGAAACACGACGCTGGTTCTGAAGTAGCATTGGATTCATATGGTAAGATGTGGGTACGAGACAGAGAGGACGGAAAAATTACCAAAGTTAGTCCTGACGATTATTCGAATGAAAGATACGCTCCGATTTCCAATTCAGAATTGATGTTCTTGCGTCAGCGCAATCCTGAGTTCGCATTCAGTGATGAAATCTTGGATACAGTTACATCAGATATTGTTGGTCAGAAAGACATTCGACAGGAAATTGATACTATTATTAGTAATTTTGGAAATGTTTCAAAGGATCAGTTTGCAGTAGGAAGTAAAATAAAAGAACTTGCCGGGGACGTTATTGACGGAGATATTTATAAAATTTCTTCAAAGTACTCTAAGGCAGATTTATATGATTTCTCATCGTTATTATTTAGCCAATTATCAAGAGATGCACAGAACTTATTAAGAGCTCGTGCGGCAATGAGTGGAACAGACCCGCAAGAGTACTTACGTAAAATAATCTTCTCACAGGTTGATAGAGAAGAAAAATACTCTTATGAAGCTTCTGCTAGTAAGGCTGCTGGTGGAGGTGGCAGTGGAGACGATGAGGATTTGAAGACTCACAACACATATCAATATCGTTTTGGATTAGGAAAAGGAACTAGAGAGCAATTCTTAATTGCGCCTACGGCATCTAAGATTCATGAAAAAGGTACATATCTTGCTCAGGGTGAAGACTGGGGTCCGATGTTAAACTGGGATATGCAGCCACTTGATCCAATGAATCTTCAGAAAATGTTCTTCAGTAGCGGTAAAGACGGACACGCTTTATCGTCTAGTGTTAATACACAAGATATAACTTTTGGAGACCATCCGGTCACCGAATCCGAACGCCCGACAATTTTCTATAATGGAGGTAGTGGAACTTCAAAAGTATATCTTCCATGAAAAGACGATAATGGACACATTCGTCCCGATTTTGAGAAATTACGGGAATTTAATGCGTTTATGAAGGATGTTAAAGATTCTGGTAATATGAGGAATCTTACTCCGACAGAAAGAAACGCAATGCTTGCTAAATATCCAAAGCTATCTGCACAAGATGTTATTCCATCAGAAGATGGAAAATCATTCACGCTTCGCGATACACGGCCATTCTTGGCATTTTCTGCTTTTGCTGGTGACGATACTATTAAGTTAACAAAGGATGAAAAATTATTCTTAAGAAAAGTTGATAAGTCTGAAGCAAAGAAGATTAAAGACGCCTATAATAACTATGTTAGATATGATAAAGCGTATGGTGATAAGAAGAAAGATTCTCTCAATCGAAAATACGCAGAATCAGAATCTGGAGATTTTTGGGAAGGAATTGTATTTGTTTATGCAAAAGATTCTGCATGGTATGGATTCAATTCTACCATGGATGAGGCGATTTCCAAACAAGAGACCAGAAATGTTCCAGAACGTGTGATGGCAAATGATTATCTTTTACAAGCAACAGAAGAGGCAAGGGCCAACCCTCGTTATGATGAATTAAGTAGAATAGGACAACATTTTTAGTATGGAAAAATTAAATGACTTTTTTGCAGCACAATTAAATGCACCAGAAGATTTTACATTATTAGATTTTTACGCGTATGGCCTTACTCCGAGTAACACCGGACTAAAGGATGCGAGTTATTACAAAGGAATTGATAAAGTAGTTGAACGATTTTCTGATGACGAAGGAAATTTTGATGAGAACGCATTTAATCAATTTTATGATAGTGCTAGAAGGGCATATAACGAATGAGCAAATACCGATTTTGCGGATACTATTGTAAAAAGTATTGCAAGAAGTCCAGAAGATATCTCCAGAATGGGTGATACAAACATCTGGGATACTAGTACAAAAGTATTCGAAGTAAACGATATGTGGCGACACCAGAGAGGCCTTGGTAATCTACGTGAAACCGGAAAGGAAAGTTATGATTATCGAGAGGTTGCTCAGGCTAATCGTGTTCACGACGCTGATGATAATGTCTTGGACTATACACCAAACGATAAGGGCGGTTTGTTCAAGGCATTATCAAGAAAGCCGATGTATATTGCTACTGACGAAAACGGTGTTCCGTTGCTAGACCCAGATACGGGAGATCCGTATTATAAGGAGCTTCGTGATGGAGAGAGTTCTTTTGGCAAAGAGATGCTCCATTACACAGACACCCTTACTGCTGAAGACACCTGGCTAAACAAATATGATTTCTTTGACAACGATAGTTTGGATAAGAGTGTTGCCGGTACAATTGCAAGAACAGTTACTATGGTCGCTCCATACTTGATTCCATATGTTGGTCCCGCTCTTGGTGCCATTGGTGCTGTATATGGACTTGCAAGATCACTACCAGTACTTGCTAAAGCTGTAAATGGTATTCTTACACACGATTCGGATAGTACCGAATATGGTAAGAGACTTAATAACAGAATTGCGTTCTTCTCGCAATTTGACACGTCTAAGAGTAGACATTCGCTTGAAAATCAGTGGTCCTTTGAAAATATCGGTGATATGATTGTTACTTCTGCGAAACAACTGTTTGAGCAGAGAACATTTACAAGAATTCCTGAAATCTTAAAACTTCCTTCAACGAAATTCAATACAGGCTTGTTCGGATCCATGAGCCTTGGTTATATGGCATTAACGTCTGCAGAAAGCTCACTAGAAACCTTTAAGAAAGCCGGCATGTCTGATGTATCAGCAGGTGTTTCTATGCTTGCCTATACTGCTGCAATGTTCGGATTAATGCAGTCCAATTATTTTAAAGGCTGGTTATTCAGAAATACTTGGGTCAACGCAGCACCTGAAATAACAGACGCTCTTAAGAAACAGTCTGATATTGTAGCAGATGGAATTGCGCAGAGTGTTAAGGCTAGTAAGAAAGGACAGCATTTACTGAAATTGGCTCCTACCGCAACGGAGAAAGAAGCTCAGAACCTATTTAAACGCGTATTCAATGCTACCAAACAGGCATGAACGGAAAAGAGTTTCGCTCCTATTAAGGCGTTAGATCTTGCAATACCCGGAAGCGTTGGCGCGATAAAGAATGTTGGTGGTGTATATGTACATCATGCATTAAACGAAGGTATTGAGGAAGTAATGGAAGAGCAGGCTCTTGATGTCATCAAACTCGTTTCTCTCGGACTTGAACATCTTGGATATAAGATTTCTGACGATACTCATGATCAGCTTGAATTCGGACTTACGTGGAACGACGCAATGCAACGATATGCAACGGCGTTTGTTGGTGGCGCTGTTGGTGGCGCTGTATTCCAAGGATTGGACGATTGGCATAGCAAAGTACTCAATAGTAATATTTCTAAATATACTGGCACAGGTGTCGATGGTGCACTTATCAGAGCAATTCAATTATATGGTGAAGATCGTACTATAGGTGAATTAAATCGTCTATATAAGCGTGGTCTTGCTAATACAAATCTGTCCATGGATGGAAAATGAGTAAAAGATGCAACAGATCCATCCAAGGAAGTTTGGACGTGAGATGAGAAGGGAGACAAACCTAGCCAGAACGACGTTGTGTATAACGCCCTTAAGGTTAAGATCAAAGCTCTTGCGGAAATAATGAAAAAGAATCAGTTACTTCTTACAGATGAAGAAGTTTTACGTAAGGTTCTTTCTCCCGAACAGTTTAAACAATTCGAAAATAGTGGCAATCCTATCATGGACCAACTCCGTAAGGAAGTTAAAGAGGGTGCCAAAAAAGAAGGAATTACTGAACAGGAATACCGTAAAAAGCATAAAATCAACAACTTTGAGGAATTTGCCAAACGCACTGGTTTTGCAAATATCATTCTTACCGATTTTGGTAATCTCGCACTCGATATCGTTGAGTTAGAACAAGAAATTGAAGGCCGCAAAGGATTCTTAACGGCTCAGTTCCCAGACACACGTTCTGCAGAACGAAACGAAGCCATTAACAAAGATCCGTTCATCAAAGACCTAGAGGAAAAAAAGAAACAGAAACAAGAACAGTTAGAAGCACTATTTAGTGGTAAAGCGGCATCTTATTACATAAGATATGCTCACTACGCTTCACATTCTGGTCTCGTTAGTTCGATGATTTCCGCTCAGGGCCCTAACGTTCTCAGCAAAGATTCCTTTGCATTCTTAAGACATCGTACCACCTATAGTGATGCTGATGAAAACGAAAAGAAAATCATTGATAAAGAATACGAGAACTATATTAAGTCCACAGGAATCGATGCTCTTCAACGCTCTAACGAACTATTCCAATATGCACAGGACTTGTTTACTCCTGTGTTACAACAGCAACTTGGCGATATAACCGGTGTCAATCTTACATCTGATGTATATGGTCAAACGCTCGAACATCCTGAAAACGTAGATCCGTCTACTTTACTCGATCGTGCTACACGTATCAACGTAAAGGCACTGGATGCCGAAAATCCGGATCTCGACGAACTATTCCAAAGTCTACACGGACAAATTGATATTATTATTAATTCTGGTATAGACGAGCTTGGCAACGCGTTAACGATCGGGCAACGTTATCATAAGTTACTCGACTTCGCAATAAATCAGTATAAGGCCATGAAAGAGCAGAACATCGTTGGTTTAGGTGCTGACGATTTTATCAAATATGCTTTTAAGGCCATCAGTCAAGATTTATCAAGACGCATTAATGCCGTTCCTGTTAATACGGAGGATTTTATCAAACAGACCCCTGTAATTCATGAATACGATTTGATGAAAAACGAATCGAATAATGAGGTGATTATCAAATTGTTTGAAAATGATCCTCGTTTTGCGAACGACATCGAAGAATTAAAAAAAGCTGTCGATGACGAAGAATGGTCAAACGAGATACGCGAAAAAATTTGAGAAAGACTTAAGAACGAGAGAGACAACTATATTGCAGAGAATAGGTTCTTCGATAGAACAAATACTGCTATTTATAGTGATACAGTTAATCGTTACAAAGCTATTCTTGATAGTCTTTACCAGGATCCAGAAAAAGCTATCCAACTGATAGAAAAATTCGAAAAGGATTTGAACGTAAATGTTGCTAAAGATCCTGCTGCAAAACAGGCGGTTATGGATATATTTAATATAGACCTACTTAAGTCTATCGCAGAGAAGATGAAGCAGGCTGTTGATATATCTAAGACTCTAAAGCTTACTCCGACAATTGAACTAGCAAAGGTACTAACGTTCTCTTTAATGGGGACAGAAAATCCGCTATTAGATATAATTGCAAACGAGAGAGCTACGCTAGGCCAAAAAGGTGTCACTGAATATTTCTATAGTAATCAATTCAGTAGAACTCAACTCGAAATGGCAGAAAATATTCTTCCTGTTGTAAGAGGTGTTATCTTTGCTGCAAGTTCAGGAATGAATGAGTCTGCAAATGAGATGCTCAAAGAAGAGGGCGCTGAATTATTGCCAGTAATCCCCAACGACATTGCTTATATTTATAAGAACGATCTTGATTATCTCGAGAATCAACTCTTATACCTAAGAGAACTTGATGGAAGAAACCGTGGACTTAAGGAACGCGAGCATATTCTTGTGAGAAAGAATTTCTATAGAAACATTATTAACTTCTTTAATCAAAGAGATGATGACGACAATTCTGTAGAAATTATTAAGAAAGTTCAAGAAGCCTTAGGTGATTTTGATATTAAGGCCGCTATTGATGAACTTGGCCTACTTACATACGATTTTGAAGACAATAGTAAGGAAAATCAAGTTAAATCAATGGTCGCTTTCCAGGATTTAGAGCACAGAATTTATAAGCATGTCGAAGAAAAACAGTTAAATCTGGGAACCGTTTCTTATAATATATTTAAAGCATTTAACGATATATATAAGATGAAGAACGGCATTCTTTCTAAAGAAGAGGATGATACTTTACAAAACTTTGATATCGCTACATATCTTGCAACTATAGTTGGTGTAGATTCCTATTGATTCGGAAACAAACTGAAGAAGTTCTTCTTACAGGAAGGCAAAAAGCCGTTCTTTGGTCAGGAATTAGCAATCAGGCTGATATGCTTGGAACTCATGCATCCGGAAATGATAAATAACGGTGTCGATGCAATTTACGATTCTACGGAAGCTGCATTAGATAGCGGCATTATTATTCCAGATAAACCAGATGACACTGAATTAAATGAAAGATACCTACTCAGTAGAACAAAACTCTGGAACACTGTAATCATTGATGGTTTTGCAGGATGTGGTAAGAGTACTGTTATTCATAATATAGCACTATCCTTCTTTGACGGGATTAACGAAGTCGCTGTTTCTAAGATTAGAGCGCGCGCCGAAGGTATGGGACTTGATGCAGATCGCACATATTCTCTTAACGAGTTAATGGCTAAATTATTAGGTGTTGACAAATTTAACGAGAGTGATTATATTAAGTCTGATACAGAACGTACTGGTACTGCACATAGTCACGTATGGTCTGATCCAAAAGTGAAGATCAATTTTGACGCAATTTTTGGTAAACCTGTCGACGGCCAACTTCGTGTATTAACAATCGATGAATGCACTCTCGTTAAGGAAGGTCTGTGAACCGCATTAACAAATGCTGCTAAAGAACAAGGTGTTCATATTATTGGTCTTGGTAACTTAATGCAGGCTGGCGAAACATCTTCGACCGGTATATCTGCTGGACTTGACGACTGTATCGGAATTTTCTCTACCAAACTGACGATTTCGATGAGAAACGCCAATTCTGGTCAATCTACAAACGATGACGCTCTTGGAAGAAATGTCGCAAAAATGATTGATGCTAAGAAAGATAAACCGGGTTGATCAGAGGAATTAGCGTTATCAGAAGTAACTGTTCCTCCAGTAATGTTACAATATGGATTTACTCCAGATAAAAAACTTGCTGGTACTGAAATTGTTGCAGAAATCGACGATACTCTGATTAACGGAATGATCGACGGTTTAGCGGAAAACGAAACGTTATTGGTTGTTACTCCAGATGGCACATTTGAAGCTGTACGTGAAAAACATAAGGACAATCCTAATGTAAGATTTACAACTGTAGAAAACGCACCGGGTGATGAAGCGGATTATGTGATACTGAATGAAAAATTTGGTATGGTAAATAAGGATAATAAGTTCTCGATGTATCAAAAAGCATATACCTTATTAACTAGATCACGTAAGGGTACAAGGATTCTTAAATCCATGGGCTTACAAATGCTTGGAATCGCCAATGCAAATGAATCTCCGATGGCAACACTTGATATTAGTTTCGATCCTAATTCAGATTCTGCAAAAGAATATGTTGAAACTAAGATGAATGCGTTGAATACAATTCCTGGAGAAGCTGCTTCCGAAACAACGGAAGAAAATCCTGAAGGAAAAGAACCCGGACCGCCCACAAAACCAGTCCAACCTGTATATAAACATGTACACGAAGCTTCTTCGTTTGCAGATGATACTAAAACAGTAGAAGAAGTCGCGCAAGAACTTGGTAGTGAGCTTGAAAAAGAAGCAGAAAACGCTACTGATGACGAAATTAGCCGTCCTGCCACAAAAGCAAATGATGAGTTTAATGGTGATGAAACGTTAGGTATTGGACTAAAAGGCATGAAATTAAAAGCATTTAAAAAGTATCTGGCACTCAAAGCGGATGGTGGTAAATCGATTGTTGATATTGACGATTTTGCAAACTGAGTTGACGAAACAGATTTTGCAGAATTAACACCTTACAATCCGTTTATAAAGACGGGTACTCCTAGCGCACAGGTTGTTAAATCTTTTAAGGAATTCCTTCTTGGTTTCAGCGGAATTGTATTAAACCACAGTCCTAAGGATTGGATGAGCGTGTTTAACAGGAGAGCTCAAAACTTACACAGAAATGAGTTATTTGGTGTAAACGGTAAGTTTATTATATCTTTTGAACAATCACTAAGAGATAGAACGGGTGTTCTTTACAAGAGACTGTATAAAGGAAAGATGGTGTTGTATTACTGTTTCGATGGATACGCATTGCCAATTTCTATTTATACACCACTTGATTCTGATCTCGAGCCCGGATTCATAAAGATTACGGATGATATGTTCAAACAGGAAACGCCGGTTATTCCAATTACGAGTAAGGGAGAAAAAAGAGCGAAATTACGTGCTGTATTACCAAAATCCATACATCTTGCAAATCTGAATGGTGTTCCTGTAACAGCGGTATTCTTAGGTTCCGATCAGTATCAGATAAATCGCAGAAACGAATATTTTGCAAGTAATAAAGGTCATGCCTACGCAATGTTACTGCATGAATTCGGATTATCCGACGATGAAGTACGAGAACTATTTACTGCTCCAGAAAAAGATGGGCATTATCAATATTTCTTAAACGACGATCCAAACTTATATGCTATCGCTGGTGTACAATACGATGCTGCAGTTGATAAATTCTTAAATATCATCAGTTACATCAATCATTTATCATATGGTAATGTTTCTGGCGAAAACGACCAAGCTGCCGTTAAGGCAGTTGCAGAATTTTTTGGAAATTCTGAGGAAGAAGTGAGGAGTGATTTTCATGCTATATATGCGTTGGAAACAGGTGACTACTCTCAGGAAACTGCAGAGAGACTAAGAACTATCCGATCGAAATATAATATACTACATAACTATGATGTAGACCGTATTATATCGGCACTGTTCTCTTATTTCTCAAAGCAGGGCTCTGATAAATTAAGTTACTTTACACAAAATCTTATATATAGAACTGGTGTTTATTCGGTACGAGCACAAGAGCTTAGACATAGAGGTTTTCGTTTCTCATTAAAGCCGGATAGAGAGTTCCTTAACTTCTATATCATACCATCTTCGTCCGGGTCAAATATGCTTGATGTATATTGGACTCAGACATCTAGAGCTGCTGTAAATAAGGATCTCATTGGTACTATTAGTTGGAACGATTTGTTTAAGAATGAAACCGACTTTGGTAATACGCTAGAATCAATTATTCAGACATTACTAAACAATGACGCTGTTGCACAAACGATTAGGTCTATTAATCCTGACTTTACTGCAGAATCTATTTACGATCTTATTGAAACAAATCGTGCAATGTTCTCGTTGGCGACTGCAATCCCAGAAGCGGACGGCGGTTTCCGATTCTATTCGCCATTTGAAGGCGATTTGATCACATTACTATCTAATCAGGATCGTGAACTGATGGTTGATGGCGATTCGCTTGACGAACTCATCAAGACCTCTAACATATTTAAATACGGTATATTCAGGCACATTGTTGCTGTATCGCAAATTATTCCACATCAACAACTATGGTCTACCGGAAATGTAAACATAAATAGTTTGAGCTGAGATATCGTTCGTGTACTTGCACCATTATATAGTATGAATCTTTCGTCTAAATTCGAGAATGAGGATGAACTTAAGTTGGAACAAACGTATGATAAATTGTTAGAAAAACGTGTAAACCAATTTAGTCTGGTCGACTTGCAACTAAATGGATACGAAATTCATTTTACACGAAACGGTATGAGTTGTCTTGTTGAACTGAACGATGAACTTCGTAAAGCACTAGGTAATAGTATTGGAGAATTCAGAACAATGGATCATATTAGAGCCACAAGAGATTCAATCATTGTTACCCTATCCAATGGGAATCATAATAGAGAAGTTACTATAAAAACAGAAAATCCAAGAGAACGATTGTATGAATTGTTAAAAGATTTCAATGGTGCGGAACAAATCAAGAATGGTAAATTTGGAACGATTCGAACCGATCGTACATATAAGTATGAGGATAAAACAATCGAACTTGTTCAAGTGGCTAAAAGTAATAAGTATCAACTAAAGATCGGCGATAAGTATTATAATTTTGAGAACCATGGTTCAATGAAGACAAATTCTGGAGAATACTATATATATCTGTCTTCTGAAGCATTTGGTGATATGGACCAAATACATAGAATTATAGTACGGTCGGATAACGATCCGTTGTTTGATGGTTCTAAGACTTTTATAGGTCAAGATGGTCCGATGCATTATTATAGTACGCCCGCTGGAATTTTTGAGCAAGACTGAAACGCTCCAAATAGACCATTGCATAAGGTTAATTTAGTTTTCTCAAACGATACAGGTATTCGAGTTAACATTGAGGGCAATGAATCCGAACTTCCTTTCAACATTTTCACAAATGAAGGAAGAGTTCTCTTACAGAGAGACCCATCTCAGATTCGCTTCTCAAAGGAAACAACAATTCATAAGAACGATAATCTGTGGGTTGTGAAGGGAAATCTAACCGCCCCGTCTTGGTTCTTAAGGCAAATTTCTGACTATAGTGGTTTAAATGAAATCGGAAGAATAACGTCGATTAACTTTAAAAAGAAGACTGTCCGAATTGATAAAACTGATTATAATCTCAATCCAGAAGCAGATAAAAAGTTCCTGGAAGACAGATTCTCTCAGATACTTGTTGAAAATAATTTGGTTTCATGATTAACATCTGGACTAAATTTGTTTAGAACTAAAATTAGCGAGTTCAATAAATTTGTACAGGATTTAAGTAAATCTTCTGATCCCATTGAAGCTATAAATGCTTATCTTGATAGTAATAAAGAAGTTCTTGGCGGACGGTTTACAGCCGTTGTTGAAGATAATGGACAAATTAGTATTGTTCAGAATTCACCAATGGAAGATACCATTCTAAAAGAAATTCTTAAAGACAAACCTGATTCAAAATATGATGATTATAAAATCGTAGTCGATAGTACTATTGGAAGTACATATAACTTCTCCGTATATACACAAGATGATGTCTTAATGTATCAGGGAGAGGCAAAAATCGAAAACGGAGACTGGAAAGCAACACTGTTTGCTCCAACCGAGAAACCAGACAAATCACAAAATTTTGAAAATTGAATAAAAAGTATTAACTTAGATGGCGTAGTCGACCCGTATTTAGATATCGCCAAGAAAAAATTCTATAAAGCGTCATTATCGCAAGCAGAGTCCCAATTATGAGTCGAGTTTAAGAAGGCGATTAGAAATGGCTCTTACGCGACAAATAGTGAAAGCTTTAGCGAATTAGTTAGTTGGTATAATGCCTGACATGAAGCAGGAGAACCAAAATGTGTAATATAATTTTATAAAAAGAAATGAAAGGTTGTGGAAATAATAAGTATAATCCAGACACCTATTTTGATTACATGCTTGATCATTATTGGGATGGAGACGTATTAGAATACATACAATCTGAATTTGAACCCGAGACAGCTGATGCCCTACTTAGGGGCATCAGCTCGGATTCAAATCCAACCGGTCTAATAGACGAAGATAGTTTTGTTGAATTCATACGTACCTTTGGTGAAAAAGAAGTCACTCTGGAGCCAGTTAAAGAGCATAAGGAAATCACATATGCAAATGATGAAGATGTTTCCGACTTAACGGCATATTCTGTATATACCGAACACGGTGGACTACGAATGCAGTACGAAAGAATGGTTAACACCTTCAGACAAAATATTGTAGAAAGAACATTATTGAAAGATGGTAAACTGGTAGACCCAGAGTCTATTAGCACAAACCTTCATAATTATAAACTAGAATTACTAAAACATTTATACCAATATATCGAACCTGGTAAAGAGCTTCCTGTATTGGATAAGTCGAGCAGCTTTACTAGATTTGTGAAGCGTGTTCTTTATAGAGTTAATAAAAAGGCTTTATCAGATAATTCTGGAGAATGGAAACAGTACATGGATGATTATGTACTTTTACTTCACTTTGATAAACTTCTCACAGACGAAATTGATTATATTACGATAAAGCCCGAATATGCTTTAAGCGGCACTTACGGAGAGGACATGTATGTGAGTAAAGGTCCATTTAACTATAAAGACCGTTTCTCGAGTTATAGTGAAACTGCAGGAACCGAAGACTATACAAGCTCCTTTGTGAAATTACTATTGGACTATTTCAAAGATGCTAATGGTATTCCAATCAAACTTGCCCGTTTCCAAGCTGTTTCTGGCCAGGTTATCGAATGAGCAGAAAATCACGAAGAAAATACATATCGTGAACTGCTATATACTGGTCTAGAAGAGGCTGTTGCTACAACAGAAACTGGTAGTAATTTTGCACAATTACTTGATACATTTATTCAAAAGTCTACAGCTACTTCTGAAATTAAAATCGCGGCAAGAGCAATTAACGATAATATTTTCAAGAATCCTAATCTTGATGAGAATATTAAAAGAATTTTTGGAAACCAATTCATAACATCTGTAAGATATGCATATCTTGGCTATAGATTAGAATATGATCCGGATTCAATAGAAAAGGGACCAAATGCATTTCGTTTTGTGTCCGATTTATTGGAATCTAATCTAATTAATCGTCAGTTATATAGCATCCAACGTATTATAAAGAACCGTGTATATCAGTTGAGAAATAATCCTCAATTATTACAGGATTTGATAACCAAATATGGTATCAAGATTGGTCCTATATCCGTTACATTAAATAGTGGCAATACATCTACGATAAAACTAACGGATGACAAAGGATTTGCCGACTTGGAATATAAGGTCAAAAGTAACTTAGATCCTCAAAAAAATAAGTATTCGTTTGTTGTCGATAGAAACACAGATAATGTAACCATTGGCCGTAAACAAATTTCCGATGCGTTTACAAAATCGTTCATTGAAGATGTAACTGGTTTAGTTCTTCCTGCCGACTTTGTTCAGGTTTGGAATTCTACAAATCCTAACATCAAGGATACTGCGTGGGACGCCTTCTCCCAGATTGCGTTTATTGTACTGACTGCTAGTAGCCGAAGTGAAACCGATCCAACTAAAAATCTCTATAGTGGATATGAATATCTATATCGTGGCGAAGAATTAAAATTACATAAATATTATTACGATTTTAGAGATATTGCAAACTTCTATAGTGTTGTTCTCGGTGCAGAATATGCAACGGTTGTTAAGAACTCGGAAGGAAATAACTTACCCACTAGTCAGTTAAGAACGTCTGTTTTTGACGTCAAACGTGAAATATATAGACTCACAAATCCGCAAACAATGACGGAACGTTCTAACATACGAATGTTCAATATGAATACTGGACAGTATGAAAACATGACGCAACTTGAACGTGATGGTGTGTTTGGCAACAACGTACTTATACAGGCCGGTAATGCTATTGGAACAATTGCGACAAGAGCTGAAACAAAAATTGACGACACATCAAAGATTTCCACACAGTTACTACCGGCGGAAGTAATGCAGGAAGCAATTGCTGTAGACTTCTATAGTAACTTATTTGGAAGTAACTCTTTGGTTAAAAATGACAAGAAGGCACAGAAAACCGAAATAACCGATACTTCTATTTGAATCCAGCCCATTGCGTATTCCGATAAACGGACTCATTATATTGTGGAATTTAAATTAAATCGCATTATACTTAATGGAAAGCGATTGAGTTATCTACTTAAATCAATTTCCGACTTCAATCCCGAACGCGACGAAGCTATTGCGTTCTTTGAAGAAGAAATGCGTAAAGTCCGTCTTAGTAAATATGAAGCACAAGCATTGAACGTTATTGAAAGGTTCTCTGCAACATTGGGTTGAGGATTAAAACGAGGTGAAGGCGAGTCGGTACTCGATTACTTCTATAGAGCTAGTGAAAAATTAAAGGAATTTTCCGATACATATGGTAAAAACGCAAAGGCTGAGCTTCAACGTAGATTCGGAGATGTTGCTGATTTATACGTGTCTGACTATAATGTACTTGATAATAAGGAAGTTACTTTCAATATAACCCTTGCTAATCAATTAAAGACTAATTCTTCTCCAGAAGCCTTCAGACAAAGAATGCAACGTGAAAAACTTAAGTTCATTCGCGACTTGATGGAAATAGGTTTCACTCTTGATCCTAATACTAATCCAAGCTGAAGAGCAATATTTAGGGAAAAACAAAAAACACACGGTACGTGATTTGACCCGATTGACGGTTCAATGAAGTTATTTATTGCAAAACGAGATGGTAAAGAATTCGCTTTTGATTGAACAGATCTAAACAATGTTGATTGAAGTAATACAGAATTTGAGCTCAATCCTATCTTAGAAGGATTCTTCTATGCTGATTCCTTCTTATCGGGTCAGTTTAATGATTTATTATTTGGCGATGTGAACGGATATAAAGGAAAGCATGCTAAATTCAATCTATCAAGTTCTGATGACTTATTCCGTTTCTTAAGAGGAGAAGATGTATCTGACGCTTTTAAGAGATATCTTGACGAAGACGAATCGTCAAGATTAACGGATATGTCAAAACGTACAGTTTCTGCTAATGCATCTAAAATTTATTTTGCACAGGGTACGAAGTATGGAATTTCGTCACACATGAAATTAATGGCGTTTGACGATATCCAGGCAAAGGTTTATAACTTTATTGGACATAAAGATAGCAAAGATGCTCAAGATGGTGGTGCGTTTTGTGATCCTAAATTTTCCAGACAACAGAACTTTTCCCTGCTAGACCGTAGAGTTGGTGATCAGAAGAAGAAAACATTCGCTAACTGGTTAGATAGAGAAACTGGTACTGGTGGTGAACTTAAATTTGCCGAGTATGTATTAACAAACGAAATGCGTCGATTAGGATGCGAAGTTACTGATTTCTCGTTTGAAACGCTGTTCAAGATAATGAACGCCATTAAGAATAATAAAATCGGAGACATCGATTTTACAAAATATTATGGCAAATCTAAGCACTTTAATGAAGAGAACGAAAACGTAACCTTTATGGGAGACTTATTCAGATATAATCTGGATCTGTTGATGCATGAAAAACTTGTTAGAGTTGGCAGAGACGAAAATGGTGTCTTTGCCGAATGGCAGTACTATAATGAAGATCATACTCCGTTTAGTGACCCTACTGGTGAAGCAAATACCCATAAAGAATATCTATTAGAAAATACTACTTATGGTATTGACCAATTATTTGGTGGTGCATATTGTGAAGTTTGAAGTGACGAACTTAATAAGTTCGTATGATCTGAAGCAAACGTCGATATTGCAAATGTAATTGTTTGTGAAGAAGGCTTAAAGGACTCGTTTGTTGCATTAGCTGTTAATGGTTCTGCCATTAAAACTGGTGTTCGTAACATTAACAGTCCCGAAATTTTAAAGTACGGTAACGCTTCTACTCCTAAATGGTTTGAGGTATCTACCCTACACTATGGAATTCAGATGAATCCTGACCATGAAATTGAAGACACTCGTGGTGTTAGAGAAATGACCCAGATGATATCCGCTCTTGTACAGAACGGTTACTTAATGGGAGATGTGAACGAGATCTACGAGATGATTGGTTCTGTTGCTTTGGATTCAGTCAGAACTATAATTGATGCGGTTGATGCAAACGATGAGAACAAAATTTATCAAATCATCGGCGAAGCTCTTGTAAAAGCGTTTGATACGAATCAGAAAGACGTATTGGGTTTGGCACAGTCATTTGTTGCTATTGCTAACAGAGATTTGGCAAACGGTTCTTACAAAACCAGAATTCCGTTCAGTGCCAACACTATTAAGGGTTCGTTCCAATCTACAATTACGTCCTTCCTTAATAAAGATGCTATCAGAAGACGTTTTGCCGGACTTGGCGCAATTCAAACCCCTTCGTACGGTGGTGTACAGTACTTTATGTACAACGGAAAGCGTCTAAACTGAGTTGAATTCTGTAAGGCTGTTGGTGGTAGAAGAAATGCTATCGCCATGACCACAGATACATCATGAAACGGTCTATCATTTAATAATAGAGCGATTGTTCGTATCACTTCTCCTGAGAGCATTAAGTTAAACGATACAATTGTTTATCGCGATGCAACCGGAACACAGGTTGTAACTCTCGATGACCCTACCATACTATATGACTTTAAATATAGAAATGTTCCAGGTCGAATACTCTATAATTGGACTGTAAAACCTAAAAACTTCTCCGGTAGTGAAATTCTATTCTCAGTTAATGGTAAACAATATAGTATCTACGATACAGACCTCGTTCGTATTATAGATGACATAAAGAATGTTGCCTCTGACATCAAAGTCGCAAGAAAGACTGGCGGAAAAGATACTTCTTACTTTACGTTTACACAAGAACCTGTAATAGTTGATGGCGTTGAAACCACTGTCGAGCGCATCAATCTAACTGATAAAGGAATCACGCTACTTCGCATGATTGGTAATCAGTTTGGAACGACATATCAGGCGTTTCAAAAGAGATTGGGAATTGATTTGACAGAAAATCCCTATGTAAAATATACTCCCGAACAAGAGGGCGAACCGCTACGGTTACTCGACGGCGAGATATTTAGAGATACGGATTTATTGGAGAAGATTTTCTTACTTGCCAAATGAAACGTTAACAACGAACTACTTCCAGCACTATCTAAAGCTAAGAGCGGCGAAAAGACAAAATTCAAGGTTCAGGATGCCTTTAGAAGTCAGGTTGTTCCAGATGAAAACGATGAGTTCGATATAAGTGTCGACGAGTTTCATCCACTTCAGGTCGGATTAGGTAAACTATCTGCACAGAAACTTGGATTACAAACAGGTGACACAATCAACGACGTCTTTGATTTAAAACAAGAATTCTTCAGACGTAGGATAAGAAGATTTGCTGAGAAGCCAAAAGAAATTGACCGCAATTTCTACGATGCTGTATTATATGAAGCTGATGGAACGCCAACATTAGTAATGTTTGGCGGACTCGATAGGAATTCAGAAAGAATTGACAATACTATCGATAGCGTGAGATTCAAAGTAAGGGGTGATAATTATTGGAAGAACGGTGTTGATTTTGGTACAACGATTGGCAAATATTTTAGAGAATATGTCGACGAATCTGGAAAGAGTTGAAATGTTGTAGTTGTTGATGATTGGAACGCATTCGAGGAATTACGTAATAATGGTCAATATATAAACGAAGTCTTTAATTATACCAGAGATAACTATAAGGATCTCGTACGCTATAGGTATAGACATAACTTTAAAGATGGACAATTAGTTTCTCAGATTGGTAGAGATGTTGACGGACGTCCATTTGTTGAACAAATGGCAGACGGTGATCTGTATATGGTTAATGAAATGGCCATTGAAAATTTGAACAAAGAAGAGGATAGACGTCAGACTCGTAATATCAACAATGAGGCTAATAAGAAATGAGAGGCTTTCAAGCTTCAGTTGCAAGTCATTATTGACCGTATTCCTTCGCAGTCTATGCAATCTTTTACATCTGCTGATGTTGTAATGCTACTTGATACAGACGAAAATGCATTAGTCATGTCTGCATTCCTTGCTTGGTTACAAGGCTCTGACTTTGATATCGATAAGGGATTCATCATGACATATGAAATTTCCGACGATGGTAAAATTGTAACTCCTTCAAAATTAGACAGATACTATGCTGCAACAGATATATTTGAACTCCCCCTTCCTAATAAGAAGAAATTTACATTTATATCTGAGGCTAATTTTGATAAATCTAAAGGTGGAGATTATACATATATTGCCGTCACTGATATTCAGAGAAATCAAATTCCAATTAATGTCTTAAAAAGAATCTTATTGGGTGGAGAAACAGTTGTCTTCCAAGATGCTTTTGATTCACCGGAGAATATTCCGATTAAGAACAGAATAATCGAGCGTATCAGATTGCATCAGGATAGTGTTAAATTACCGAGTGCCAAGAAAACGGCTGGATATCGAAACAGAATTGTTTATAGAATTAATAAGATGCTTCGCGATCCTATTACGCAGGGTAACTTGAATCTTCCTGTCGATGAAGCCATGAATGAACTAAAGAATAACATTCCGGATCCTGAGTATATGTATGAACTATATAGAACGTGGGATAATCCTGCGACAAAATATAGAATTCAGCGTGATAATATGGTTGGTCGAGATGTTATTGGTATATCTGCAGTATCTTTAAAAGCGTTCTTTGCATTAACCACCTATAGCAATAATATAATTCTAAATGTGGTTAATCTTGCGAAACAATATCAAGCGGACTTAGTTACAAATGGTGCACATAATATAGAACTGGGTAATCAGATTGTGCGGGAATTACAGAAAATCTGTTTCGATGCTAAGTTTATAAAAGATCCTTATTTAAGGTCCGGAATTGCAACTATTGCTAACCTACGGTTTACTGACTTAGCCAAAGTTGCGGTTAGTGAGCTACCAGAAATTGTATGTAACATATCGCTGGATACACCTCGATTAACAACATTAAAAGCATATAAAGCTGTTGATGAAAATAATAACGAAAAAGTTGATACAACAGGAACTACATTAAATTTCAGTCGTTTGATTAATGATTTAGACATTTATGCAAACGGAACGTACGCAAATCCAAAAGATGCTAATATGGTTCTTTCCGGATATACGTCTCTTGCAACCGATAATGCTAAGGAGCTGAAGCTTGCAAAAATGAACGCGACATCTCAATTTGCAGACCTCCACACCTATATGACCATTACTGGTTCAAGACCAAAAGATGTAATTTCCTTTATGGCATCTCCTGCATTCAATATTATTACTCGATATTCCGAACGTTCTGTTTTAGATCCGAATACATCTCGGTTTACAACAGAAAATGCACTTGATTTTGTATTAGACCGAAAAACACTGCCATACATAAATAACTATGTCTTTAAAAAGATTCTTAGTACATATGCAGAAGAACAGAATGATAGTGGTACATCTGTATCCCTATTTAATAGGGCTTATACAAAAAATGGTGTTACTATTGATACCGGATTTAGTGATGAACAGTTATATTATATATATACTAACGCCAAACGTCACTCTAAATCTGGACTTGCTTCAACGAACTATCGAATCGAAGACATGACTGCAATACGTAGTGCAATTGAATCGTTACGTGACGAAAATTCTGACTGAATTGTTGACGCCATTTACTCATTATTAAGAATTGATCCTACGGCAAACGACGTCTTACTGAGAATTCTTAAGACTGGTGTAGAAAAAACAGGCAGCGCTAATGATAATTTGGGCGATCTTGATCCAGAATTACTTTACGAACAGCAGTTCTATGATGAAGAAGACGTATATGATGAACAAGACGCATTCTATGATACAGATATGTTCTTTGAGATCGGAGAACTAAAGAAAGAAGATTGACTAACTGCATATAGATATGCAAAGAACTTCTTAATTCCTAAGAATAAAGCACTTGCACAGATTGGATATGAAGCGGTTGCAGATAATCCTATATATATGCAGTACATGAGTCTAGAAAAAATCTTAAAGGCTACTAAAGAACAGCAGATGTTGGGTAGTATTCTTGGTATTAACGGTGGTTTAGACACAGATGACTATTCCGAATATAAGAATATTCGAAAAGTTGAACGATTTGTAAACGATAAATACATAAAGTACTTAACTCAACATTCTAATGAACATTTTGAGCCGTTTGATTTCGTTAGATTCTTAGATAAAAACAACATCGCATATCGTGATAGACAAATTGAATACTATAATAAGGTTGCAGACACATTTAACTTATTAGATGTATTGATCTCTGTTCCTCACTTCTATGCAATGTTACAAATGATTCCCTTGAATAGAAGACTTCTCGAAGAATCGGTTGCATTGAAAATGGAGAGAGAGCTTGTAGGCAAACTTGTTCTAGCGGATAAACAACCTTTGGTTCCCGAGTTTATGTTAGGCGACGAACTCATTCGTGCCTTCAATCATGGTGATACTAAAGCACTTAATCCCAAAGAATGACGTGCTGTAAGAAATTATGTGAGTGATCTTCTTATATTAAAATGGTTTGAGCAGCAACCTGATTTAAAAATTAAGATTCCTATTGGTGCAAAATACTATGAGGATGGAATTGGCCATATTAATAAAATTACACAGAACGCAAATGGTGAAACGGTAGCGGTCTTATCGGACAGCATGTCGTTATCAACACTTGATGGTTTGGCAACATTTAAGAATTTAATGGACAATTACATTATACCGGAATTGAAGAAACATTTTCCAGATAATGCATTCCTGAGTGATTTATTAATAGGTAATCTCCATAATAATACATTAGATAGGTTGCAGATATTCTATAGACTGTCATTTGATGTATCTGAAGCGTCTAAGAATAGTACGCTACAGTTAAAATATGAAAATATTTCTAAGGCGTTCAACGAAGTATCCAAACAATATCTTCCTCCAGAAATGGAAGAAAAATATGGTAGATGAAAGATTGGTGACCTACTGTTCTTGTATAATCTATATGTACATAAAGATGGATTTACGTCGCAGGCTTTCACCAGACTATTTGAAGACTCCAATACTGCTTCTAATAAATTCTCGTTTAATAAGCAGTTCTATGAGTATCTATCCAAACTGGATTCCGGAGAAATTGATTATAAAGACTTGTTTAGAAAAGACTTAGGATATGATGCTGATCCAAAGCTAAATACAGCAAACAATTTCTTAAATGACTTAAGAATAAGACTGGCTGATTTTGCTAATGCAAAATATTATTATAATATCGAACCTAGTGGAACAGGTAGTTCGTATAATTTAACAATTTACGATAGAAACGGTAATTCCATTCAGTCTCAAAAGATGAAGATCTTCGATCCTAAACTCGATCCTTCGGATTACACACTATGGTTCCCGTTCAGAATTCTGAATTCTCAGTTATTTAAGACTGTTGCTCGAAAAGAGCTGGGTCTGCAACAAGATCGTGTATTAAAGAGTGCCGAAGATAATGCTATATCAAGTATCGTTGTTAGAACCATTATTAATAGAATCAACGAATTGGCCACGATGGGTACCAATCGAGAATTGATACAAGTTATACGTGAGGAAGATTTACTTCAAATGTATAAATCAGGAGAAGGTCCAGTTCGTTTTGCTGACGAAGAAGATTTTACAAGAACAGTAAATGCTCCAGCGTTCATTTACAATGGAACAATTTACGTTAATTTACAGAAATCTTCTATCGACAAGCCGATACACGAATTCTTACACATAATTCTTGCGGGAGTAAAAGGTAATCCCGATATTAATATTAGAAGACAATATTATAGATTAGTAGAAGAAGCTGTACAACAAAACCCCGAAGAGTACGAGAAAATGAAAAACAAATATCGTGGTAGACGGGACTCTGACATAAAAGAAGAAGTCTTTGTTGATTATCTTGCAAAGGGTTTTGCTACAAGATTTGAAGGAGAGTTGAATGAACAAATAGGTACGGGTACTTTTAAGGAGAGTGACCTAATTGATTTTACTATTTCTGCAATTAACAATCTGTTTGGATCTGAAGTTCCTGCCGATATTGAGGCTCTTGCTTTAGGTAATACGACTGTCAGAGATATATTTAGTCTTTTCGGTAATAATTTACCTGGAATGACGACATCTCAATTTGCACAAATATATATACCAAACGACGAAGTTGTAAGAAATATTAAACAAGCACTATTTAGTAAGCGAGATGAAAATAATAAACTTGAATATGGAGACGGTTGTTTATAATGGGTTGTGATATTAAAATAACACTTGGTGGCGTAACATATCCTGCGCTCCACTCCGATGCTGAGGTTGATGCTTTCATTAGAGAGCATCAATCTCAAATATCGGATGAATTAAAAAATGGTTTCAATAAGATATTTTCTTTAACGTCGAAAGATGAAACTATTTCTAAATTAAATAAAGCACGAGCAGAATTTGATTCCAAATTAGGTGTAGATAAAGACACTGTTTCGGCAGGAGTAACAACCCTATTCGACCTGTATTTTGGAAAGAAGAAAGAATGAAAAGAGATGGATGACTTAATAAAAAGTCAACCAGGTAAATATATAGATCCAAAAGTCGTAGGAACTGAAGCAGATAATATATTGAATAGCATTTTTGGTGAGAAACTCAAAGCGAGACGTTATGTTACAGATGATATGAAGAAAACTCTTATTGAGTCGTGGCAAAAAGAAATTCTACCAAGATTTAGAAGCTATGGTATAAAAATTTCTAATTGGAAAGATCAGTGTTTCTCACAAGTTGGATTACAAGTAAAATCATGAAATGATGATCTGACTAAGTGATTGGTTGATCACGACCAAGAGTTTGAAGACAGCTTGTCAAAACAAAAACGAATGGCACGGGAAATATCTTTAATTAGAGGTATTGCCGACCTTGTTATTATCGACGATGACGGTATTGCTCATATAATTGATTTTAAAACTGCTGACGATGTTGGCAAGGATCCAAGTGAGTTTTTACGTAGACACCAGAGATATGTTGCACAGGTACAAACATACGCAGCTATACTGAAAAATTATGGTATAACTGTTGGAGAAAACTATCTTATTGTCTATGAAACTCACTATACAAATGAAACGGATAACGAAGCCGATAAATATAAGCACTTGCGACTAGACGACATTACATTTCATTCAGATAATATAATCCGTGTTCCAAATTCAGGAATTGCTTCCGACCAGGTAACTAAATTCTTCTGAAAAGCGCCCGAAGCACAGGAATCTGTAATAACAGACGTTGCAAATATATTAAACGAGTCGTTCCCAGATACACCTATTGCTGCAAGATTACAATCTAAGGCACTGGATTATTCATATATGGTTGATTACGGTATTCATCCTGTTAAAGAAGGCTCAGACGCTTATAAAAAAGGATTTAGATTCTATTTCATAAGAAACCGTAGGCTTACAAAGAGCAAGCGAAACGAACCGGTTTTTGGTAAAACTAAATCTGAGTTAACTGTAGATAAGACACTAGAAAACGGAACTGTACAAATTGCACCATATAGACAGTATGTTAACGAGCTAAATGCATGACGTGCAAATAAGTTTAGACATTTTGCGGAAGACTTACAATATGCAATGTCTATTCACAATATGGACGATTTTGAAGCAACTGTTGACGCAATCGCACCACACAATCGCAAGACATTACTACATCATTTCAGAAGATATATTCTTGGAGGATGGAAGTTCAAAGCCAATGAGTTATATAATACTAATGGAATATATTTGTTTGAAAAGGGTGACCGATTGGAAATAATTATAATCGATGATGAACAACCAATTAATCAGTATTTTAAATTCAATGGAAATACTAGTATTTTGGGAAATTATATAAATGATAGTAGTTTAACGGACAACAGAACAATCATGCAGGCTAATTATGGAAACATGATGCTGATGAAGGCATGCGCAATTCTTGCAATGCAGCCGGAATTAACTAAAAACGTTAAAGTGACAAACATTAAAGCACTTAACCTCAAAAGCTCCCGTGTTTTCGAAGAAAGCAACGCCCGTTTAATTGAAAACTGAAACCTGTTAGCAGAATTGTATGATAGAAATCATCCAGGGAATCAAAGAACAAGAAAACTTGGATACTCTACATTTGAACAAGATGCAAAAGCTTCGATGGAAATCGCTGATGAATATCTTGAGTTTTTATTTATCGATTCAAATCGCGATACTGACAAATCAAAACACAAAAGGTATCGTTCTTTAATAGATATGAGAAGAACTGATAAAGACTTTACAAGAGAATCTTTGATTAAAATAATGCACAAATTGCAGGGTATAGAACCAGATATATTAGGTGATCTTAGAGATATCAAATCTTATGATTCTGACATTAAAAAGGCGTATGCGTATATTAATAAGGCCTTATTGTCTTTAGAAAAAATTAATATATTCCAAGAAAACGATTTGGGTTCTATCATAAAAGGTATCAACTTAAGCGGTATTAATATGCGTAGTTTTAACGAATCCAAGTCTGCATTAGCAAGGCAAATGGGTGACTTGATTATGCGATTTAATACGGGCGTGCGTTTAGAATTTGTTAAAGAACAATTTGAGTGGTCAAAACTAATCGATGCTGCTTATAAAGAAGAAGGATGGTCAGATGCTCGTGGCGACGATTGAACGTTTTTTGATTCATGGTTTGAAAAGAATCCAGATGGTACCGTAAGCGAAGCTTTCAGATTACTTAAACCGGAAGAATTTAAAAAGAATCATAAGCCCGCTACTATAAAAGCTTATGAACATTTCTTAGAAATAAATGGAAAATATCGTTGGCCAGATGTAAATGAAAGAGATGATATGCGCAATGAAGCTGTCTGGTATGAAGTTCCATTAATGGCCGCTGGATTCATAGAGCAACTAACAAAAGGCGAAACAGTAAAGGCGTTTCGTCATTCATGAGATAAGTTTAAAAACGAAAGCATTGATGTAATTTTGGGCGGTAAAGAAACCAATGTCGTAGAACGTACTCGTAAAGAATTAGAAAATATTGATCAAGATCATTTATCAAGTTTAATTAATAAATCTGATGAAGAACGAAACAGTTTTATTAGAGATAATGGTGTAAATTATCTTGAAAAAAATCTTGATGTTGTGTTTTTAAATGTATTATTTTCAGGAATTCGTGAAGAACGATCTCCACTGTTTTGTGAATTATTTACAGCAATGTTAGTTGCAACAGACTATATGATGTCCACAAGTGGTTTGGATGTTGTTGAAGTTCGTAAAGCTATGGAAAAGTTTATTGCAAGTAAATTCTTTCTAAAGGATATCAGAAATCCTGAAGAAGCTGCAATTAATGGTATCCTTGGTATCTTAAAAAGTATTACAGCTAATGTCGCATTAGGTTGAAATACCCGTGCTTTCTTCCGAGAAGTGTTAACTGGACAAAAGAAACACTTTAACAGATGGTTAGCCAATGCCGAAAATCACAATGCTTTTGTACAAGGTACTAAACGATTCTTTACTGAACCAGAATTCTTGGATTATTCTAACTTTGTAGAATGTTACACAGATGTTGTTGCAAAGATATTTGATAATACCAGTATCTTTGGATTCTATTCTCAATTAAATGCTATTTTTGGTATGGTTGCTTTCTCTGGACGAGAAATGATAGAATCTACAAAACGACACCAATGAACTGTTCTTGGGCTTCCTAGTAAATCTAGTGTTACATCTACTGCGCCAGATTTCCTTCATAGAATGGCAATTCTTGGAGGACATTTAAAGACTATTGGTGCATGAGATGCGTATTCTAAAGATGACGACGATCGTCTAGTATATGATATGCATAAAGATAACCAGTATAAAACCTGATTAAGATACAAAGATAATGAAACGTTCCCCACAATTGAAGAACGTATAAAATATCAACGAGAAAAACAGCACTATTTAGAGGCTCTCGAATCATGGAATCAATCTGGTTATTCATTAAAATACGGTGATTTACTACCACAAGCATTATCTCCAATGGAAACAGCACGTGTTAAAAACTTTGCTGATACTCAGTATGGTAACTACGATGATGAAACCAAGTCCTTAATTCAGAAACAAACTCTTGGCTCATTATTCTTCCAATATAAGACTTATGGTCTTGCTCAGTTCCAATTGTGGTTCTCCAACCCAACTTGAACTAACGAGTTGACATATAAGAATGTTTTAGATGACAATGGTCAACGAATGGTTGCTGTTCCTGCACAAACCGACGAAGAATATCAAACACATGGCGACTGGGTCTGAATGCCAGAAGATAAGGTGACTGAAGAAATGTGGAAATTAAATGGTACACATTACGTAAAGGTTCTCGGTGGTAATTATTTCATTGGTAAAGCACAAACGAGCTGAATTCTTGCAACCCATCTATTTACGCTTAGTGGAGAAGAGTTTGCCGAATTATGAAAAAATAATCCTCAGTATAGAGTTAATCTCTATATATCAATGCTTGACCTACTAGAATTCGCAATCATTGGTCTGTTACTTAGATTATTCTGGGGAACCGATGATACTCCTATTTATCATCAAGACTTCTTATCCAGATGAACTTACGGTGTTCTACAAGGTGCGTCTACCGACGGTCCATTATTCCAAACAATCAGTGGCATTGTTGGAGATGGAACACCACCTGTCTTCGGAATGCTTAAGAATTACTATCGTACATTTATGGGCATTGTTAATGGAAATGAAAGTTTACTATATGGACTTACAAACACATTAGGAATGACTCGTGAATTATCTAACGCTTTTAGAAGCACAATAAAATAAAAAAATAAAGCCCCTATACCGAAATGGCATAGGGGCTTTATTATTATGGTGTCGCAGCATTAGCTTGCGAATAGTAGGGTGTAATTGAAGGTGCGGTTGAAGGAACTATAGTTGGACTTGTTGGATTGATAATTAATTTGTCCGTTCAAGAACGATCTACAGTACCAATACCGTAACCTAAATTCTTAACAGATTCAAGTATATCTGCAGCAACAATATCGTTAATTAGAGCGTATGCTTCTTCTCCAGATACTTTTCCTTCATCGATAAGTTTAATTATGATATCTTTGCTTTGCATGTTTAATTTTATTAAATAGATCTTTTAAAGATCCGTCATTATCGATTATTGTATCATATTTATGTGTATGATACAATTCTTCCATCTCTTTTTCGGAAGCATGTTGCCCAAATTCACATGAAGGACGACTTATATAGAATACTATACCGTTACGTTCTTTTATGGCATTATACTCTTCTTTAAATCTTAAATCAGAAATAATACTTGGTTTTGCACAGTGTCTTAATGTAGAATTGATTCAAACACGTCTGCCAAAAAATCTTTGACAGATTTCTGTACCAAAATACTGCATTAATTGCCGTACTGTTAATGTTGAACGCGATAGTTCTGGATCTAAATCCTTAACCATGCGATTGAATTTTGAATCCGACAAAGAACCCGATGCATAACACGTTGTTAAATTTTCTAAGTTGACTATGTAGTGTTCCTTAAAACCACGATCGTTAAAATTTTCATAAGGTTCGTTTAAAAGAATTCCTAACATTCGCTTCAATGGATCCGCAAATGCTAGTTTCTTGTATTTCGGTCTAATAATTTTATGAAATAACTTATAACAAGTATAATTCTGAAGTACTTTAGGTACTGATAAAAGATACTGCAGCATTGTTGCTGCAGTATCTTTTCCGGAATTTTTTATTCCACTAATTGCAAATAACTTCGACATCCGGTATAAGTTCACCGTATTTTTTGCGTAACTCGGTTACAGTCTTATTTACTTCAGCTTTTAACATTTCCTTCACTAATTCTTTAGCAATAGCAATATCCTCGACGGTATACTGTTCACCGTCATGATATGAATATGCTAATTTAGTTTGCACGTTTAACCAAGGGGTAAACGAATATTTTGTAAGATTAAGCGTCTTAATAAGTTGTTGTGTAGCGACATCACCGATATCTTGTGTCATGTCTTGACTGGAAAAATGCAATACCAATCTAAGACTTAATTTATACTTGGTACTATTATATGGTACCAACATTTTTAAAGCCAATTTTCTCGTTTCGGCATCTGGCGAGTTTAATTGGTTTGCGATAGCAAGTAGTTCTTCAAATTGTGGGTCCACGAGTATATTATTTATAACATTATCTAAATCATTATCTGTAATAAACTTATGTGTGTAGTTTCCAACCATATACTGGTACATAAACTCCGAATGTTTGCCCGTAATAAGGACTTGTCCCGCATAAACAATCTGTGGCTCTATTTCCAATATATCCATTATATAATCTCTCAGTATTCCGGGTTTCTTCGCAAATATTGTAGTAGATTCGACCATTAACATTCGATCGCCGCACTTATATATGTATACGTTTAAAATTCGATGCGAATTATCCTCTCCTACTACGATATAATCGGCTTTTTCTGGTTTAATACATCGTTTATGTTCAGTTAATCCAAGTTTGTATCGTGGATATTGAGATGATTTATCAAATAACAATGTGGCATCCTTCGGAATAGATGTTACATAATTCTGATCAATTTGACGTAATCTATCCTTTAAAGGAGCACATCTAATCCAAAAGTCATATCGATAACTATATGTTAATATAGCATGTTCTTTATGAAAATCATCTCTTTTTCTCGCCCATTTATCGTATTCCCACGTATTAAGATACGCCATTGGAAACTCACCATTTTCATCATACCATTTCATTAGAATATAACTTTTGAACGAATTTCAGGTCTAAGAATCGCAGTATTCATACGTGTCGGATATAGACTACGAAGTGTCTTAATAAGATTGTAAAGCATATCTTCAGAGAAAATGGTTACGTCTTTCTCAGCATCAATGAAACTAATCAATCTGTTAACAATTGTTTCCGTTTTAGCACCTTTCTGAGAAAAATAGTAAAGACAGTAGTTAAGCAATCTTGTTTGAAGAATTGCTCCAACACTTGGTTTATATTGCCCATTCTCATCATAAACACACTTCTTTGCTTTATCATAAACTTTATCCCAATCACCAAGAAGCAAATCCTCTGGAGAAATCAGTTTGTCTAATTTATTGGCAATAAAGCTAGTAAATAATGTTCCTACAACATTATCTTTATCATTAAAACATCCCGACGCAATTTGTAGAATCATCGCAAGATTATTTGCATTCTGCCAGTTAGGAATTCCAGCAATAATATTCGCGAACATTGTATAACTACGAGCATTCATTACGTGAGTATGTGTCCCATAGTCATCCATCAATTCATGATGATATGCAAGCATGAAATTAATAGTTCTATTATCGAGATGATTTGCTTCTGCCCATTGTGCCCAAGATTCAATATCCCATTTAATCGTGAAATTTACTCTACGGGATCTTGCAGCTTCATCTTCATCATTCACATTATAGTCGCCGTTACTAGGATTAGTAGTCAATATGATAGTGGTTTGAGGCGGGAGTTTGAATGACCAGAACTCTTGCTTGTACACTAATTCATAAACAGCCTGAATAATATTAGGCAGTGCTCTAGACAAATCATCTAGATTAAGAATGGTTGGTTTCGTAGGATCTATATCCCTGTACCATTTAGGTAATGCGTAAGACATTTGTGTCTCACCGGTTAGTTGGTATCCGGCTTTAATATAGCCGTCTATTAATTCTGGCGGAATCCATTTACAATCGGAGCCATCATCTTTACAAGCATAATGTAAACAAATAGGGTATCCAGCTAAATCGCCAGTCTCAGTAATCTGAGCAAGATTTAACTTAACATAGTTTGCACCAAGTTCGTTTGCAATTTCTTCCACAATTGCAGATTTACCGTAACCTGCTTCAGACGTAAGATTAATGCTAACTCGAGGTTGACCACGTTTTTCTATCTCATCGTTATTACTAATTATATATTTTATTAAAGGTTTTACTTCCCGTAATGTTAAATCCATATTAAGTATTATTTTTAGGTATATAAACAGTTATACCTGGATAGTCTTTGTGTTCGCCGTTCGATGATATCAGCCATACGACATTGCGTGTATGTGGTAAAGCCAAACTCAAACAGCCATCAGTAAATACTACAAGAGTGGAATATTCAGGATGTTCTATATAATGTACGAATACATCTCTAGCATCGGTACCACCTCTACCAGAAATAACAATATCATCCCTTGGACCTTTGAATACAAATTTATTCTGTATTTTAGTATCGAATTCCACTACATCTATTGCTACACCTGTTTTATACAAATGTAACAGCTCAGAGAAAAACTCTGTAAGTTCTTTATCAGATATTGACCCAGAAGTATCTATTGCTACTAGTACTTTAGATTTAAACTTTACCACATTTCCTGGTTGGTCTGGAAATCTAAAGGAAGGTCTATATCTAGTAGATTTTATAAACGATTGAATCGTATTTCCTAAAACTCTTCTAAGATATCCTCTCCAGTTAAAGACAGGCTTTCTTTTGGCAAATAGATTTTCGACATAAGCCTTGAAGCATCCGGGTATATTACCGTGTGTCTTTTGGACTTGTTCGGCTGCATTTCTTGCAAGATAATCTACTTGATCTTCCATAAGTTGTCTCTGTGCAGAATCATCACTATCAAACCCACCCCAAATATGATTATCTGGACTCGCCCAACCATCAGGAATACGTTCGTAATACCACTTTGTACCCTTTTCTGGTGGAAATCCACAAGTGGATGGTGTATATAGAAAAGGAGGGAGATTCTTTATGTAGGAATTAACTTCTATATCTGCAGCGATATTAAATTTATCATGATCAGGAAAATCTCTTCCCATCCAAAGATGCTTAAATAAGATATGCATCACCTCATGTTGCAGAATTGCAACACGTTGTGGATCAGTCAAGTCTTCCCAATATTCTGGATTTATACAGAGATCGACATTAATTCCATTTGAGATAACACACGCTGTCTTACTGGCGTACTTATCAAATCGTTTTTCTAAAGACATTAAAAACAAGCCGTAAAAAGGCTCATCAATGATCAACTTTTTTACGGCTTGTGCAATCGTATATCCCATAACTATTCCTTTTTATAAAGATCGTCGGGATTTATATATTCATTATCTACAAAGTCTTGAAGTAGTTTATCAGCAAGTACTTGAATGTCTGGATGAGGTTTTCCAGTCATTGCTATATGGCTTCTGAGATTGAAGAAATGTTTCCAATCTTCAATGAAACCAGTAACAATTAATTCGCTCTTCAGATCCAGTGGCAATATACCACGGGCTTCTTCAGCTTTTAATCTATAACTTTCATCTGTCTTTGTAGTAAAAAGATAATCGTCCTCTATTTTAAGTAAAGTGGTGTACCACGAACTAACTGTTCTATCCTCAACAGTTAGCATAGTAATTAGCTCATCGCTTTTATAGTTAAGTAGCCACGATTTCGTTGTTGTAAGAGGCCAATCGCGCTGTTTAGAACATTCTTGTTGTACATCGTAAATCCATTGCGGAATTATACATGTAAGCTGATTGTCGAATTTATCCTTCGAATAATTACAGTATCTCGTAGATTCGTTGAGAAATGAGAACTTACGATGTCGTAAAATTTCACGACAAATGCCAATACTGCAAATAAACTTTACCGTAACTCGACGATGATGATGTTCCGTGCATTCCGATATGCACTCGAGATCAGATAACCAACCATTATCAACAAGAACGCGAAGATTTGTGGTAATATAATAGTTATCATCATCTTCTTCAACCCAGGAATACGGATTACTGCTATATGGACACTTTGCTTCGTTCCATACATCTTCATAATCCGATTTCGGTATAGTTAAGTAGACAGTGCCGTGTTCCAAACATGCTCCGTGGTTTGCTTTAATTAAAGAATCAACCATTCTTTTAGCACTATCTTCGGTAATATTATTTTCAGACTTATAAGCCGTTCTTGCGGCCAATTCTATCTGTTTATATATGCCATCCAGTCCATCCGACTGTGGAATAATTACAGCACTACTATCTACAAACTTCATTTGTTACAACTCCTCATGATTCTAATTTATAATCCGGAGCCTCAAACATATTAGAAGCCAATTGTTGAGCTTGAAACTTGTCTGAGGCACTAACTACAATATCGTGATCAAATTGATATCCGTGATTTGACAATAATTTGTAAATTTTAAACTTAAATTTATACATTACATTCTAGATATGATCAGTTTAATTCATGTTCTTCTATATAATCATCTAGTAATTCGCAAGCTTCATAATAGCTTCCCGAACTAATTGAAATCTTAAACGGTTTTCCAACAATTTCAAAATTAAAAGTCTCCATAATAAGACTGTAATGCTAGTAATCCAAGACTTCTCCAAAGATCAACGCACTGGTTTCTATCATCAATAACCGCTACTACATCATAATTAGGCTCAATATACTCATGGTATATTTCTTCCTTAACTAACTTATCCGCTCGATGATCGCCCTCATTACGCATAAATAGCTTAAAGGTACCCGCATAATGATTCGAAATCCATTGGGATGTTTTTAGTTCACAGTTACCGACTTTTTCTCTACCAGATACGAAAAGAACTTCGTATCCAGCACTGTATAAATCATATACTACTTGGAGAACCCTATCTTCTGGTTCATCCGTGTCACATTTTTCATAATCATACGGACTTCTTCCTCTTCTGAGAGCAATTGTCCCATCAACATCAACAATTATTGCTTTTGGCTTATTCAGTTGTCTTGGTGCCATATATCTGAAGTCCCAATTTTTATCGTTAAGCAAATCAGGATTATACTTCTTATAAAAATTAAATAGGACTTTATAGCCTACAGGATGGTTTCTATCCAGATTTTGATCCCTAACAACAGCTTCATTGAAAGGAATCCAAAACGTTTTATATATAATTTCACATTTATATTCATCTGCAACAGCTTCCCATTTAGCTATAGTTTTTGGGTTTAGATTGGTAGCATCTATGACAACATCCCAACCCATTTGAATACCAGATATAACAGAATCTCGTTCTACTTTTGATATTAGATCTTCCCTTTCCGGCACCCAATATTCACCAAAAGATTGGCGAATTGAATCCCTACTAACAATAATCGAATGAGGGTTTTCTTTAACATATTTACGAGCATACGTGCTCTTTCCAGATGCCGGAGGTCCGGCAAGTACTAATATCTTACACATTTTTGTTTGCCTTTTTAATTAGTTCCTGTTTTATTATACCGTCTGTCAAAGACTTAAGCTTTGAATATGGACCTTCTATCACTTCGTCTAATGTTTCCGTATCGCGTCTTTCATAGTAAGCGAGCGGTTCCTTAAAGTTGACAATTTTATGGTTTTCGATAATCTGATTTGCAAACACAATTAGTTTAATCAGCGGCCATTCATGAGAAATACCCATGGACTGGTAGACTTCCTTTTTGAATTCATCAACATCCCTTCTTAATTGTAATGGATTAACTGTCATCATTAATTTTACATGTTCTTTAAGAACGTACTTCTTATTAAGACACGCACATTCTCAAGGAATGATAGATCCAGATAACACCATATCAAACCATTTGGAGATGCTAAATATCTGATATGTAAATATGTCGTACTTACCAAACTCTTCGGGGCATTTTCAGTCGTCTTTTACAACAACTGTATACTGCTCTCCTTTATCTAAACCATAAATAGAGCAGTCCCGATTGTAAATATACAGACAATCAGGGCTGCTCATCAGGTAGTCCAAAAACTTATTCTCCATTATCCGTTAGAAGCGAATCCATACCTTTATATTGAGCCTCATCTAAATATAGTTGAAAGAGTTCCATTTCTTTTTTAGATAGACCTTCAACAATATCCGTAATAGCATATCTAATTTCGTTTGTGCTACGAGGGTCATTAATATATCTCCAGTAAATAATTCCGCTATCGGGTTCTGTAGAAATTGTGATCGATACAGTAGGTGCAATAGAACCCTCGACGCAGATTTCATAATATCTGTCGTGGGCACTCTTATAAGTTACACTTTTTCTGTCTTCTGTCACAAAGAACCCAAAGGGAGTCATGGTTAACAGTTGCTTAATTAATTTTACAAGTTCTTTTTCTTCCATTGTTTATATCTCCTTATTTTCGTTTTAAGAGAGTTTTGTTTGAAAGATGAGTTCTACTCCCAATTTAAAATTTTAATTGATTGTAGACGACTTTAGATGCTTTTACAGCTAAGTTAATTCTTCGTATAACGCTTCAACATTATCGAAATTAGAATTTCCAAAGCAATAATCAGCGATATCACTCGCGTTTTCATCACCAAAAATCAGTCTAATTAGTTTCCAAATAATATTACTATACTGTGCATGGATTGAGCCTTCGGTACCATCTACACCGAGATCAACGCCGTACACATACTTAAGTTTCTTAACTTTGGATTCTAGGGCTACATATTCCTGAATAAAATTCTTTAAACCATTGGCATTCATAAGGAAATTAGGCTTATCTGGTTCAAATGTTTCTACTTGTTCAGGAACGTCAGGTTTTTCAACAAACCTGTATAGTGTTTCTCCATCAGCCGTAGTACCACATTTTTCAATAATACCGGCATCAATATAGTTCTGAAGTTCTTTTTCAATAGCAGCATATTCCTCTTGTGGAATTTCATTAGGAACTTCTTCTTTAATATCTTTTGCTGCTTCTTCTAAGAACTTATCTTTATCAATGCCTAATGCTCTAAAGAAAAATGTTGCGTACGGATCGGTACGGAGTTTTTCAAGATCGTTTTTATTAAAACCCATATTGTATTCTGTTTATAAGTCGTATCTAGGACAAACTGCAACAGGTAAGTTCGGAATTCCATCATCAGTATAATTGAAGAATCTTACATCCATAAGTCTGCCTATAATATCATTTATATTTTTCATATAATCTTCTTTCAATTCTTTATCTCCTTCAGGTTTCGCCTTAAATGGCTTACCTTCCTTTGTACAAAGTACAAAGCACATGTCCTCGACACCACGTAACCCTAACTCATATCCTATTACTGTAAAGCTGTCCTCAGTCATTTCCTTAATTTTCAGCATTCTGTCATCGCGTGCGCCGCACTTATAAGTCTTTTCTGGATCACGGATAACCAAGCCTTCATATCCTTCGGATACAGCTTTATCATGTTGTTTCATTATTTCATCCAGACCGGTTACCGGAACATGGTCTACTATAACCAGTTTGGAATCATCCGGACAATGCTCTTTTAACATATTTAATACGTTAAGTCTTTCCTTAAACGGAGCGTCTAAGACAACATCATAACAGTGAAACTTCAGTTCCTTGTGTTCTTCTACAAGTTCTTGTTTTCGTCCTAAACCACTGATTTTCTGTAAATTCCAGCCGTGTCTATACAATTCTCCGTCTAAAATAAGATTTGAATTCCGTAGAACATCGTTTAAGTAGGGATCCTTCCGAATGTACGTTGCAGCCACATCATAATCTTGCCCTCCTCTTGATGAAGTATGTACTTCATTATTTTTCCAAAAAAAGAACACACGAAGGCCGTCATGTTTGTAACTGCTAAGCCAAGTTTTATCTGTAAGTTTCTTGTTAGTCTTATCAAGAATCTTACAAAGCATTGGTTTCAAATTATTATGAGCGTCGGTCCTTTCTAGACCTAATGCTTCTTCAGCATTTTCAGTAGTAAGTTCTTCAATTCCTAAGGACTTTATATCTTTATATCCTTTATCCAGATATTTCTTAAGAATTGAGTTATAAGTTAGTTCGCACTGTTCCAGAGTGGAACGTTTCGCCTTACCAGAATTAATTGTAATGCTCGGGGCAATAACTTTTTTACCATATACAAGTCCAGACTCTCTGTGAATAACATAGTGATTGTCTATTTGTTCAATTCACAGATGAACCATTCGTACTTTATTACGGCTATCTCTAGCAATAGCCGTATTTTCTTTAAACACCACTGTGTCCAAATCCGCCATCGCCTCGTTCTGTTTCTGATAGTTTTTCTACTTCTTTATAGAAGACTTGTTCAAACTTCTTTACAACAAGTTGTGCAATCCTATCACCAGGATGAACAATAAAATCTTCTGTTCCGAAGTTCATTAAAATTACACAAACTTCACCCCTATAATCAGCATCAATTGTTCCCGGAGAGTTTAGTACGGTAATGGCATTCTTAAGGGCGAGCCCACTTCTTGGCCGTACTTGTGCTTCATAACCGGGAGCTAATTCGATAAGTAATCCTGTATGGATTAATGTCGGGGTCATTGGTTTAACTACTTGTTCCTCAACACTACGCAAATCTGCACCAGCAGAAAGTTCTGTAGCATATATTGGTACTACAGCCTCAGGGTGCATCTTTTGATAGTTTATAATAGTTACCATATTAATAATGATTATAAAAATATTTGTTTATTAGCGGTATATCATCTTTGTAACATGTGAGTCGACGTTTTGGAGTTATAAAGTAATATATACCTCCATCACGAAATTGTTCCGGAAAACCATCGATAACCAGATTATAGAGTATGTCCTGTGTAGTAAACACTGGTAACAGTGTTCAATAACCGGCCAAATCTTCATCAGGATATCAGGTTTCTCCCTCACAGTATCTAAGAATATAGTACTCGTGTCCGTTAATTACGATCTCTTTCATTACATGTCCATATAATATTGAACAGATGGCTGTTCTATTTTTCCAATATCTTCTGTAGTAGAAATATTATATGGGAGCAATGATATTTGTTCAATTGGTTTCCCGTCTTTCACACAAAATTCTCTCTTTAATGGAGGTTTGTCGAATACGTATATATTCCAACCTTCAATATCATGAGGAACGTCGAACGGAGTGCTACCATAGTAGTATCTAATCTCGCGAGACTGTTTATTTACCGCTAATAACCACATTCTTTTTCACGTATAGAGTACAATGGCATCTATCATATTCCCGATATTCTCTGCAGGGGCATAATCTATCTTCTCTTGTTTCGCCAGGATTTGCGCAAGGGCATTCTCCATCATTGGCTTCACATAGTTTGAGGATAGCGTTCACTACAGAATCCTTTGGGTTTAATTCCCAACCTTCTTTTCTAAGAATTTGTATCATCTACTAGTTGTTTTACTTGTTCTAATGTAAAAGCTTCCTCTGGCCAGTCTCCGAATTTATTATAATACAAATCGTCTAATCAATTTCAAATGTATTCATAATACGATTTACAATAACGTACGTATTTTGATATTACATCTGCTTCTTCGTCGGTGATTTCTTCAAAATATAATTCTTCTGGTGGGACATCAAAATCATAGTCATCAAAATAATCCCAGAATTTTTTACATTTCCATAAATATTCTAATATCTGTTTTTCTTCTTCTGTTAGTATGTCGAGATACGTATTATCTCACATTTCTACATAATGTACATCAAAATGTCACAAATACTTACTCATATTTTTTATAATATACTTTTATAGATTTACGTTTATGAACTTTATAATGACATTTGTTACAAAGAGTTATTAATGCATCGTCTGGATAATTTCACGGTTTTACCTTTTCATGATTAGGATATTGAAGATAATACTTATGATGGACACATAACTTATCAGTACTTCCGCAATAACAACATTTATAATTATCTCTTTTTAGTATCTCTTGCCTTTTTTCTTGTCATTCTGGTCTTTTTAAAAGATCATTATATGTTTCTTCTTTAGGAAAATTTTGAATTGGTTTATTAATTCATTTAATTCCGATATAGCTGCCCAATCATATAATAAGTAAAGTTATGAATATTATAATCATACCTCAAAAAACATCCATTATTTCCAAAATTTATAAGTTATATCTTCCATATACCATCTTTCCTCATTGTGGTGTATTTTAACCATTTTCTGATTACTTGTCTTTACGTTTATGGGACCACGATCTTCACGATAAGATCCAATTTTAACATAATCAAAATCTGGAATAAAGCGAGGATATTCGTCTTTACCAGAATACCAACATGTTTTTATAGCATTGTTGTAATGTTCATGAACCCATTTAGAAAGATTATTTACTTCAGCGGGTTCAGCATCACCACCCATAAAAGCTATACACGTAATACCTCTATTAGAAGTAACTAAATCTTCTAATGTTGTTTTGGTAAGTTCATTTCCTATATTGCCCCATAGCTCTGGACTATGGCACCCAGGGCAATGTATGGGGCAATTGGAAATTTCTATTGCTAATGAGATCTC